AGAAAATGTCCTATTTGCGACTCAGAAGTTGTTAAAACTTTGATGAGTGATAGTAGCGATATCGTTTGTCCGAATAAATGCTATGTTTTTGTTGAATATGAAATTGACAATAATGAATCAATTTATACTTTCAAAATATTTAGAGATAGTCGATTTGAATATACTACACAAAATACTCAAGATACTAAAGATATTGCATTAGATAGAATAAGAGAGGCTATTAAATATTGGAAAGACAATGATAGATATTTGACCAAATTGATGGGAGTATAGTTATGTATAAATTTGATGATTATGTATTAGTTAGAGACATGAAACAAACTCAAGTTACAAAAGTTATGAATTGTTATGTTGCGGGATATATTGAATGTAGAAAATTTAGTTCACGCAATGAACCATTTTTTGTAGCAAGTGACATGGTTGGTATTGAATATGAGAATAACAGTCCGGTTGTCTTGAAAAATGGAGCAAGATTAAGTACTCAACAATTAACTGAACTTATTTTAGAATTACAACAATTGAAAGAATTTATGGAATCCCGTAAACTCATAGAAGAGTTGGCTGATAATTAGGACGTGAAAACGTTCTATTTTTTTTGTAGTTTTTTGGAAATATTTTAAAAGTTTTTGTTAAAAAACCTGACGTAATGTTATACTATATAGAAGTATCTTTAATTGAACGATAAAAACTAAAAAACATATTGGAGGGGTTTTCTTAATGGAAAATCAAATTAACAATGAGGTAGTTACACAGGATGATAACTTCACGGAGATTTCAGTACAACGTGGTCTTCACGAAATTAAAATGCTAGACAAACGAATTGCTAAGGCAATTAATGACCTCAAAGTTATTGGAGTTGCAACTAATCAAGATCCAATTCCTGGCTATAAAACGAATGATGATTTCACTGCCGAAGTTAAGGCTGCTTATCAATCATTGCAGGCATTGATCACTCGTAGAGCTGCAATTAAAGCTGCAATTGTTCTTTCTAATGCTACTACTGAGCTTTTTGTAGCAGATACTAAGATGATTGTTGCTGAAGCCATTGAGAGAAAAGGACTTATTGGAAACGATGAGAACCTCTTAAATAAGATGGTCAGAGACCAAATGCAAGCTATCCAGAGGGTTGAACGTGAAACTGAAGCTTTAAAGCCTCGTCTGGATTCTTACATTACTGGAGCTCTCGGCAAAGACACTAAAGGGAAAGAAGACCAAGTGAAAAATGTAACTGAGCAATTCATGGAGTTACACAAACCTAGGTTGATTGATCCATTGTCTGGCGGAATTTCAAAAGTCATCAAAGAGCTTTCAGATGAAATCAATACATTCAAATTAGAAGTTGACTTTGCACTTGATGCCTCAAACATCAAGACAATGATTCGTATTCCTAAGAACTAAGATTTAAAAATTTGCTGCTTAGCTGAAAACCAATAGAACTAAATACCCTCCCCCGGCCCTGGGTTATGGGCTGGACTACACTTAACGTATGATATACGTTACCTACAAGGTAAATTTGATAAGTCATTTGGGACTATTATCTAAAATGGATAACTCGTGCAGAGTATACAAAACATGGATAAGGGCTCAGGACTCAGGTTTTAGGGTAGTTAGGACTGACGTCTTAGGGTTCTTCATAGGTTCAGGTTTCAAGGTTAAGGTTGCAGGAGCTTGATAAAACCTTGGGTTAAAGGTGAAACGACGGATTTATTTAATGCTGTCATTGGTCCCCTCCAAGCAAGCTAAGCAGCAGTTTACATATTTTAAAACATGGTTCGCAAAGCGTAAACAGGGAGACTTTATCTGGACTCACGGTTCCTGAAAACGTAAGCTGTAAAAAATCTCTGGAAGATTGGTCCACTTCAAGGAAGGATTTACCATTACATATCATGGCGTGTCAGTCAACCTTCGAGGTTCTGTCTGTAAGTCCCCCTCTAAAAACTTTCGAAGCTTAGAGGTCTACATAATTTAAAGGAGAGATTAATTTATATGAAAATTACTTTAGCGCAAGCGGTTCCATTAAGAGGTATTATTTCTCGTCGTATTCAGGAGTTACTTCATGAGCGTAATAGTGTTTCTGTTGTTACTATTGAAAAAGGTGACACTTATGAAAAACCTGTTCGTTCAATGGAGTTAGTAACAGAAGAACTTACTCAAGCTCGTGAAGACTTACGTAAGTTGGATATTGTTATGACTACTGCAAATCTTTCTGCCTTTGTTAAGTGGGATGGAGAAGATATTTGTATTACTGAAGCTATTGAATTATCAAAACAAATTCGTGGCGAAGTAACTCAAGTTAAAGCTTTTGGTAACCGTAAAAAGCAAGAGAAGGAAACAAATTGGAGAAGTCCAGAATCTTCAAATATTGTTGTTGCTTTATATGAGCCAGAAACATATCGTCAATTGGCACTTAAGTTGGAACGTCAAGTTAATAAACTTTCTCAAGATATTGAGGCTAAAAATCATACTGTTGAAATTGAGTATGCTGGAGCAATTCGATATATTGAGGTGTAATAATTGACCAGACTTCACTGGTCTCGAAAGATAGTGAACATTCATTGTTTTTCGAGATTAGTTAATTCTAGTCTAAAGTAGAGAAGTGTGAGAGACGTTTGTATTGTACGTAACAATGCACTATTCGTAGATTTATCTACTAATTTTTATCTAATACAACATTACAGGTGAAAACTTAGGAAAACAGATCACGGGTGACGGATCACAAATTACGCTTCTTACAGTTTACGGACTTCCTTTCTTTTGAAGAAAAATGCGCTTACGCAGAAATACTCCGTTCTCTACTTTTATTACATATTTACAGAAAGAGATGGATATTTTCCATCTCTTTTTTTTTATTATCTCTATAGAGGTGATAAAATGACTAGACTTAAAAAAGTGGCCGACTATTTAGAAGAACTAAAGGAAAACATTGAACAAAAAGATATACATGAAAAAAAGCTAGATGATCAAAAATCATTATATGAGCAGCATCCAGATACTTCTTTCGAAAAAGATAAATCACTTTATACTTTCAATAGATTGAAGAGAAAGTAATTTCTCTTCTTTATTTTTGACCTCAGTTGAAAACTATGAAATTAATTGATTATTATGTAATATTGGGAGGTTTTTCTATGACATTAAAGATAACAAATAATATGTTTGATGCAACACTTAGAGTTTTTAGCAGATTGTATCCAGATAAAACAAATTTAATCATTCAATTTGATCCACTAATTAAAAATAAAAAGAAGACTGGATATTTACTATTACCAGAACCAGATGGTGAAATTACAGATATCTTTGTTTTCATAAATGCTAAATTAAGCGTAATGGAAGCTGTAGATGCTTTAATAGAACAACTAACTGAGGTCGTAGTAGGTGTTGATAAAGAACATAATGAATTTGTTTGGAGAAAAACTTATAATGAGTTGATGGATTTATCTGAAAAAGAACTTCTAGTAATGTTTGATGAGTTAAATCTTGATAAAACATCGTTTTATCAATTTGATGATACTGGAAAAGAGATAGAAAGGGACGATAAAGATGAGTGATGATTGGAAATGTTTAGTTTGTAGTGGTAAAATTAAAGCTAAGTGCAAGTGTGCTAGAAGAGATATTGTTTGTGAAAATGGATGCGAGTATCATTGGTCTCCTTTTCATAAAGAGTATCATTTAGGAGGCAGTGATCATAATACTGATACAATGAGTGTTGATTGCTGTAATGAAAGGAAGATTTTAAATGAGCAATCACAATCTTGAATGTAAAATTTGTAGCTCTGAAATGAATATAGATCTTGAACCAACTACATTTTGCGATAAACATATTATGTGCCCTAATGGATGTTATGAGGAAATACACGGACAAAATATGATTGATATTTATATCTTTGAGAAAAAATTTAAAATAGAAAAAAATAAATTGTTAATGAGTGGTGTTGAGTTTGCTGATGAAATTCAAAAGACAATAGATTATTGGAAAGCAAACGAAAGATATTTAGTTAAATTACTTGAAGGTTATGTGTCTGTATCGCACAAACCAAAATCAATTATTTTCCATGAACAAATTGGAATGGCGGTTATTAATAAAAATGCTATTGCAAGTATAAAAATGACATAATAAAAAGTAAATAGAACTGTGAACCACTTCTTATTATTTAAAAGAGGTGGTTTTTTATGTTTACAGGAGTTAACATTTGTAAAACAAATCTATTGGTTGAATTTGATTTTGCTGAACCGTTACAAGATGAGCTCGATAATATGCTTGTCATGGCAAATCTTTTAGGGTATAGTGTTGAATATATTGAATCTACTTATGCTCTTTTTATTAATTTAAATTTAAATGGCAAATTAGCATTTTGCATACAATTTTCACATGATAAATCTAGAATTCTTAATTGTGTGGAGATTTGTGCAACTGGAGAAAAATTCGAATTAATGAAGGAAAAACTTAAGATTAAGAATGGAATTATAAAAACCATGTCAAATTACGCAAAAGCAATAAGAAAAACAAAAACTTTATTGTAAGCAAATAAAAAAAGCTATCTCATTTGAGATAGCTTTTTACTATAACTTATTAAGCTACGGTTGTTTCTTCTGATTGCAATTGCTCGTTTTCATCATCTTGTTCGATCATTTGTTTGACTGTGACAATCCATTTTATAGCATTTTCAACTCCAACTTTTTCTTCTAAAACTTCAATTGGATGTTTGATTTCTTGTTCCATTTTTAAAACCTCCATTTTGATTGTTTCTTATATAATATATATATATTCACCAATATTAAAAATGTTCCTATTGTCAATAAAAAAATCAGAGGTTACTCCCTCTGATTTCGTTTTTCTACAAGTTTAATGGTATTTTCTACAACTTTTTTCATTTGTATTTGCCATTGTTCATCTTTTTCATAATCATATTTGTCTTGAAGTAATTCATCTTCTTCAAAGTCATAATATAATCCTTCACACTTACAGCAATCACATCCAAGACCTTCACAAATTTCGCAATTTTTTATCATTGATAAATCACCCCCATTATTAATTTAATAAAGTTATATAAAGAATGAATTTCTGCACGTCATTAAAAATATAAGTTTGAAGGGTTGGAGTTATTCAATCCTTTTTTATTTGTATTTATTTACATAAATAATTTTAGGAGGGAGGCAAATGCCAAAACAAGGAGATATTGTATTTTTTAAATCAAATGGTAATTTATTAGGTCGTTTAATTTCTTTTTTTAGTAGAGCAAAGTATGAAATTGTACATGTGGCTATTTATGTTGAGAGAGACATAACTATTGAAACTAATTTATCTAAAAGAGTAAATTACGCTACAATTAGTGAATATAAAGCTGAATGCGTTATTAAGTCCTATAAAGATATTACAGATGAACAAAGAGAAATTATTTTAGAATATTGTAAAAATCGTTTTGGAGAACCATATGATTTAGTACAAATATTTGAATTGTTTCTTGAATATTTTGGTATAGATTTTCCGTACAAAGAAAGAAAAATGAAAATATGTTCTACCTTAGTATGGAATGCATATGATCACGCAGGTATCAAATTAACATTGGATGAAGATTGTACTCCAGATGAACTATTCAACAATAAGAATTTAGAGTAGATTCAACTTGAATCTTAAATTTTAACGAGATGTGTATTTACACATTTCTTTTTTATTTTTACCCTCAGTTTAAATCCTGTTATTAATTGATTATTATATAACAGGTAATTTTTTATTTGAGGATGTGTAAAATTATGAATAAAATTAGTAAGCATAGCTCTACATCACATTTAGTTGGTTTGAATCCTTGTGGTGAGATATTACAAAGTTCACCACCCTCTAATTATTACAGAGCTATTGGTAGTGATGGTCTTAGTAGTTATGATCGTGATAAAAGTAAATTATCTAATAAGAAAGCAAAGAAAATTGCCGATGAAATGAACAAACGACTTGAAGATGCAATAAAAAAAGAAAGAGAGTATGAAGTTAAAAGATCTGAGTTTGTGGATAAACTTCTTGAAGTTGGTTGGATTGTGAATTACGGGTACATTCAAAAACTGAAAAAAGAAAAAGCTGATCAAAGAAGAGAAAGCTATGATGAAAATGATATTGATATGGAAGTCATGGTTTCTGGTAAATATCTTGGTGATTATCATTTAATTTCTCCTTGTAATAATTTTACAGTTAGAGTTAAAAGTTATGATGTTATCTTTTGGCAAAAGAATCCTGAGTGGAAACAATTAACTGATCAAAAAATTGAGAAAATTCAATTTACAGACAAGGGTATTAAAGTTGGAATTTTAAGAATTGAACTGGAGGACGTGTGATGGCTCTTAAAAAAGAAGTGCAAATTAGAATTGACGGAATTCATGTCAAAGGTTCAGTTGTCGCTGGTAAATTTAGAACAAGTGACCTTGTTAATATCGAACAGCGAAAATATCAAGTTGGGATTACTGGAGATATAATTAGAAAGGTAATAGAGGAATTACAAGAATTGGCTGATATCGTAGATGCTAGTGAAGTAACTGAGGAGTTAGCAAGACAAGATGATACTCATATAGTAGGAGTTGATTGGGATTCTACGAATACTAATCATGCAGATGATATTTTTGGTGATTTAGATGCGTGGGATAATCTTTAAAGGGTGAGAAATCACTCTTTTTTTTATGTGTCTTGTAATAACATATGATGTGTTCTATATTTTCTATTAGAGACTTTAAAATAAGAAGGTGGAAATTTTGGGACGTTTAGTTAAAAAAGCAGAAAAAACAGTTCGACTTATGCATGGTACTAGTAGTACTATTATAGAGGGCGTCTTTAAAGATGGATTAATGCCAGAAGGTTTGACAGGTAATGCTATGTTTAATTATAATGATTATGGCAGAAAGGGTGAACCTAAACATCCTGAATGTGTTTACTTAACAAATGATCTTGAAGATGCTTTGAAATATGGCGCAAATGCAGTTAAACACAATGGTGGTTTTCCAGTAATAATCGAGATGGAAGTTAGTACCGATGCACTTACATGGGATGACGATGCTTTCTACAAAAATTATGGCGACTATGATTTTGGAGAAAAAGATCCTGATACTGGTGAATGGGTTAAAGAGCCAAAGAAACCGTTGTGGGAACAATCGATAGAAATTAATAAACAATGTGCTCATTTTGGTAAGGTTGAACCAAAGAAATTTAAACGCATTTATTTAAATGGTAAGTGGGTTAGCACTTACGATTTCATTAGAATCTATAATGAGTACGATTCAATGAACCTTAAGGATGAAGAAATCAAGGAAAAGAAAAACTATTACTTTAAAGATTTTGAATTAGAAGTTCCAGGGTTTGTTAGTTTAATTTTAACTATTATTGATAGAAATGTATTTTTCTACAATGTAACTCTTCTTGAGAAAGATTTTGATAAGTATCAGAAGCAAGCTTTTTCATTGAAGTTAATGGAATTTGCAAAACAAAATATTAAAGAATTTGGTGCCAAAGTCTACTATACTCCTGATTTAAAGGTGCTTGGACTTAACCCTAAAGCTTCTAGTCTTGGCTATGTTTTTGGTAGATTTCAGATTGATGACCAAAGTGGTTTAGTTGAGCAAATGAAGGAACGTATCAAACGTCTTGACGGTGATTCAGAAATTATGGATAAAATTGCTAGTGGTAAAGCGTCTGAGGAAGAATTTCACTCAGTGTTTGCTTATAGCGTAGATTTTGTTGGTGATTTAGTAGATCATTGTAAAGAGACTTTAGGGTACAGCAATGATAAAATCATAAGTGTATTACAAACTGTTAAACAAAAGTATAACGAGGCTGAAGATGAAGCGCAAGCTGAAATTGAGTATCTTATGTTTAGAGATAAGAAAGTGAATGAATCTTATGACTGGAATAAGAAGTAAAAAGGTTATCATTTAGTGTTCAGTATTTTCTTCAATATTCATTAGTTGAGGATTATGTAAAATATATCATGGGCATAGAAAAGAGGAGACAGAGACAATCTGTCTCTTTTTTATTTGTTAAGATTTTCACGCTGTTTTCTTATGATAAGAGTGCATTCTTTGGAAAGAGATGTGGTTATTCACAGAGTGCATCTATAAATATAGATCTATTATATAAGAATATAAATAAATAAAGAAATAGAGAGTGAGCGAAATCGCTCTCCATGCTTATTGAGGTGAGTTTATGAAGAATATTAAATTTTTTGATGAAGTACACGATATGCAAAGGTTTGTCAGAGAAAACATAAATCTATTAGGTAACTATTTAATTATATCTGAACAACTGTACGTGAAAAACAATGAGACCGGGATAATAGATATGCTTGCTGTTGATTTTGTCAACAGATGTTTAACTATTATTGAATTGAAAAATGAACTCACAACTGATAAAAACATTTGGCAACCACTTCGTTATTATGATTTGGTTAGACGTGGAGAAGACGACTTAAGACAACTTTTACGTTCTGCAGCTCTGAAACATGGATTTAATCATGAAGAAATTGATATTGAAACTAAATTAGTACTTGTTGTGTCCGAGTGTAATGATCAATTACTAAGGGCTATGTCTTATTTTAATGATATTGATTCAAAAGTAATTGAACTCAAACGTTATGTTATCGATGGAGAAGAATTTGTTAAAACTTATGAACATAAACCCACCTCTATCTTTCACAAAGATGATATAGTAACCATCCAAGATAAAGTAACAAAAGAATGGAATTTTGAGACTTATAAAAATTCAGGTATTAATCGTGATAAAACTAAATTAGCAGAACATTTTGCTAATATTGTTAAGAGTATTTTCATTAAAAAAGGTTATCAATATGACATATTTTTTAGTGAAACAAAAGCTACAATAACTAAGAATGGTAAAGTTTGGGGCTACATATTCATTAAGCAAAAGCCATTAGATTATAAGTTAACAGTATCATTTAAACTCTTACCAGATACTGTTATTATTAAAAACGATTTTATTTATAATCCTCATATAGAAAAAATGGAATTTCAAGGTAACGGAGAAAAAATCAAACTTCAGCTTAATGGTCTTTTAAATTCTTCGCTTATTGAAAAACACATCTAGGGGGACGAAAACATGGGTAAAGGTAATAACAACATAACTTCTAAGATTCTTCGTGAAGAAGCAATCAAGATGTTAAATGAACGTGACGTACAACTGGAGGATATCGCGGAAGTAGCATATCAATTGCAAGTTAAATATGCTCCAAATTTAACTCTAGAAGAGTGTATGTACAACTTAAATAAGGTACTTGAAAAACGTGAAGTATTGCACGCTATTCTTGTGGGATATGCAATGGATACTCTTGCTGAAAAGAAACTTCTTCCATACCCATTGCAAGAACTCGTTGAAACTGATGAGCCATTGTTTGGTATCGATGAAACTCTTGTATTTGGTATGGTTAATATTTATGGAAGTATTGGTATGACTAGTTTTGGTTATGTTGATAAAGCTAAGACTGGCATTATTGCTGATTTGGATTCCAATGAAGATAGAGTTAATACTTTTATGGATGATATTGTTGGTGGTTTGGCTGCAGCAACTTCCAGTCGTATTGCTCATAGATTACGCAATAAAGAAGAGGCAGAAGTGGAAGAGAACAACTAAATGTTCTCTCTTGATAAGGAGATTATCTCGTGGCTAAGTATGAATTTGAAGTAGAAACAAAAGGACAAATAAGCGATGGTTATCATACATTTGACGAATTATACTATCATCGAATGATGTTGTTTTCTGTTATTTGTAATCAAAACAAAGAAAAATCTTGGAAATCAAAACTTCATGCTGATGAAACAATGTATGACAACTATTTCATAGTTGGAATTACAACTATTGAAGGAGATTATACTTATCACTATCATTTAGACAATTGGCATTACTTTAATGTGAAAGAAGTTGAGTTTGCACCTGAGTATGATGGACATAAACCTGAAGATATTACCCGTCTATTAACTTTAATTTAATGGGTGATGTTTTGTTAGGAGACTTCAAATGAAAAATAAAGTTCATTGGTGCATGCAAAAGAAAATGTGGACAAGTCATGTTTATAATGCTTGCGCAAAAGCAAAAGTAATACTTATTGATGGTTATTGGTCAGTAGAAACAAAACCAAACAATAGAGCTAATCCTAAAGGTTGGGTATTCACGGATCACACAAACGTCATTATAAATCCAAGTGATGAAATACTTATGAACATACAGCCAATTGAGAGACTTCTTTATGACAAGCGAAATGTCAAGTTTAATATTAAAGCTGGAAACATGCTCCTCTTTAATGAACACGGATGTTTTATAGTAGAAAAAATTTCTTAAAAATAGAAAGAGGAAAAATCCCAAATGAATGTAAAATATTTTTTAGTTTTTATTTTAATGTTTGCTACTATAGGTTGTTCTGCAAATGAACAGCAAACTCAACAAATTGAAAAACCAAGAATTATTGGAAATTTACCAGATGGCGAATATCCAGTATTATATGTTGAGTTTCAAGCAGACAAAATTCGATATCAAATCAAAACAGATGATGCTTATCTTTATACTGATAAATTAAAAATAGTTGTTAACTCTGGAAAAAACTCTCTTGTTGTTTCAAATAATGAACAAACGCTGTATATTGTTGGCAACTCGATTAAATCTGATTATTCTTCTTATAGCAAAGCTAATGCTAGAAAAGCAAGGTCTAGTCAATGGAACTCAATTGAAAATCAATTAGAAGCTATCAATAAAAAGCAGTGAAATTGTTGTTAATTAAGCATGCTATATTTTTAATAATATAAAAGATTATAGATTAGGAGATGACAAATAAATGTCTAAAGAATTAACACACAAGGATATTTGTCCATACTACGAAGAGAATTGCACAGATGTTGGGTGTGTATGTCCAAAATATTTAGCTTATGAAGCGGTAAATAAACCCGAAGAAGTATCTGCTGAAATTAAAGAGATGGGTATTGACCCTGATAAAGATTCACTTTCTCTTATGATGGAAATGCAAAAATTGTTTGCAGCTAAATTTCATAAAGTTGATGATTTTACTAAAGATGAAGTTGATAAGTGGACACTTGCTTATGATGGTTGCATTACAGATGAAATCACTGAGGTGCATGAACATCTTTCCGTTTTTCCAGGTGTAGAATCAAAAGACAATAATTTGGAACTTCAAAAAGAATTCATTGATATTTGGCACTTCTTGATGGATCAATTTATTGTAGCAGATTTAGATACTAACAAATTAGTTGAAACCTATATTAATGAGTCCAATCTTACTGGACTAACCACTGAATGGGCTATTCAATCTGTCGGTGGTGGAGATGCATTGAGAATGGTATTCTTGAATGAATACAATCTTCTTAATAAACGTCTCAATGGAGAACTTTCTACATTGAATAAGGATGATAGAGACTTACAAATTCTTGTTCACTCCAATTTAGTACTTGCTGGTATGAGGAAGGTAAGACAACAAATTTCTTGGAAACACTGGAAAAAACCTGCTACTTCTATTGACTATCCTAAATTGCATTCTGCTTTGACATATTCATTCAAAGTGCTAGTACAGTGTTTCATTCTTACTGGTTTGGATGCAGAAGAGCTAACTCGCATCTATATTTCTAAAAACCTAGAAAATCGTTTCCGTCAAAAATTCGGATACTAAGTAATAATTAATTAAGCCACTCAGGGGTAAACTGAGTGGCTTTTTGTTGAGTTATATATTTCGATTTTTTGTATATTCAATTATGTAATTGACATATCTTTACAATAGGGGTGATATTTATGTCTAAGAAAATTAAGTTTACAGGTTTTAATTCTGGAATTGCTGGAGAAAAGTTTCATTTATCTTTTCAAGAATACAATAAAGACACTAAATTTTTATCATTGGTTGAAAATCAAGAAATCACTATCTCAAATAATGACTATGATTTATTACCTCAAAATTTATTTGATAGTGGAACTTTAGTTTTAATTGAAGATAATAATTTACTACTAGTAAATAATCAAGTAGGAGTTTTATCGAGCGTTATTCTAAGCGTAGACTCGTTTCCAAGGCTAAACGGTGAGACAGAAGATTCACCAAGAATTCAAAGAGCAATCAATAGTTTACCTTCAACGGGCGGAGAAATCATTTTCCCTCCAAAATCCTCATCCTATGTACTCAATACTACTTTCTCAATTAACGGAAAAGCAAATATTAAATTGAGAGCAATTAAAGGTTCTAAATTCATTATTGGTGTTGGACTTAATTTTTTCAATGTAATTGGTAGTAATCACATTACATTAGAAGGATTTGAATTTGAAGAAAGTGGATATACTAACAATGTGTTTTTTCAAGATGTTACGTTAAATCATGCTACTTTACTTCAACCAAATACAAACACAAATATTGATGTTACAATTACTAGTCCAACGTTTACTATTGCTAAGAATGGTACTACACCGGATCAAGTAGAACAATATTATAATGTTACTATAGCATTGGATAGTAGTAAAGAATATACTATACAAACATATGATGGATTTGCTGTTGGAGAAAATATTAATAGAATAAAAATCCGTCAATATACAGATGCTACAACATACAAAGAAGCTTCTTTGGATTTACAAGTACTTGATGCAGCGAGTCCTGGATATTATAGATGGTTAACAAATTATATTCCAATTGGAATCGTAAAGATTGAACTACTTTTCGCTTATACAAAAGCCTTTAATTCTGACAATAACAATGCGATTTATGATTTATCTAAGATAAGATTATTTCAAGCTAGCAGACCCCTTCCAAACAATGTAGATTCTTTTCATATAAGTGTTCAAAATTCAAAACAAATTACTTTTCAAGATATGAAGTTTAAAGGTATGACGGTTGATGTTATTAAAGTAATTTCAGCTAGTGAAGATATCAAAATGAGAGATCTTGAATTTATCAATTGTTTTAATGACAATATTGGAGTAGGTTATATAACAAATGGAATATTTGAGAATATTTATTCTAAGAACGAATTTGTAAGTAATAGTGCAGCAGTGGTTGCATATACAAAATCAACCAATCGTGTTTTTGGTGGAAGTGTAGCTTCTAAAAACATTACAATAAAAAATATATACGGAAAAGGTATGTATTTTGGCGCCGAATTATGGTTTGTTGATAATATGTTAATAGATAATGTTACTTTTGAAAACGTTCCATGGGGATTATCGATTTGTAATAATACAACTGGAAAAATTCAAAACGCAACATTTAGATTGAGTGATAATTGGAAGTTTGCTATTGAACTTGCTACAGGAGTTAAAGTTGATGTTGATAATGTTAGAGTTACTGGCCGTTCTATAATGGGTTTTGTGTTTTCTTTAACATCTAATACAGCTGGAAAAGTAAACATTTCAAATGTTGTTGTTGATTCTTGTTTTTGTATTGCTCAATATACTGATAATAGCATATTTTTTCAAAACATTGAAGTTAAAGAATTGATAGGTATAGGGTTCTTTGGATTGCAGGGCGGAGATTATTCTAATGCTACGCTATCTGTTGAAGATTCAAAAATTACTTTTTCTAATACATTGAAAATTTGCAATCCAGCTTACGCTTCTGCTTTTATAAGAACTAATGATGGTACAAAATATATGAATCGTATTATTTTAAAAAATTGCGAGTTCTTAGGAAAACCAAATCAACATGCTTTCGGTATACGTACAAGCGAATTATTGATGGATAACGTTATAACTGATAATGCAACATTTTACTTTTCACAAATTCGTTTAAAAGATGTAAATGATAAAATGTCAATTATTAGAAATAGTCAAATGTACAAGTGGAATTTTGCTGAATTCCCAACCACAGCAACAACTTCAAAATTAGTTTTTAGAGATAGTAAAATTAAATCAACTACATTACCAAGTGGTACTCATGTAATTACAGATAATATTGTAACTATGATTTAATTTTTAAAGACTATATGTAAAAAAGGAACCTAGAAAATAGGTTCCTTTTTATATTTTAAAAAGAAAAATATGCAGGCTGTCAAGGTTAAAATATGATGATTTAATATTTAAAATATAATAAATGAATTTATAAAAATATTGAGGTGAAATAATTGATTTGGTGGATAATAGGTTGCATTATTTATCTTGCAGTAGGTTTTTGTTTTCCTAAGCCTTGTGATTGGAGAATAATTACAAAAACATTAGTGCATATATTTTGGTTACCACTTTTAATTTTTGTTTTAATTGTTATTGTATTTGGTGGCGCTAAAATAATTTAATGAGGTGAATGAAATGGTTATGTATTATGGTATTTATGTTACTCCTGAAGATTACGTAGCTCACGTAAAAGTTGCGGATTATGATGAACATACATTTGATGAAACTAGATTTTTCAAAGATAAATATGGAGATAAATTAAAGTTTTATTCTGAAGAGGAAGCTTCTGAATGGTTAAATGAAAATGTTAAGTTTGATAAAATCTATCCAGGTGATAGAGTGTTAACACTCAAAAATCAACAAGAATATATGAGGTGATATGATGGAACCATGGGAAAAAGCTATAGAAGAAGTATCTCAGTATTCAGAAAATTATTCAGTTATTGATACGTATATAAAACCTTTATGTGAGCTTCTTACAGAAAATGGATTCATAACCTTGCATTCTTGTTCAGCACATATAAAAGCTTCAACAAGTAATATAAGACGTTCACTTTATTCTGGTAAGTGGATTATTGAAAAAGATAGATTTAAGAAAACAACAATATCAAAACGGTGGTACATCATGTTTGTACCACGATGGCCAATTGAAGAAATTGAAAATATCGTTAAAAGTATTAATGATAAATATGACTATAAAATAGAACTTGAACAAACTAATGACTTTGAAGACCTTACAAATCGTTGGGTAATAGATGAGTTTATGGAGTTTAATTTCAACGATAAGCAACTACAAGAACGTCATAAAAATATATATATAGAGTTTAAAGATCACTTTGAATTAAAAGCTAAAGAGGTGATTTAAATTGAGTTACAGCCCACTCAAATATAAAATTGAAGAAGCTAAAGCTAGACATGAACATGAAAAATTTAAATTAGCAAAAGAGCATACAGACGAAATGAAGAAATTACTTGCTCAATGTACTCATAAATATGAAGATGGTTCTTCTGCTACACATTATTGGGAAGGTCATCATAGAATGGATTATGGAAGAGAATGTAATATTTGTGGAAGTAAAAATATTTAATAGAAAAGAGGCAAAATAATGTTAAAAGAAAGTTATCAGGTATTAGACAGTATTCGCTTGCCACATGGACTTTATTTAGCTAGTCCTTCTGAGCATTATTCTTTTGTGTGGATTCGTGATACCGTTTACATTTCTCTTCCTTATCTCAACAAAAATGATGGTTGGTATGAAAAAGCATATCATCGCATGTTAGACTTCTTCATTCAATATGAATGGAAAAAAGACATCATCATTAACGAAAAACGACCAAGAGCTGAATTTGAATATCTTCATGCTCGGCTGTCCGCTGACACAGTGGAGGAGATTCATACACAAGAATGGGGTCACGCTCAACATGACATGATTGGCGCTTTCTTGTTTGGAATTGGAGAAGGTTTAAAGCATGGAAAGAAAATATTGAGAGACGAAACAGATAGACGAATTATACAAAAGCTTGTTCATTATTTGAGTGCAGTAGAATATTGGCATGATCCAGATAATGGTATGTGGGAAGAATATCGCGAAGTTCATCTTTCCTCAGTTGGAGCTTGTGTTGCTGGTCTAAAAAATGTTCAAAACATTGTATATGTCCCTACTGATTTAATTGATAATGGACTAAAAACTTGTCTGAGTTTATTTCCACGCGAAAGTAATGATAAACCAGTAGATTTAGCACAATTAAGTCTTGTTTATCCATATAAATTATTTGGACTAATGGGAGAAAGTATTGTCAATAATGTTGAGAAATATCTTCTCAGAGAACGCGGAGTAATTCGTTATGAAGGTGATAGTTATTATTCAACTTTAGAAGCAGAATACGGTCGTGGTCGGTCAAGACATTTTTACGCAGATACTGAGGCTGAGTGGTGTTTTGGCTTGCCGTGGTTGGCTTTATGTCATATTGATCTTGGTAATTATGAAAAAGCTAGAGAGTATGTAAAGAGAACTGAAGAAGTAATGGTTTCACCAGGAAATCTTCCAGAGTTGTATTACTCTAAAACAAATAAGCCAAATCCAAATACTCCTCTAGGTTGGTCAGTTGCAATGTATATTTTAGCTAAAGAAGCAATAAATGAAGTATAAAAAAAGACCCTCGTATGAGGGTCTTTTTTATTGAATATTTAATGCTTTAATTTCAGGAATGATTCCCATAGTTAGTGCAGTCATTTCGTCAGGTCTAAGTTCTTGTGAACGTTGATTTTGCCACATTGAACAAATTGAAAGTGGATGTTCTCCTTGATAAATAGCTGTATCGTTTGAATATCCTTCAAGCGCTGTTTGAAGCTCTATCTGAAGTTCTTGTGGTACATTTAGTAAAGCACTATAAATATTAGCCCAGTGAATATCGTTTTCTGCAGTGTAACTAGGAGCAAGAGTATAGTCACCAGCAATACGAAACATTTTACTTAATCTTTTCAAACCAAACACCTCTTACTTTTCTATTTTTTATACAGAAAGAAATACTCTGAGTGTAAACATTCTATAACACATTCTTCAATTTTGGTAGAAATCTAAATGATTATAAAATTCTAACAATTATTGTATAATATTTTTGTAATCGAATTGTGTAAATCAATCTAATCGAGGTGATTAAGATGTCTAAAAAAATTAAGTTTGTTGGTTTTAAATCTGATGTTAGTAATGAATCTTTAAAATTATCTTTATATAAGTATAATGAAGATGTTAAATTTTTAAATTTAAAAGAAGGTCAAGAAATCACTATTTCTAATAATGATTTCGATTCTTTACCTCAAAATTTATTTACTGATGGTACTTTAATTTTAGTAGAAGATGGAGATTTAGCTTCCGTTAAACAAGATATTAATGGTCGCGGGATCAATGTTAAAAGCTTTGGAGCTAAAGGAAATGGAACCGATGATGATACATCAGCAATTCAAGCAGCTGTTTTAGCAGCGGTAGGGAGTAGATTAATTATACCAAATGGTAGTTATAGATTTAAAAATATTTCTATTCCAAGCGATAGTTATATCCAAATTGAATCAAATGCTAAAATTATAGCTCCAGTTGGAACAACTAATACCGATAGTTTTTTCTTAATTACTGGAACTGTAGGTACAAATAAATCTAGAGTTAAAATTGAAGGAGGAGTATTTGATGGTGCTAACCTCATGTCTTGTGGGGTGAACATTGATTATGGAAGTGACATCTTAATACAAGATAGCAAATTTGTTAATATGATTACTGGAGTTAATACAGCACCACAAGGTGTTGGATTAAGTATTAAGAACAGTAAAGACGTTAGAGTAAATGGAGTTTGGGTTGATACAGCTACGGTTGGTGTGTTGTCTTATAGGTGTGATAGAGGTATAATAGAAAATTGTACCCTTCTTAATACTTCTAGAGATGGTATTTTGTGCTACGACGGAACAAAAAATATAAAGATTTCAAATAATCATGTTGATATATATTGCACTTCTGGAGAAACTGGCCGTGCTGGAATTCACATTTATGGTAGTTCTGATACTATTGTTACAGGAAATACTGTACTAAATGGTCAATTTGACGCAGAAGGTATTCGTTTTAGAGATGCAAATAGATTTACTTGTGTTGGTAATTATGTAAAGACACCTGGTGCTTCAGCTATTGCAGTTGTCCGTATTGGTGATTTTGTTGGATTAGATGGTGGAGACGGAACCATTTCAGGCAACTTTATTCTAAATGCTGGTTTACACGGAATTACTGTTAGTTATGCACTAAATAAACCCGTAAGTATTACTGGTAACACAATCAAAAATACAATTACGACCAATCCATCCGATCCTGCTACAGCAATTCTTGTGGGTGCTAATTATTGTTCAATTATTGGCAACACAATTGACACTGCTCAAGGTGATGGTATTGACGTAAGCGGAACTTTTAATACAATTACTGGAAATACTATTCGAAACGTTGGTACTGGAACTATTGGTGCGCGAGTTGGTATTTTCTTAACAGGCACTGATAATGTATGTACTGGTAACACTATCAACGATGATCAAGGTACGCACACAATGATTAACGGTATTCGTCTCTTTTCAACAGCTACAGCTATTATCAAAAACAATAACATTAATGGTGCAACTAGTTCTGCTTATCGTTTAGATGGTAAAATGATAGGTGAAAATAGTGGAAGCATTATCTTAGCAAATGGCGCAACTTCAGTATTAGTAACTCATGGTCTTCGTGATACACCAACTAATATAATTATATCTCCAATGACAGACGGACTTGGCTCACCGTGGGTAACTAACATTACTGCTACAACTTTTACAATTAATGTAGCAGCTGCACCATCAAAAGGTTCAAACATTGGTTGGAGAGTATCAACACAATAAAATTTAATTGAGGTGGTTAAAATGTCTAAAAAAATTAAGTTTGTTGGTTTTAAATCTGATGTTAATGGTGAATCATTAAAGTTATCCTTATATCAGTATAATGAAGATGTTAAATTTTTAAATTTAAAAGAGGGCGAAGAAATTACTATTTCAGATAGTGAATTTAATTTATTACCTCAGAAGCTATTTACTAGCGGTAAATTAGTTTTAATTGAAGACGAAAATTTTAGTTCACTAAATGATGAAATTGATTTAGTAAATTTAAAATTAGATGGAACAATTAATGTTAAAGAATTTGGTGCAAAAGCTGATTATTACGGCGCTAGAACTGATGATACACAGGCTTTTCGTGATGCTCTTTATTATGCAATTATGAATAAGAAGGTTTTAAGGATACCAAACGGAGAGTATTATATAACTGATAACATACTAACAGATGAAGCGCAAGCTGCATTGATTAGTAGGCTTTATGGAAGATTGGTAATTGAGGGAGACTCAGTAGCAAATACAATTATCATGTTTAGACCTACAAATGTAAATACACCGTTTATAGGAGTAAAAAAGACATCCGAGGCTTATATATCTAATATTTTTATCGCCGGGGATGCGAATAAGAAAGGCATTGGTTTAGAACTTGGAGAATTTGTTGCAAATCCACTCAACTATGGTGAGATTGCAAGATCGGTTTTTAGAAGTATTCGTACCTATGGTTTGAATATTGGTATAGATCACAAATCGGGATGGTGCAATGACTTTTACAATTGTATAACCAATAACTGCAACACAGGAACTCGTGTTGTAGGAAACATACTTAACTTTTACGGTCATGTATCTGAATTGAATAATATTGGTGTAGATATAGGTCTTGATGAAAGTACTGCCCAACATAGTTCTATAAATTTTTATGGCGCAACTGTTGAAGCAAATAACGGATTTGATGGAAATACACCGGGAATTGGATTTAAAGTTAGACAATGCACTGATTTAAACTTGTTCGGAATTTACATGGAGTTAAACAAATTGGCGCACATTCACGCAGGTACAGATGCTGGAGATAAGATTGAATCATTAAATATCTACGGTGGAAGTTGGCATTACAATAATCCTCTTATCTTTGACAGAGTGGATAATTTGACCGTTAAAGGAACAGGAATGATGGGGATATACTCCATTAAAGTTACAGAAAATGTAAAAGTTGCTGATATTCAGCCTATCTATCAAAATCATTTAAATACAGGTTCAGGGTCATTCGATTGGATTGAGGTTGTTGGAAAAAACACTCAATCAAATGTCCCTTGGTACCAAAATAATCTTTCAAAAATTAATATTCCAACACCCATTGTAGCCACGCCAGTGAATTTAGATACAAATGGGTATCTTAAAATTCAAGGTTTAAAGAACGGCACATTATCTGAACACGCTGATGTAATAACTGGTACAAAGGCAATAAAATATACAGCTGCTGCTGGAGATACTTTTGCCGGCATTTATATGACGCTTCTTCCAGAGAAATTGCCTCCTTCTGACTTTTTATCCCTTAAACTAATTTCTTATCTGAGTTCTACGGCTACAGCCTTTAGAAGACAGATAATTGTTAGATATAAGGACTTGGGTGATGTTTTAAAAGGTTACACTACATTTGATCATAATTCTGCATATGACGTTGCTGTTTCAAAAATTATAGATAAGTATACACAGTACATTACTCCAATTAACTTGGATGTTGTTAAGAAACTACCTGATTTTGCTTCAATCTATGATATTCAAATTAACATTCAAATTGTTACAACTCCGGCTGCAAACGGTACAGAATGGTTTGCGATTGACAGTTTGGAGATTTACCCGACGAAATATATCGCTAATAACTTTAATAACTTACCATTCCAGTCCTTGTATTCACCTTCAACAATTTCTTCTCCAGAAATTTTAAATATCGGTGATGGGACTGCGATAAAGAAACATATTGGTGCAGCAGTAACATTTGATGCTCCCAGTATTGCAGCAAACTCTTTAGTGGAAGTAACTGTTACAGTTACTGGTGTAGCTTTAGGAGATACTATCGTAGCAACTCCTGGCACTAGTTTATCTGCTGAGGCGAGTTTAATTTGGTCAGCATATGTTAGTGCAGCTGATACAGTTAGAATTAGGTTGGCTAATATTTCTGGATCTGCTATAGATCCAATAAATAGAACTTGGAGAATAGATGCTTGGAGACACTAATCAGTTAAGATGATTGATGTCTAAATAAATTAAAAAATCCCTAATCTTTGTAAAATAAGATTAGGGATTTTTTAATTTGTAAATTAATTATCCAAAATATCCAATTGTTATTGTTGCGTTTGTTAATTCAACATAAATTCCATTTTTAGCTCTTAATGGGATAGCAAATTGAGTAAATTTTGAAGATTCTCCAGCATTAATTGTAGCCTCAAAGATTATATCTCCTGTAGAATCTCCATCTTTTACAACTATGTTTCCAACTCCACTGCCTATTAAATTAATAAAAGAAATAAAAGCTTCGTCCGCTGAAACAGACCCACTTGCAATTATTTTTTTACTCATGCAAAAATTTGTCATGCTCATACAATCACCTCTGTTTTTTTGTAAGTTCATATATAAATATGTTTTTATGAATATTTTATTTTTATTGTCTCTTTTGTTAGAGGGTTAAATCTTATAATTTTTCTTTCTAGTTTCTCTGCATATTTTACGCAGTTTCTTGTTCCACCTAAACTACCATTCCAAACTGCTAATATAAGTTGTGACCGATCCACCATCCACTCATTTCTTACTTGGAGTAAATAATTACTAGTAAACTTGCCTTTATGAACGTAGTGTATTTGATCTGCTTTATTATTTATTTCTTCTAAATGTTGTTGAGCTGATAATGGCCAATTGTCACCAAAATCATAATAAGGAATTGCCATTAAAAGTTTTACATTTTTGTTTTGTTCTTTTTTTCTAAGAACTATGTCTGCTGCCCACTGATCAATTCCTTGAGCTGCTCCAGAAATAAATGTAACATCATCCTTTAGATTAATCAATTTGTCAATGTATTCTTCAAGCCAATCAGATACGTGTTGTGGACAAGTTACATTCCAACCACCAAAATCTTTTGGTCTGTGTCCAGTAAAACAAACATTCATAAAATCACCTCTATATAGAATTTGTTAGAGATATTCTATGAAAATGTTGTTTGCAAATTAAAAGGAAGCTCTTTTTGAGAGCTCCCTTAATAATTTCTATTTAATCTTCATTTTTAAATCTTGCAGCTTCAACCTTAAAATCATGATAACAATAATGACAAACTATTGCTGTTTGTAGAATTTCATTTGAACATTTAGGACAAACCTTTTTAGCTTTAATTTTTTTTGGTAAGCAAGCTATGATAATAAGACCAACAACGCCAGTTAAGATACCAAGAAAGACCCAAAGCCAAACTCTTCTACCTTTTGCATTAGCAATTAATCCACAAAATAAACCAAAAAGAAGCCAAAAAAATACCATTTCCATCTAAATCACCTCCAATTTTAATTAAGCGATAAAGCTTTTTTAGTTTTACCAATCGCTTTCTTTATTTTGGAGCCGCAATAAATTCTTTCATCATAGGTCTCAATTCTTTCTACTTCATCAACAATTGAATAAAATACTTCAGTCGCTTCAGGTCCATTTGGTTTAGTTACCCAATCTCTATCGAAGTTCGCGATAACAGACAACCAAAATACATCTTCAGTTGTGCTATCTTCAACCTCTCCGTTGCGAACAACCAATTTAGTAATACGACCTTTATCTAGACCGTTTTTACTCTTTTCATCATCAACTTTTCCGTACCATTCATATAAGTGATTGTTGCAAGTTGCAGTACCTGAAATCCAATAACTATCATCTTCAACTTTATGAATAGTAACTTCAACTGGTTTTGTCATATCCTAGTCCTCCTCATTATATTATGTGGTTATTATATTTTATTAAACAAAGGAATTATTTAGAACACTTTTTAACAAAATGTTACTTATTAAATATTATATATTTAATTTAACTGGACGGAGGGAGATTAATTCATGGACAAAATGCTTCAAAGATATTCATCAGATATAAAACATATTGAGATGTGGCATAATCTCACAAGATTTAAGTTTAAAAAGATACATATTTTTGGTCATGAAATTAGAGTACCAATAAAATATGCTGATGAATTTGAAGAAAAAATTTCCGCATTGGAAGTAATGATGGAGATGACTAATGCTAGTTACTCAATTCGTTCAAATCATACTATGATAGAAATTGCATTATTAGATGAATATGGTATGATTGATGTAGCACTTGATTTAGAATTTTATTTTGGCTTCATGGTTATAACAAATAAGAAATTTAAAAAAGGTTCAAGGTTAAAAAGAGTAAGTTTTAAAAAGCTGCATATGATTGTAAATAATAACGGCGCTATGCAAGCTGAATGGATTCATTCAATTAGTGAAAGTGACAAATTTCATTTGATTGTCGATAAAGCAATAGAGTATTTTAGGGGGTCAAAATGAAATCAGTTGACGAGATATTTGAACTTTTAGATTCGTATATTGTTGGAATGACCTTGTTTGATACAAATATAGAATCATCTATTAAAGCCATGGACTATGATATATATGATGCTTGGGATTACGATAATCCTCCATGTTATTCTGTGTTAATGGTAAATAGAAAAGAAAGAAGTACTTTTAAATTTAGTAAAAACATGAGGGACAATGAGTTGGTTTGGGAAGTAAGAGATTTTGGAGAAAAACACAAAACATTACTTGAAAGTGTATATAATGATTTTAAAAACGCAAATAGACAAAAATCTGGCATACATGTCAATTGGAATATCAATTCCGATGGTTCATTTAGATTTTGTGGTTACTTTATTGGACGTGGTGATTATGTATTAAACATAATGAAACAATATGTTTCGAACGGAGGAAAAGCGCAATGAAATCTTTTGGATGTATTGGCTTAACTGGCGGAATTTCGTGCGGCAAGTCAACGGTATCAAAAATTCTAACTGAAGATTACAATGCAATTATTATCGATGCTGATAAGATTGCAAGAGAACTCTGTGAACCAGGAGAAATTATTCATAGTGCTTTGAAATTAGGATTTACTGCAGAACGCAACTATAAAAAATACTTCAATAAAGATGGTACACTCAATAGAAAAGCTTTAGCCGACTTAATGTTTAGAGATAAAGAGGCTAAAAAAAGCATTGAACAAATGATGCATCGCTATATTAAGATTGAAACAATTCTTAAGGCTGGTAATGCTTTTATGGAAGAATATCAAAAAGAAGTTAAGAGGCCAATTGTTTTAGACATACCACTTTTGTTTGAAGCTAAAATGGAAGATTTAGTTTTAAAAACCATTGTTGTTCATCTTGATCCTAAAGAACAATTAAGACGTTTGATGGAACGTAACAATCTTTCAAAAGAAGATGCATTGATTCGTATTCATGCGCAAATGGAGCCATATGAAAGATTAATACGTAGTGATTTTATCCTAGACAACAATGGAACTATTGATAATTTAAAAAACGGTATTGATAGAATCATGAACAAACTTGGTTATTCAAAGAATCAATAACATGGGAGGTAATTATGTTACTATCTTATTCTGATGCTATGAAAAAGATATTTCGTTTCAAACAAGTTCCTCCAATAATTGCTATAATAATGTTTTTTACATATCCACTATATTGGTTGTTGAGAGGTATTTTTTGGATGTTTGGGTTTTGGAGATGTAAAAATTGTACTAAGCTTTTTTCAGTTTACTCAGTTAAAAATAAAGTATCTAAAAAAATTAGATATGATAACAATAGTTACTACATTGAAACCGATTGTTATTGCGATTCTTGTATTGTTGGAAAACATCTAACCGAATAAGAGGGAGAAATATGATTGATATATTTGCTAGTGATTCTATTTGTCCAATTTGTAGTGGTAAAGTATCTCATATTGGTCAAGATGAAAGAGAATGCGAGAATGGATGTTATGGGTCTTGGGATTTCACAAGAACGCAAGTTGTTGGTGGGGTAACTTTGTTTGGTAAAGAATATTTCCCGTTCCGCAATGGTGGAGACTTGTTAAAAAAAGAAAAACTTTTAATGGAAAGAATTAAATATTGGAAAGAGAATGATCGTTATATTGCCGAATTAATGAGTAAGGAGTAATGATGTGAAAAAACAACCTTTAGCAGATAGAATGAGACCAGAAAATCTAGATGAATACATTGGTCAAAAGCATATTTTTGGAGAAGGAAAACTCTTAAGAAGAGCTATTGAAATTGATGCTCTTCGTTCAATTATACTCTATGGTCCTCCGGGCGCAGGTAAAACATCTGCAGCAAAAGTTATCTCAAAAATGACAAAATCAATCTTCGTTCAATTAAATGCTACTGAAGCCTCTAAGGGTGATGTTAAGGACGTAATTGAACAGGCTAAAAAAGCTTATATTGGACAACAATTAAGAACAATTCTTTTTATAGATGAGATTCATCGTTTTAATAAAGGTCAACAAGATACTTTACTTCCAGCCGTTGAGGATGGTACAGTTATTCTTGTTGGAGCTACGACAGAAAATCCATTCTTTGAAGTAAACGGAGCATTGTTATCTCGCTCAACTATATTCAAACTTGAATCACTTACAAAAGAAGACATAAAAGAGGCTTTAATTAAGGCTCTAGAGTCACCTAAGGGACTAAAAGATTATCCTGTAGAGATGTTTGATGAAGCTTTAGAACACTTAGCTGATGCATCTAATGGGGATTTGAGAAATGCTTACAATGCATTAGAATTGGCCGTTTTGACCACACCTATTGGTAGAACTGGCACAGTTTGCATAACACTTGAAGTAGCTGAAGAATCTATACAACAAAGAATGATTCAATATGATAAGGGTGGAAGTCATCATTACGACACAATGTCTGCTTTTATTAAATCTATGCGTGGTGGAGATGCAACTGCCGCACTTCATTATTTTGCAAGAATGATTACTGCTGGAGAAGATCCAAAAGCGTTAGCTAGAAGAATTATCATTCACGCTTCAGAAGACGTTGGTATGGCAAATCCTCAAGCACTTCAAGTTGCAGTTGCTGCTTTTCATGCATTAGAAATTTGTGGTATTACAGAAGGCAGAATTCCTCTTGCTGAAGCCATTATTTTTATTTGCGAATCATCAAAAAGTAATTCCGTGTACAATGCAATTAATAAAGCATTTGAAGATGTTAAAAACAAACCGTTGGGACAAGTGCCAAACTCATTGAGAGATACTCATTATAAAGGTGCAAAAGATTTTGGAAATGGTGAAGGGTATATCTATCCTCACAATATCCCAGGTGGATGGACGCCACAACAATACGCTCCCGACAATATTCATGGGTCAGAATATTACAAACCATCTAATAATGGATTTGAAGTAAATGTAAAGAAAGCTCGCCAACAAAAATTAGAACGATATCAACAATGGAAAGATGGTTTTAAATAAATCTTTAATCTGTTAAAGATAGTCTGCTATATAATAATAATATAATTATTAAATAATAAAAAAGAAAAGAGGACACAAGAAATGAAAACAAGGCTCGATCTCACAACAGCACAAGGTATTACTAAATTAGCAGGTGGAGTGGTTTGTGGTATTCTTTTAGTGAGTGCAATCTTTGGTAGTTTCAGCACTGTTGAGAATGGACATGTTGGTTTTAGAAAAACAATGGGTAGTCTTGGTTCTAAAGCACTAGAACCAGGACTACACTTAAAATGGCCGTTTATCTCTGAAATTGTAGAGCTTAATACACAGGTGGCAAAGGCTGAAGCTGATGCAGCAGCATCTTCTAAAGATTTACAGCCGGTTCATAGTAAAGTAGTAATTAACTACGCTATTAATAAAAATTCCGGTTACGCTTTGCTAACTCAGATTGGTGCAGATTTTGATTCAAAAATTATCGCTCCTCATGTACAAGAAACCTTTAAAGGTGTAACCGCTAAGTATAGTGCTGAAGAGCTTGTTACAAAGCGTGAGCAAGTTGCGCTTGAAACAAGTGCATTGTTGAAGAAGTCCTTACTTGACTATCACATTGATGTCAAAGATATTTCTATTGTAAACTTTGATTTCTCTGAAGCATTTAACGATTCCATTGAACAAAAGCAAATTGCAGCTCAAAATACAATGAAAGCTCAAAATGAATTGGAAACTGCTAAAGTTGCAGCACAGCAAAATGTTGTTAAAGCTGAGGCAGATGCTCAAGCGAAAAAATCTGCATCAGATGCTCAACTATATGAAGACCAACAAAAAGCTAAAGGTAACTTAGAACTTGCAAAGTCTATCACACAAGAGTTGATTGATTACAAATTCTTGCAAAATTGGAAAGGCGAAGTACCTGATGCTTGGGGTAATGGTTCCCTTATCAACATGCTTCCTAGTAAAACGCCTGCACCAGTTGCTAAATAATTTAATTAAAATAAAGGGAGCCGTAAGGCTCCTTTTCTGTTTAAGGAGGAAACAATGTACAGTTACGAAATATTAGGAAAACAAATTAGCTTTGATTTCCCTGTTGATGAAGTTGTAGACTTACTTGACAATATTAGAATGATTGGACATTTAACTGGATATGATATTGACGCTTTTTATAGTGAGGGACAACATTATGAGTATGGAATAAATGTTGGTATGTATGTAAGTCCCTTTATTAGGATTTGGTTAGGTAAGCCAGACAAATACGTAAACATCATTATGTTCCTAGACAATGATGAAAATAAGAAGTTTCAAAGATTTAGCATTAATAGTGATGATAAAAGTAAAAAGAAAAGAAAATTTTCATTTGATGCGAAAGAATTTGATGACATTATTAAAAGACTTAAAAGAGTTGAAAGGTTTATTTGAGTTGCATATTTATTATGCAACTTTTTATTTTTATTCACATTTTGAATATAATATTTCTTATGGATTCTTAGGTGGAGAGTGATATAAATAATGGCAGGTTTTAATGATAAGACTTTTGTTGATAATTTCCCATTTACTGAAATAAGACCAAAACAACAAGAGGTACTTGAGAAATTACAAAAAAGTTGGGATAACGATAATTATAAATATTATGTTTGTGAACTCCCTACGGGTTTTGGAAAATCACCAGTAGCACAATCTATCGGAATGACAGTGGATGATGCCTTTTTGTTGACGGTGACAAAGCAACTTCAAGATCAATATGTGAAGGATTTTGGGAGTAGAAAAGTTATTTCATTAAAGGGTAAAGCAAATTATCCATGTAATGTAAAAGATGGATTAAATGTTGAGTGCGGACCGTGTACTGTTGATAAGGATCTTTTAAAGTCTTGTAAAAGGGATAAAGTTTGCGCTTATTACAATCAACGAGACAAAGCTTTAGCAGCTCAAATAGCGGTAACTTCAATTCCGTTTTTTCTTTATTCTACAACTTGTGGAAGATATTGGAAGCCAAGAGATACAATTATTGTTGACGAATGTCATTTGTTGGAACAGCAATTAGTTCAATGGGCGACAACTCTAATTTCTCCAAAAGAATTAAAGGAAGATTATGATGTATTCGTACCTGGATATTTTCCAGTTTCAGGATATGATGCTAATAAACAATGGCTTAAAGAGGTATGGGAAATTGTTGTAGGTAGAAGATTGGAATTACAAGAAGAAGTAAAAGATTTATTAGAAGGTAAAGATCCAAACCTTTTGACAGAAGACGAATTGGAAGAAATAGTGTCATCTCATGGAGTGTACTATAAAATAGATAAAATCTATAAGAAGCTTGAGGTCTTTTTTGAATCACCAAATAAGAGTTCTTGGCTTTGTGAACCTCAGGAAGATGGCCTGGTAGTTACTCCAGTTGAAATAAGAGATATTTTTCAAAGATATGTTCGTAGAATGGCAAAAGAAAAAATAGTTTTTATGAGCGCAACTATTTTGGATATGGCTGGTTTTTGCAAGAATTTGGGAATTAAAAAAGAAGAAGTTGGTATCATTAAGGTTGATCCTGTATTCCCACCTGAAAAATCACCGATCATCTATAAACCAAGTGGTTCTATGAGTTACAAAAATCTTGATGCAACAATTCCTAAAATTATTGAAAATGTAAAGGAGATTTTAGCAAAGCATCCAAACGATAAAGGGATACTTCACACCAGTAACTATAGAATTGCACAAGCTATTTGCGATGGAATTGATGACCCGCGTCTTCTTATTAGAGGTCAAGGGGAAAACAATGAAATCTTAATGAAGAGACATGCTGATAGCAAAAAACCTACAGTTCTGGTTTCGCCATCACTAACTACTGGAGCAGACCTAAAGGATGATTTAAGCAGATGGCAAGTTATTGTAAAATTACCATTTCTATCTCTAGCTGATCCAAGGGTTGTTAAGAAAACAGAAATGGATCAAGACTGGTATGTCTCAGAAATGTTTCGTACTTTTACGCAAGCTGCCGGTAGAAGTACAAGAAGTGAAGATGATTGGTCAATAACTTATGTATTAGATCCATTGTTGTATCAATATATCGTTAAGTATAGAAAGTGGTTTTCACCACAGTTTTTGAAAAGAATTATTTGGAAAGAGTCGAACTAATGTTCGGCTTTTTTTATTAAACAGTTTACATCTTCATCATAATGTGATATAATATTAATATAAAGAACGGAGGATGGAGATGAATCAAAAAAAACTAATTGATTTTTTTGATGGTTTTGAAGTAATGTTAAATATGTATAGAGAATGCAAGGTTAAGCATCATCCACAACTAAACTTACATCAAGTAAGTTTTCCAGAAGGTTTGTTGATTGAATTTTTCACTTATGAATCTCAAAATGAAGTTGACATTAAATTTAATTTCATTAGAAATGCATCTCTATTTAAATATGATGTTTTTTTGGTTTCTATTCTAAATAGTCATTATCGAAGACCTAAGGTTAGCGGTATTGATTTCGAATTTAGAAACATATTATTGAGTGATATTGATGACTTTGTAAGTCAGCATGTTACTAAATTAGTTAGTTAGGTGGGTTAAGTAAGTGTTTAAGGCAAAAGGTACTGTAATTTTTGACCCAACAGCTGGCGAAGCTGCAAATAAGTGGTGGGCAATTGTTGAATGTCCAAAAGACATAATTGATTACTACAAATATTGGGTTACTAAAAATCAAAAAATTAAAATAAGTGCTCCATTGTTTGGCTCACACATTTCTATCATTCGTGGTGAGGAACCAAAGGATAAGTTTAAACATCTCTGGAGATTTCGCCATGGTGAAGAAGTAGAGTTTACATACACTCCTGACTATGAGAATTTAGGAGAGTATTGGTGGTTAAATGTTGAATGTCCAAGATTGGTAGAAATAAGAAGAGAACTTGGTTTATCAGATTTACCAGACTATAAGTTCCACTTAACGATTGGCAAACTTATACCGGGATGGTAAAAATAAGGAGGAATTTAAGATGAGCGAAATTATCATTGGCGTAAACATGAGCAAAGAGGAAAAAGAAGACCGAGTGTATGAGTTGGTAGAGTCATTTACTATTGGTCAAACTATTTTAGGTAGAGCTGTTGAGCTTAAGAAAAAGCCATATCCAGATGGTGGATTTGTACTTAAGGTTATGCAAAATGAGCATTATGACTTCCTTGAAGTTAAGTATGGTGAAATTCAAATTAACGTTAATTTTACCCTACATCCAGGTGTTGACGATAAGTTAATTGAACAAATGAAAAAATTAGCCGAAGCAGATAAAGATGACTGGGACCGTTTTTGGATTAATGAAGAAAAAAATAGTTATGGTGCGATCCTCATTGGTTACGACCAGTTTGAAGAATTATTCCCAAAAATGTATAGCCATTCCTAATAGAGAGGATAACAATATGAAAACTTTCCCATTCAAAAAAGCTGCTAAAATAACGAAGGACTCTATGTCCTTCGTTAATGTTAATTACGATATTGAAACAGAAGTACCGATTGGTAACAACCATGTTGGAGCTTTTGGCTACATAAGAAAGAATCACACTCATGAAGGTGTAGATCTTTATTGCCATCCTGGAGAAGAAGTTTTTGCAATGGAAGATGGCGAAGTTGTTTTCATTGAGTGGTTCACTGGCCCAAACGCAAATCCTCCTTCAGAATGGTGGAGAAACACGAGAGCAGTTCATGTTGAAGGTGAATCAGGAGTTATAGTTTATGGTGAGATTATTGAAAGCGAAGATATTATGGTTGGTAAGAAAATAAAGCAAGGTGACCTCATTGGTAAAGTTGAAACTGTTCTCACTAAAGATAAGGGTCGACCAATAACAATGCTACATCTCGAGCTTTACGAACATGGATCAAGAGAGTCTGTGACTTGGAATCCTGGAGAAACAAAGCCGCAATTGTTGAAAGACCCAACTGAATTATTGCTTAGTGCAATTGGAAACCATTAAACATGGTTTCCTTTTTTTATTTAACCTTTGTCCGCTAAGTAAATATAATTTTTAAAAACGGAAAAGGTGTGATTTAGATGTCTCAGAGCAGGGTAGCATTTTTAGAACTTTGTTTATCACAAAATGGTTTTCACAAAGCGTTAGAAGCTCTTGATTTAATGATTGAAGAAATGTGCGCTGAAAAAGGTTATTCAAGGCATGATGGTACTCATTATTACTACCATCTAGTTGACGTAACGCAGATACTTTTCAACTATGGCATTCGCGATGAAGCAACATTAATTGGAGCATTGCTTCATGATTATGCTGAAGATGTACCTGGAGTTACTATTAAGATGATTGAACAGCGTTTTGGTCCTGTAGTTGCTGAAGCGGTAAGATTAGTAACAAAGCTTGATGGTAAAAACTACAAAGACGCTGAAACGATGTCAAATTATATGGCAGAAATTCTTAAGAGTTGGAGAGCAACACTAATCAAAACTGCAGATAGAATGCATAACTTCAGTACTTTGAGAGATGCTACGCCAGCTAAGAAAATGAAACAAGTGGGCGAGACAGAAACTTTCTTCTTTCCATTCTTTAAGGATGCTAGAAATAAGTATCCACGATATGCTCAATTCTTCTATGCAGCTAAAACCGCTATCAAACCACACCTTGATGAAATTAGAGAACATTATATTGAAATGGAAGCTCTGCAGTCTAAAATCACAATTCTAGAATCTAAGCTTCAAGAAGCTCAAAGAGGCGTAGTGTAAAAAAGAGAACTCCTTTATTATCATTTTATTGCTTTAACCTATTACTCAAAGTAAAGATGGATAATAAAGGAGTGTTTTTTCATGAAGAGACTAATAAGAAAAGCAAATGAGCTGGGAACGTTTACGTTTGCTCAAGTTAGAGAATATATTGGTCAGAAAACTCCAAATGTATTGTTTGGATTGAATTTAGAAGAGCAAGAAAAATTGGGTACAATTCTAGATTTATTTGAGGGTGCCGTAAAGGAAGCTGCGGATTATTCCGGGCTTGGTATGCCGCAACTAGAAGTTGGAGTTGCTAACTACGATAATATTGCTTACTATAAGCTCGGTTCAGGAATATTAACAATCAATGAGGGAAGTTTTGATCAATTGTTTAATGCTACAAATGATTACATTGAAATGGTTGGAGTACATGAATATGGGCATTATGTAGATGAAAAACTTGGTAATATCAGTGAAACTGATGGGTGGAAAGAAATTATCAATAAATCTACAGTAAACTATCTAGAAGGTTATGGAATTACTGCAACTACTGATAAACCAGCCGAACAATTTGCTAATGTTTTTATCGCATGTGTGTGGGGAGCAACTGATGATGAGTGCACACAATTCATAAATAATTCAATCAGAGGGAATTAAAATCAATTAAATATAAATTTACATCATGTCACACTATTCATCCTAGAGGATTAACTGGATTCCTAATTAATAATCTTTTTATAATGATTTAAATATAAAAAAGAGACCTTATCTCAAATAGATAAGGTCTCTTTTTTATTCTTCTTCTGTAACTTTGTTCATTTCTTTTTCGAGAAATTTATTGAATTTTTCTTCATCTTCTTTACGAATATATCTGAAATTCCAATCATTTTCGCCATCCATAACAATAACTAATAGATGTTTCTCTTCATCAAATTCTTGAATATCTTTAGTTTCGTTTAAGTCAATGGTTTTAGTTTTCTTTGGTTTTTCTTGTAATTTTAAAAATGTTAATCCCTTAAGAGATACTTTTACTTCTTTCCACATTTCTTTATGATTATTTGCAGTCATTTCATACTCTTCAATTAATTCCTCGAAATCATCAACGTATCCGTTGTAATCATGCAATATATCTACGATTTTAGCAATTTGTTTTTTATTTGATTTATACGTAAACACTGGTTCAATATTCTTAACGCTGTTACCATTATCAGCAACACTTTTTTTCGTATAGACTGAAATGTTAAACTCCTCTTTAATAGCTATAACATGCTCTCCATGTTTAAAATTAGGCTTATTGAAGACATTAGAGAGATAAATATTGATTCTTTTGTTGTAAACATCAATATCTTCATTGAGGACCTTCAAGTCGTGTTCTATAACCCTTAATTCAGTACTAATTTCAATAATATCTCTAGCGAATTCCTTGATCTTAGTGTTTCCAGTTATTTCCCACATAGGGATTTTTGGTTTGATAGACTTTTTCAAGTAGATCCCTCCTTTACTTTCATTATAGTTAATTTACTAATAATTTTTATAAGCATCATTATTTTTGTCTGGAAAAATTTTTTTTAGTTCGGTATTAATAAATTCGATTGTTGTTTTATTTCTTTAATGAAAGGGGGAGATAATCCACACAGGAGGTGACGTGTCGTATGATGATCACGAAAATAAATTCAATCTTGGACAAAGTTAAAGAGGTTGATAATGAAGTATACGAACACTTAGAGAGAACTGCCTTATTAAGTTTTGCATTAGCTAAAGGTATTAAGTTAGGACCAAAGGAAATGGAAAAAGCATACTTTGCAGGTTTGATTCACGATGTTGGCATATTAGAGTCAGCAAAAAATAATCATGAACTTACTGCACTTTATGGTAGTATGATGTTGAGATTTGTTGATGGGTTTGAAGAAATCTCAGAAGCAATAAAATATCAAGGTAATTACAAACTACTTGACGAAGGAAATTTTTCCTACGTATTGGCTCAAATTTTAGCTATTGTGAATAAATATGATGAACTTAGAGTTCAAGAGGGTTTATCGCATGAAGAAGCAAAAAGTATCTTAAACGAATATGACCTCAAACATGACTTTGTTGAGAAGTTTATTGAAATCGTTGAGCAAGAGGACTTAATCTAATAAAAAAACAGCTAGTAAAATAGCTGTTTTTTTTATGCCCATTAAATTGTTAAGTATATTGAACTTTCAGATAATAATCTATATCCAAGTTTCAATAAATGTACTTCGTTTTGATACAAAAATTAACAAAATTTTGCAATTGGAAGTTATATTTACATAAGTGTTTTTGCTTCCAAATACTTAGCAGATTTACATTTCGAAATGTGTAACGATTATATAAAGTGAGATTCAAGCTATTTTATTAGCCCCGGGAATATAACTTCTCAACCTGGCCGGTTAAAAAAAGCTTGCTATTATCTTACTATAAAAATAGATTCTAAGAAGAGGTGTTCTATAAACATGACAGTCATCATTGGCAAAAATGGTTCGAAAGAACTAGATTTAGAAAGATTTTCCAAAAATATCGACAAAATAACAGCGAATTATCCGCATCTTGAAGTTGAGGCTTACAAACAATCCTTAATTGATGCAATCACAGCAAAAGATACTTACACTAAAGAACAGGTTACACATCTTAAAGTTCTAAAAGCACTTGAAAATATCGACATTGACAAACCGGATTGGACTTACATCGCAGCTCATACTTATTTGGAGACCTTGTACAGTGACGCAGCTTATTTCCGTGGTTACGATGAAGATCAAAACTACGGTTCACTTTACGAATTACTTACACTGCTTACTAAAGAGGGAATCTACAATCCAAAAATCCTTTCCTCTTACACAAAAGAAGAAATTGATGAAATGGAAAAAGTTATTGATCCGGAAAGAGATAAGGACTTTAACTACATTGCAATAAAAACTTTAGCTGATCGTTATCTTGCAACTGACCATGATAATAATATTTACGAACTCCCTCAAGAAAGATTTGCAATTATCGCTTTGACAATTATGCTCAAGGAAAAACCGGAAAACAGATTAGAATTGGCAAAAGAAGCTTATTGGGCTCTTTCAAATCGTTACATGACTGTTGCAACGCCTACTCTTAATAACGCAGGTAAATCTTATGGACAATTAAGTTCGTGCTTTATTGATACAATGGACGATAGTTTAGATGGCATTTTTATGACAAACCATGATGTAGCGCGTTTAAGTAAGTCCGGCGGCGGAATTGGCGTGTATCTTGGTAAAATTCGTTCTCGCGGTTCAGATATTAAAGGTTTTAAAGGTATTTCTTCTGGTGTAATCCCTTGGATGAAACAATTGAACAATACTGCAGTGTCAGTTGACCAACTCGGACAACGTCAAGGAGCTATTGCTGTTTATTTAGATGTATGGCACAAAGACATTTTTTCCTTCCTTGATTCAAAATTAAACAATGGTGACGAAAGAATGAGAACACACGACTTATTTACGGGTGTTTGTCTTCCTGATTTGTTCATGGAAATGATTGATTCTCGTGAAGATTGGTATATTTTTGACCCGCATACAATAGATAAAGTGATGGGATATAGATTAGAAGATTCTTATGATGAAGAAAAAGGTAGAGGTTCTTTTCGCAACAAATATTTTGCTTGCGTAGATGCAGCAGAAGCTGGTAAGTTTGGTCCTAAAGGTGTTTCTTATGATGTAGTTCCAGCTATTGAAATCTTCAAACGTATCATGAAGTCTCAATTAGAAACAGGAACTCCTTACATGTTTTATCGTGACACTGTAAATAGAGATAACCCTAATAAACATGCAGGTATGATTTACTCTTCAAATCTTTGTACGGAAATTATGCAAAATATGTCTGCTACAACCATTTCTGAAGAAACAACTGTTGATGGTAAAATCATCATCACTAAAACTCCTGGTGATTTCGTAGTATGTAATCTTTCTTCAATTTCACTTGCTGCAGCAGTTACAGCAAATGTACTTGAAAGATTGATTGCTATCCAAGTTCGTATGTTGGATAACGTTATTGACTTGAACACAATTGAAGTTCTTCAAGCTCAAGTTACAAATCAGAAGTATCGTGCAATTGGTCTTGGCACATTTGGTTGGCATCACCTTCTTGCTCTTAAAGGTATTAAATGGGAAAGCCAAGAAGCTGTTGATTATGCTGATGAATTATACAGCAAGATTGCATATTTGACAATTAAAGCTTCTATGGATCTAGCAGTTGAAAAAGGCGCTTATCCTGCATTTCCTGGTTCTGATTGGTCAACTGGCGATTACTTTGATCGTAAGGGTTACAATACTCCGGAATGGCAAGCTCTTAAGGCTTGGGTAATGAAAAATGGTATGCGTAATGGATACTTGATTGCAGTAGCACCAAACTCTTCAACTTCAATCTTGGCTGGTTCCACGGCATCTATTGACCCTATCTTCCAAATTTTCTACTCCGAAGAGAAGAAAAACTACAAAATTCCGGTTACTGCTCCAGATCTTAACCCAGAAACTTATGAATTTTATCAATCAGCTTATACGCTCGACCAGCGTTGGAGTGTTAGACAAAACGCAGCTCGTCAAAAGCATATTGACCAAGCGGTTTCGTTTAATATCTATGTTCCAAACAACATTCCGGCTAAGAAACTTCTTGAAGTTCATAGGTTAGCTTGGGATTCAGGTATGAAAACAACTTACTATGTTCGTTCAACCTCTACTGAAATTGAAGAGTGCGAATGGTGTGCAAGCTAATTATACAGAAGACTATATAAGATGGAGTGTTAAAAGCACTCCATCTTTTAAATAAGATATCAAAAGACTACGAGATAAGGAAGGAACACAAACAATGGATAAATTAAATGACCGTAAAATTTATGATATAAGTGCACCTAATCGTTCTACAGGTATTATCAATGGAGAAAGTTCTAACGTATTGAATTGGGATGATTGTCGTTTTGACTGGGCGTACCCTCGATATAAAAAAATGTTAGGAAATTTCTGGACACCATTTGAAATAAACATGGCTACAGATGTAAAACAATATCTTCAATTAGAACCGCATGAAAAAGAAGCATTTAATAAAATTATTGGTTTGCTTGCGTTTTTAGATAGTATTCAAACAGATTATGCCTTTAAAGTTGCGAATTATCTTACAGATTCTAGTTTGAACGCAATCATGGTTACGTTAGCATTTCAAGAAGTTGTTCATAATCAATCTTATTCTTATGTCTTGTCATCTGTTGCTGATAAGAAAATTCAAGATGAGGTATTTGAATATTGGAAGCATGACCCAATTTTACTTGAACGAAATGATTTTATTGCTAAAGCTTATGAAAAATTTACAGATGAACCAAATGTAGAGAATTTCTTGAAATCTATTGTTTTTGATATTATTCTAGAAGGTTTGAACTTCTATTCTGGTTTTGCATTCTTCTATAATCTTGCTCGTAATCAAAAGATGGTTGCTACATCCACAATGATTAATTATATCAATCGTGATGAGCAATTGCATGTTGATACATTTATTAAGATTTTCAGACAAATCTTAGTTGAGTATCCTGAATATGATACTCCAGAGATGGCAAGCTTCGTTATTGATACATTTACAAAGGCAGCTGAGCTTGAAATCAAATGGGCTCATTATATTATCGGAAATAAGTTTGATGGAATTAACATTAAAGATCTTGAAGCTTATGTTAAATTTATGGCTAATAACCGTGTTCATGCTATGGGATTTGAACGTCCTTTTGAAGGATTTAGAACTAATCCAATGCGTTGGATTAAGGCTTATGAAGACGTAGATCTTGGAAAAACTGACTTTTTTGAACAGAAATCCCGTCAGTACACTAAAGTTAGTATAGATAATGGATTTGATGATTTGTAATGTTAGACATAAAAAAAATGTATTCACACATTAAGTCGATAGGATATTCTCATTCAAAAGATGACCTTGGAACTTATTTTGACATGGATGGCCAAAAACTTAGCATAATAAAAACAGGTTTATGGTATACTTGTTACCATAACACAAGAATAGATGGAAATTGGCATTTAACTGCTAAAAGTCAAGTTTTTGATAAATTTGAACAAGCTTTAGGTTGGATAGTAAAGGAAATAGAAAAAAGCCATTAAAAAGTTGGTCTTAATTGACCAACTTTTTAATTTTGTAATGAAATCATCATATAATTTCTTATCATGAAAAGGAATATTTGAGAGGAGAATTAAAATGATTAAAGCATTCAAAGCAGATTTAACGCAAGTACCCGATGTAGATTACATTCTCAACGCTGCTAATGGTGTAGGCCCGATGGGGAGTGGAATTGCAGGAGCTATTCGCAGAGCGGGTGGAACCGAAATTCAAGAACAAGCTACCATTATGTGTTCCAAGCACGATTATCAACCAGGAGATATTTACGTAACATCCGCTGGTAGATTATCATATAGAAAGATAATTCATCTTGTAACAATGAAATATCCAGGTGGGGTAACATCTTATGAAATTGTTGAAAAGTGTCTTAGAAATTTAGTTATGTATTGTAGAGCAGCATCAATCAAGAAAATCGCTTTACCGGCTCTTGGTACTGGCGTAGGAAAATTAGATCTTCAAAAGGTAGCTCAATTATTTGTTGAAATTTTAGGACCCGCTCAAGATATAGAATTTTTGGTAGTAGATATTGACCCCGTTTTCATTTATCATGTCAATCATCAAATTGATACAGAGGTTAAACAATAAGATACCGATAGAAGCAATACTTAAGATACAACTTAATGTTGTATCTTTTCTTTTTGCTTATTATGTTAAGAATGATTAGACATATTCATATAATGTCTTATATTTTTTATATCCGGAAGGGGTACAACTAGTGAGTTATGCTGACGTTATTTACAATGATTTAGTAAAAGATATTATTAACAATGGTGTATGGGATAAAGATGAAAAAGTAAGAACTGTGTGGAAAGATGGGAGTCCAGCTTACACAAAGAGCATAATTGGCGCACAATTTAAATCTGACAATTCTGAGGTAGCAATTTTAACTGGAAAAGAAGTTAAGTGGAAGGCTGCTATTAAAGAAATTTTGTGGATTTGGCAGAAGAAGAGTAACGTAGTACAAGTTCTTAGAGATATGGGAGTAAAGATATGGAATGAGTGGGAGTTGCCGGATGGTACTATTGGTAAAGCATATGGCTACCAAATGGGTAAACCTGCAATTAAAGTTAAGGTTTCTGAAGTATCACCATTAATTGAAGCTGGTTTCTTGAGCGATAATGTTATTCTTATTGATGGAGAGTACGCATACATTGACCAGATTGATTATTTGTTATATCAACTTAAATACAATCCGACATCAAGACGTCACATTACTACTCTTTGGAGTATTGAAGATTTGAGTGAGATGAGCTTGACGCCTTGTGTTTGGAAAACACAATGGTTTGTTAAAGAAAATAAACTACATGTTATTGTAGAAGCTCGTTCAAGTGATACTGGTTTAGGATTGCCGTTTAATATTTTCCAATATAATGTATTGCAAAGAATATTTGCTCAAATATTGGGTTATGAACTTGGTTCGTTTACATTCAACATTGGTGATGCCCATGTTTATGAAAGACATATTGAGCCATTGACTCAACAAATTGAATTACCACAATTCAAAGCTCCAGAATTAAAAATAAACACTGAGGGTAAAAACTTCTATGATCTTAGTATAGACGACTTTGAATTAATTGGTTATGAGCATGGGCCGTTTATTAGAATGGAGATTGCAATCTAATGAAAATTCTTATGATTGTAGCTTGTGATAAAAATGGAGTTATTGGAAAAAATAATCAACTTCCATGGTATTTACCAGAGGACTTGAAGTATTTTAAGAAGAGAACGACTGGTTATCCCGTTATCATGGGTAGGAAAACATTTGAATCTATTGGTAAACCACTTCCCAATAGAGAAAATATCATTTTAACGAGAGACACAGATTACACTATTGAAGGTTGCAAAATTATTCACTCAACAAATGAACTAATGTTTAGAAGTGATGTAGGTTTTGTAATTGGTGGCGCAGAGGTTTTTAATCAGTTTATGTCAATAGCAGATAAACTATTTATTACCAGAATTGACCATGAGTTTGGCGGAGACACTTATTTCCAAGAACTTGGTGATGAATGGAAATTAGTAGAGTCGACACAAGGCATAAAGGACGAAAAGAATCCTTACGACTATTTCTTTGAGGTGTATCATCGAAGTAAATAAGGAGTGATACAAATGAAACGTCTTATTAAAAAATCAATGGACTCTAATGAGGGTAATCCGGAATATGATTTGAAAGAAGATTACAATGGTGAAGCTACTGAAGTTCCAAGAGAAGATCCATATCTTGGTAGATATGTAGAAATTACTAATCGTAGATCAAAATATTATGGTCATCATGCATGGGTCGATGATAAGTTTTTTACAGACAGATACAAGTTATTTATTGAACCATTGAGATATGATGATGTACCTGAAGGAAAAGACTACATTATTAATTTTGTAGGCACATATCAAGCACCAAAGTGGTTTAGTGTTATTGAGTAGAGAGAGTTTATACTCTCTCTTTTTAATTTTTACAAATTATCTACATATGATATAGTTATCAAATAATAGAAGAGATATGGAGATGTTCAAAATTGAATATAATTGATGCGAGTAGTTATGGTTTTGGTGGTACGCAGACAGCAAATTTGGTTTATAATAGTCCGCCACCACCTTTAACGGATGAACAAAAAATAGCAAAAAGTATTAATGACTTGCACGCTCAAATTAAAGAAAAAGTAATGTTATTCGAAGGCTTGGTTTTAGAATTGCAACGTAAGACAAGCAAAAAAATTGACTTCAACGAAACGGTTTACAAACAATTAGAAAGTACTGAAAATTCTTTAAATGAAGTAATTAAAAACGTTAATGAATTAACTGAGCAATTAGATTATGCTAAAGATATTCTTGATGCAATCAAGACCTCTCAAGAGATTTCAGATGGTTACAAAGAATATGAAGATAAAAAAAAGAGTTCACAACGGTTTGGACACTTAAATATTAATGGTATTATTAACACTCCAAACATTAGTATTGGTGGTCAAACGATAAATACCGTTTATACGAGTCAACCTAAAACTATCACCCAACCGCCCACAACAGTAACGCTTGGTGATGTTTTTGTAGATGACGTTACGTATCAAAATAACATGTTCAATCCTTCTAAAACAACTTCAAATACAGAACAGCTTAACAATATTAAGAAATCAGTGGAAAGAGCATTTACTATAAATGGAGGAAATAAACTCTAATGGAATTTAATTGTGTAGAAACATTAAAACAACTAGTACAAGATATTGAAGGCAAGATGCCAACATCAATCATAGATTTATTGGACGAAAAAGTTGAATATTTGATAGATAATGGAATTACTGAAAATATGCACATTGGTAAGACTGATTGGGATTTAATAAGCGCATCTGAATGGTTGCTTAGCATGTTTATTGGTATTGTAAAAAAAGGTAAAGAAAAAGACGTTTATTTTAATGCATTTGGTAGTTGGTTAACTCACGTTTATCACTTCGTTATTGATAATAAAGCGGATTTAAAATAAGAGGGAGAAATCTCTCTTTTTTATTTGAAAAAATCACAAATTGGTATTATGCTTTGAGCGTGTTTTTGTATTCTATAACTACGAAAGGGGGAATGTCGAATGAACAACCATGATAAAGCACTTGTTGGAACAATTGAAGATGTGTTAAAAGACATTTCTAGTGAAAAAGGAATTAGATTAGATAAAGACAAGCTTGAGTTTCTTAAAATGATCTCTAAGACGAAGTATTCTGGCTTACCAACCCCTAAATTGGTTTCTACTATGAACGCACTAAAAGACAAAAATGACGATTGGTTTGGTGAGATTTTAGCTGATGGATTGGCTGAACAACTTAATTACCAAACTCCAACAAGTAAGGTGAGACAAACCTTTAATGGTTGGTTCATTACGTCAGAAGGCAGAAAACTTCTTAAGGAGATCATTAATAAAATGTAAGAGACAGTTAAATACTGTCTCTTTTTTATTTATTATATATTTATTAATCAAGGAGGTATGATAACATGGCGGTTGAAAAAGGACCAAATAGAAAGATAATTTTATCAGACGTAATTTCCAATGCAACTGTAAACGTGGCTATGCAAAGAATCCTTGACATCAACGAGTACGATGATGAAAGAAACTCTAAAGAAAAAGATTACAAAGTCAAACCTATTGAGTTGGTCATTAACTCACCTGGTGGTTCAGTGTACGATGGATTTGGTTTAATATCTGTTATAGAAAACAGCAAAACTCCAATTGATACTTATTGTTTTGGTAGAGCTATGAGTATGGGATTTTCAATTTTCTTAGCTGGTGATAGGAGATATTCCGGGAAATATTCAACTTTTATGTATCATGACATTTCTACTTTTACGGGTGGTTCGCTTGAAGATATAAAACGTACCGTTAAAGAAATGGAAAGACTTAGTAAGCAATATGATGATTACGTTCTTGCTAGAACAACTCATATTCTAAAGGAAACTTTGGATGGATACAAAGTAAGAACAGAAAATTGGTATATTGATCCTGTAGAATCAGTTAAACTTGGAATTGTGCACGAAATTTTATAAAAAGAGGAGATTTTTTAAACAATGAGACGCTATATGAAAGATCAAGGAACGTATACAGAACTAATGAATCAGCTTAAGGATAAATTTTCCGACAATCTTGGCCATATTTTTATTGATGAGATCTTAGTTGTTCAAGATACTGAATTTGAAGTTAAACCGCCAAAAGGTCGTAGTGGTGAGGACCCAACCGAAGAGCAAAATGAAAAGTTTGAACAAAAGAAGAAAAAAGCATGGAAGTTCCAAATGAAAAAACTTCCTGAAATTTTTGCTGATGTATTGGATACTAAAAAAGAATTTATGTTAGTTGTTCGACAAAACTTAGTTAAAGACCTTTCTGAAGAACAAGTATTAGCTCATCTATATACTGAACTTAGAAAGATTAACACTGAGTATAAGCTAGGTAAACCGGACCTTCACACTTTCTCTGATTTGGTAAAATTGCTTGGCCGTCCTGATTGGGATCAAGCTTTTGGTATTCCTAATATTCTTGAAGTTTAATTAAAATATCTCCCACTATCAAAAAATGGTGGGAGTCTTCTTCTTTAAGGGAGGTTTAGTAATTTGGAACAAGACGTAGAGCTTTTAAGAAGTGAAATTTATCAACTTAGAAACGAAATCTATCAACTTAGAACTGAAGTTGGTCAACTAAAGTTAGATTCAGATAGTTTAGAAAATAAAATATCAAATCAACACACCGTTTTGATTCAAGCCATAAATATGCAGATAAACTTGTTAAACCAAATGAATCAAACTATTGGTTCATTAAACAGCAAGTTGTCAGATGTTGAAATTAAAACCAACTACACTGATGATGCTATTAAGGAATTAGCAGATGCGAATAATGGTATAATTCAAGAACTTCATGAAATGAAAAGTTCAATTGATACTATGAAATTTTACACACTTGGCTACAATCCCAATCAAGGCTAGTTATAAATCATAGATTTAAATGTTATTTAAATAGTGTCACGTCGGCTGGTTTAGTCTATTTAAATCATAACTTCAACTAATGGTGGTGGTTGGAAATGGGAGCAGAACCCGGGAGAATTGATTATAAGAAGAATGATAGAGTCATTGACTCTGCATGGGATGAATTTTCTGAGTATATTGGAGAAAACAAAATCAAAACTCCGCTCGCATTAGAAGAATTTGAGCAGATTTTTTCAGAGCTAAATAAGAATGGTGAGTACACAATGTGGAAAGATTTAATTCTACAATCTTTCAGATACGATTCATATTCTTGGCCGCTCGTTGAAAGAACCCTTAGTTAATTAGGGTTCTTTTTCTTTTAAAACAATTTTCTCTTTTACATAAAATAATACATAGATTCAGCATTATTCAATAATAGAATAATTGCACACAAGAGAGGGCTGAGTTTATGTCAGTATACAACGGAAAAGATTTTGGAAGCATTACTATCAATTGGGGAAGTATGTATTCTGGGAAAACGGAAGAGTTGCTTCGTCAAATCAAAAGAGCAAAAATAGCAGGTAAAAAGTTTCAACTTTTCAAACCATCAAAAGACGACAGATATGGAATTGACCAAGTTAAAACTCACTATGGTTTTGGATTAGAAGCTATTGTTGTTAAGAATTCAGAAGATTTACTTGACAAAGTTGATAGTGATACTCACATCATTGGTATAGACGAAGGTCAATTTTTTGATTCTGGATTAATTGACGTTTGCCAAATACTTAAGAGGCAATATCATGTCGATGTTATCGTTTCAGGTTTAGATTTAAAGTTTAATTGTGAACCATTTGAAGTAATGATGAATTTAGCTGCACTTTCTGACAAATGTAATAAGTTTAATGCCGTATGCGTTAAATGTGGAAAAGACGCTTATGTTTCTCACAGACTTACTCAAGATAGTAGTGATATTGTTGTAGGCAGCGAAGGTGTTTATGTTGCTTTATGCGAAAAGCATCATTTAGAAGAAAAAGCAAACAAATAAGAAAGGGTGTTTTAGAATGATAAGACAAACTCAAAAATTCCAAGTGGGAGATAAAGTCCACTTTATGTTAGAAGACAAATATGAAATTAAAGGTACTGTTGTTTATACTGGTTTGTATTACAAACAAATTGATCCAAGCACAGATAAACCAATTGCAAAATTTGGTTATTCGGAAAAAATTCTCAATCGCATGATGGAAAACAGAAATGTTATTTGGCCAAAATTCTTAGATTATAAAGCTTATGTTGACGATGAAGTTTATAAAATTGTTGGTAATGCTGTTGAAGTAGAATTCGACACTCCACTTTACTACAATGGTGTAGAAATGAATGATTGGACGTTCAAAGAGAGCCACATTCTTAAAAACTTGATTGGGGAGTAAAATTTATGGTTATTGTTACTAAGAGTGATGAACAAATTTTTGTTGAGCTTAATGATTTTCATGGTATGCCAATTGAACAAAGAGGCCCAAAGCTAACAATAACTGTAGATGGTTATGTTCCATATCCCATGCATACTCTTATTAGATGGATGCATAAAGACGAAGAAAGAGGAATGTATAAGATTTACAAATCCATTTGGGAAAATGGAAAAACTAAAATTTACATCAAAGAAGAGTAGGGTTGTAGAAAGGGTGAAATTGTTGACTAAATATATCTTTGTAACTGGTGGAAATATTTCTGGATTAGGGAAAGGTGTAGCTTGTGCTAGCATTGGAATGATGCTGAGAGAACATGGGTATAAAATTACCCATAAAAAAGCCGATCCATACTTAAATATCGATCCTGGTACCCAAAACCCATTAGAACATGGTGAATGCTATGTGACTGATGGCGGTCTAGAATGCGATTTGGATTTTGGAACATATTATCGTTTTACACAATCGGAATTCGATGAAAACTCAAGCTTTACATCCGGTAGAGTTTATAGAGAAATTATAGAAAATGAAAGAAAAGGTTCTTATCTTGGTAAGACAGTACAAATTGTTCCTCACGTTACAGATTTGTTGCAAGATAAATTTGAAAACAAAACCGATAGTGATATTTGTATCATTGAAATTGGTGGTACAATCGAGGATATTGAAGGTCAACCATTCTTGGAAGCGGCTAGACAGTTTGTTAGAAAGGTCGGAAGAGAAAATGTAGTTTTTGTACATTTGACATACGTGCCTTTTTTAAAAGCAAGTAAGGAGTTAAAAACGAAGTTAACCCAACAAACTGTTAAGAATTTACGTAGTATGGGTATTAATCCTGATATTTTAATTTGCAGAACCGAACAACCTTTAGCGAAAGAAATTAAAGAAAAGATTTCTCGCATGTGCGACGTTGAAGTGGACGCTGTATTTGAGGGTTTGGATGTAGAAACAATTTATGATGTGCCAATTAAATTCTTCAACCAAGGTTTGGACAAAATCATTTGTAAAAAACTTCGTATTTATCATGACGATGCAGTAGATTTAAAAGATTGGAAAAAACTTCTTCAAGGTCTTAAAAAACCTGAAAATGAAGTAACAATTGCAATTGCAGGTAAATATGTAGCTTTAGAAGATGCTTATATGTCTGTAATTGAAAGTTTAAAGCATGCTGGAGCTTATTGGAATACGAAAGTAAACATTAAATGGGTTGATACTGAACAAGTTGAAAAATACGTTGAGCATCAACAAATTGCGGTAGAAAAAAAATGGGCATGTGACTTTACACCATATGAACACAGATTCTTTGGAGATGTTGACGGTATTTTAATTCCAGGCGGATTTGGAAATAGAGGGATTGAGGGTAAGATACTTAGTGTTAAATATGCTAGAGAGAGTAATATACCATTCCTTGGAATTTGTTTGGGAATGCAGGTTGCGACCATTGAGTATGCTAGAAATATGGCTGATATCAACGATGCAACATCTCAAGAGTTTAGTGAGAATGGCTCTCATATTATTCATTATCTGCCAAACCAATCTGATGAAACAGATAAAGGTGGAACAATGAGGCTAGGTTCTTATGATTGTCATGTTAAAACCAATACGTTGGCTCATGATTTATACAAACAAACAAATATTAAAGAAAGACATCGTCACAGATATGAGTTTAACAATGATTATAGAGATATTCTTTCTAATGCTGGTTTAAAAATTTCCGGAATAAATACTCAACAAGATTTAGTTGAGATTATTGAAATACCAGGTCATCAATTTTTTATAGCTGGACAATTTCATCCAGAATTTAAATCTTCTTTAGTTAATCCACATCCATTATTTATTGGTTTGGTTGACGCAGCTCGAAAAAACAAATTTGGTAGTTCTAAGTAAGCTTCTTTAAAATTAAAAAAGAGGAGTGAAATACATTGAAAGAAAAGGACGATCAAAAACACGTTGTAATGACAGAGCACGGTGAACAAAGGATTAAGGATAGACTTGGTCTTAGTAAAAAGACTGCTGATAAGACAGCTCAAAAAGCTTTAGATTTTGGTGTATCGCATTCTGAAACTAAAGGGAGTCTTAAAAAGTTAATTGATGGGCTTTATCTTAGAGAGAAAAAAGCGAATAATATTAAGATCTACAATAGAAATATCTATCTCTTCAAAGACGTAGTGTTGATTACTGTAATCAATCTACCAAATAGATATTCTGCAGCAGCTGATAAGTTGCAAAAGAATAAAAATAAAGACATGCAAGAAGTCAATTAATTTCTCAAGTAGAAATGAGGACAAAAAATTATGTACGAATGCTATAATGCTGAAAATGGAATCTTGATTGGACATTCATCCGTTAAACCGGAGAAAGGTGAAGAACATTCATTTGGTGATGATCACTACGTTGCTACATTCAATGTGAAAGACCTTTGTTTCTTTCAACCTAAAATTTCAATTTCGATAAGAACGAGCAACAAATAAATCCGTTCCTATTATAAAGAGGAGGTTTAAAAACCTTCTCTTTTTTATTTGTGAATTTTCTGGTATATTTGAATATTTTTCAGCATAGAATATAACATAGAGGATTATTATTTAGTGAATCATGATAACTACAGCGGTAAAAAATGATTGACAATGTGTATTTTATCATGATATAAAACAGTAACCATCAGATTGAAAGATGAATATATTAATATTAGGAGGTTATAAGATATGCTCTGTAAAGATTGTTTAGAAAAAGCAGCTAGTAAGTTGTTGGCAAATGACGTAACTATTCTAGAGTATCTTAACACTCAGAAGGCAACAATTCCACAATGTTCTATATCTAGAGAGGTGATTAGAGATGAGTTAGAAATGACAAATCACAAATGTTTTTCGGCTTTAGAAAGATTAGATTGTTTCGGTTTTGTTGAAAAAAGCAGTAGACACAAAGCTAGTAAGTATCATATAACTGAAGGCGGAATTGTGGTCTTAAGTATTTTTGAAAACAAAATGAAAGAGGTGGTCTAAATGTTGAAAATTGGTTTTTTGACAATTGGTGAGGGTGGTTCTAATATTGGTGAATATGCTGCTGGAAAAGGTTGTCCGGTCATAGCTGTAAACAGTGCAAAAATTGATCTTGGAAAACTAAAAGCAGTACCAAAAGATAGTAGAATTCACCTTGCTGGTTGGGAAGGTGCTGGTAGAAACAGAGACGTTGGTAAGGAGGCAATGATTGCTCATGCAGAAACAATCAGTGAAAAGGCAAGAGTTAAACATGACGAATGTGACATTGTTTTTGTCGTTGGTTCTACAGGCGGTGGAACTGGTAGTGGCGCTCTTCCTGTAGGAGTAGAGATACTTTCTGACTTTAAGAAACATGTTGGAGCAATAACAATTCTACCAGCATTGAGAGAGAGTCCAAAAGCTCATATGAATTCTTTGGAATGTTTTTCAGAAATGAGCCAATTTGAAGATTTGGGTGGAGTATTTACTATTGACAATGAAAAAGCAGAAGAGATTTTTAAAGGCCAAGACAGAACTTCAATTTATGAATTGTCAAATCAACAAATAATTGACAATCTAGTTGAAGTAAGTGCTCTCACTGGACAATCATCATATGTATCCAATTTTGATAAGAATGATTTATTAGAGGTACTAAGCGATAGAGGCTGTACCGTTATCAGTAAAATTATAGTTCCTATTGACAAACTGAAAAATTCATTAGATATAGTAAATGCAATTAGAGATTCTTGGAAACAAGTGTGTTCGCCAGATATTGCATATGGCCAAATTGTTAAAGCGGTTGTTCTTGGCAAAATACCAAAAGAAATGACTTCTATTATTGACGTTAAAAAGGTTTTTGAAGAAACTGGGATGCCATACGACATCATTGAAGCTTATTATCCAAATACTGACCACCAAAATCATTGCATTTTTTATACGATTTTGTCTGGTTTGGCTTTCCCAGTAGAACGTCTTAACCAAATTGAAATCAATGTTCAAAAAATCGAACAAGATTTAATGGACAGAATGGAGTCTTCTAGGAACCAAACATTTAAAACTAGTAATTGGAACTCTAAATTCAAAAGTAATTTAGGCAAGGAAAAAGAAAGAACAACTTTGTCATTAGCTGAAAAGCTTGCCAAATACAAATAAGAGGTGACAACTATGAAATTTTCTGAGTTTAAACAATTAAAGGAAGCTTCCTCATTTGAGGAGGCTCTTCGCGAGGTAGGCAAAGTAAGTAAAAATAAAGAGCAGTCCATGGAAGAAATTGCCATGATAATAATTCAAATTACAGCTTTTGCTATTTTGGCTCCATTTATAGTAAAGACAGTTTTTCCAGCAATAGGAATTTCTTTTGTTGGTCATGAAGCAATTAAAGTTGTAGATGCTTATTTAAATCATGTAGATGCACTCATACATTAGAGAGGTCTTCACCTCTCTAATTTTTTTATTTATATTTAATATAGATCTTTTATATTTATAGATGCACTCTATGAATAACCATTTCGCACTCATTGAATAATCATTTATCCATGACATCTTTTAAGATGTCTTTTTAATTTTTCTATAAATATTAAATATAATAATCAAATAGATATTTTTGATGGTTTATTTTAAACAAGAGGTGAAACCAATTGTTAGATTACATTGATGAAGAGGTTGCAGAAGTAATTGTAAATGACGTTATTGATTTTTACAATACTTATATTGCAATGAAAAGCTTAACTATGGAGAGTTTTGATGTTGAAAATTTTGACAATAGAACTATTAATATTTATATCCATAATAATGTAAGTTGGAATGGTTATAGATATCCATCTGCAAGAATCATGAGAGAAAGCAGAACAAGAGTACGTTTTAATTTTATTTTCAAAGTAGAAGAACTTGAATGGGCAATGAAGTTATATCACATGCTTGATGGATACATATATGTAAAACTAACTAATACTAATGAAATTAATGTTAGTTTCTCATTAGACCTAGGCTCAAAACAAGGCTGTCTAGACTATTTTAATAATTTGCAAACGTAGGTGAAGACATGTTGGATGAAGTACAAGAATATCTTGATGCGCTCTATATTATGAGATCGCTAACTGGCGATCATCTTGAAAAATATAAATTTATACGCAAAGTAGATAGAGTTGATTTTTCTAGTTTGACAGCTTGCTATGCAGATCATACTACAAAAAAATTTACAATGAAATGGATTCCCATTATTTCAATAATTATTGAACCAGATTTTACAATTTCATTTACTGGTAAATTTAATAAATGGGACGGACCATTTGAGAAAAATTTAAATCTATATGCAAATAAGCATAAAGGATATAAATCAATAAATCCGGTGCCTCAATCAAGAAAGACGCAATTTTTATTTAATTTCTCAGACATAGAATCATTTAAAAAATTCTTTGAAATGTATTATTGGAGGGAATATGCTAGTAAACGATGAAACTTTTAGTAAATATGAAGTGCTAAATATTTATTTATACGGTTCAAAGGTCTATGGTTGCAATCCTAATGGAGACGATGACTATATTGTAGTTGTTAAGGGAAAAGATATAAATGAACAATTTGTTAGCGATGAATATGATGCTACATTTTATAGTGAAGATGTATTTCAACATATGATAGATGAGCATGACATTTCAGTGTTGGAATGTTTGTTTCTTCCAGAAGACAAGATTATAAAGGAAGATAAAAAATTCAAATTCGAGTTAAATCTTAATAAACTAAGAATAAATGTTTCAGCTAAAACTTCTAATAGTTTTGTAAAATGTAAAAAGAAATTAGCTATTGGTAATGAACGTGAAGCATACATTGGAAAAAAGAGTTTGTTTCATTCACTAAGAATGCCAATGTTTGGAATACAAATTGCAAAGTATGGTAAGATTGTTGATTATAGTGAAGCTAATGAATTTTGGAATATTATAATTCAAAATGAAATTAATGATTGGACTTTTTACAAAAAAACATTTCAGCCAATTTCAAATATGATAATGACCGAATTTAGAAAATTAGCACCACTAGAAGAACCTTCAGAGTAAGGTTCTTTTTTTATGTAAAAAACATCATAAACTCATTAAACACTATTTAAAATCAATCCTGCTTCTTTATATAATAATCAAATAACAAAAGAAAACCCAGGAGGAATTAAAAAAAATGAAAAAAGTTGTAATTGGATGTGTGGCAGTTTTTGTAGCTTTCATTCTTATTACTTGTATTGCTGCAGGTACTATTTTAAGTTCCCGGAACACAGCTGTTACTTTAGAAAATAAAGTAAAAGCACAATACGCTTCAAATCAAGCTTCTTATGATGGAATGTGGAAAACTTTTGTCGAAATGACACAGGTTACTGATTTACAAGCTAAGCAAATGAAAGAAGTTTACACGGGATTAATTAGCGGACGTTATCAAGATCCAAATTTGCTTTTTAAAATGGTAAAAGAAGACAACCCAAAACTCGATACAACAGTTTATACAAAAATTCAACAAGCGATTGAAGCAGGTCGAAAAGGATTTACTAATGACCAAAAGAAAGTACTTGACATAGTGAGAGAATACAATACGTATATTCAACATCACTTCATTATGGCAGCAATTACAGGTCGTACTCAACTTGATGAAAACAAATATATTACAACATCTGATCGCACCAAAGATGCATTCAATAGTGGTAAAGATGGAGCAGTTAATTTAAACGGCAAATAAAAGGAGAAGATGATAGATGTATTGGGTACCAGTAATTATAGTTGGTTTAATACTTCTAGTCATTGAACTTGTATGGACTCGGAATTTCTTGCGAGTCCTCATTATTACCCTTGTGTCAACTCTTCTCATGGGTATTATTGTAGGGATTGACTACACCTCTCAAACCGCAGATACTGAAATTTGGTCTGGTAAAGTTGCAAGTTGGGAACACAAGGAAGAATGGGATGAATGGCATCCACCAAAAACAACTTGTACTACCAGTACAGACAGTAACGGTAATTCGAGGCAAAGTTGTAAAACAGAACCGGGATATACTGAACATCATTATGCACAAAATCACATTTATACAACAGATGATGGTTGGATTAATGTAGATAAGTCGCCTGATGGTAAGAAATTTGATGATAGTTGGCCAAATGATGATAAAATATTGAAACAATATTGGCCTGAAGGAACACCAACAGCTTCAACCCACTCTTATATAAACAAAGTACAAGCATCTTATTCTATTTATCGTCATAAAGAAATTGATTTGAATAAGTTTGAAAACTTACCTGATTATCCTAAAAAAGTAACAAATTACGTTAATGTTGATAGGATCGTTGGTGAAGTTCCGAATAAAGATAAAGCTTTAGTTGAACTCGCAAAATGGAATACAGAACTTAACAAAAGTGTATCTGACCCAGAAAAGCCAGGCAAAACCAAATCTTGGAAACAAGTTAACATTATTTTTGTTAACCTTGGCATAAACAAACCTCAAGAAACAGGATTTGCCTTGCAGGATAAGTGGGAAGGCGGAAACAAAAATGATTTTGTTATAGCTTTTAGCACTGATGAAGAAGGTAATGTTAATTGGTCATATCCATTCTCTTGGTCAGAAGCAGAACTTCTAAAGATTCAAGTACGAGATTACATGAATAGTCTTAAAAAGATTGATGATTTTGTGCCAGTTGTAAGTAATGTTTCTGAAATGTTAGCGAAAGATTTTGTAAGAAAACAATTTAAAGACTTTAACTATCTTCAAATTGAAGTAAGCACAGTTGGTTACGTATGCATTTTCATAGCTAGTTTTATTGCTTTAGCTTTAGGTGTTTTTCTCACAGTGATTCAACATAAAAATAATCAATCTCGTCAAAGTCGTAGACGTAGATAATGGGAGGATAAATTAATTATGTCAAAATTTGATAAAGCTTATGAAGCAGTAGAGGATGCAATGGGAAATGCTGGGTTTGATTTCTCTTATAGAGTAGATGGTGATGAAGAGGATGGTCAAATTTGTGTATTTGTAGATTCTCATGAAATTCCTGATGACACTGGTTATTATATGCGTGAAATCGCAAGTGTACTTGAAGGTGTAGATGGTATTTCTGTTGTTGATATGGAAGCTCACGAGACGGTTGTTGTTACTGCTAAAGTTGATAGCTTTAATGAAGATGATATTGAACTTGAAATTAGTAAAGAAGTCCCTCAAGAACTTAGACCGTCTGATGTATATGAGTTAGTCGTTAGAGTTATGCATGGCGATGCAGACCATTTCGATAATCTAACTTTTATTGCAGAAACACAATCTGAAGTAAAACAATATATTAATTTATTTGATAATATGCTTAATGAATACCCTAATGGTCGTGGTGGTGGAGATAATTACTATCATATTGAAGGGTTTGATAAATTGCTTGAAAGCGACTGGCCTTGGGATGTCACAGATGAAGATTCGCAAGCTGGAATTAAAAGCTACAAAGTCTATTACTATGATGAAGATAGCAAGAAATTTGAAGTAAAAATTAAAAGAAAGCGGGCGAACTAATCATGGCAACTATCCTTAAGATTGGCAAAGTCATTCCAACTGAACAAATCAAAAATGTATATGAGATTAAGGTTAACATAATGCATGGCGATGCTGATCATTATGAAGATCTTACATTTCATCTTGAAACTGAAGATGAAGTAAATCAATATATTGATTTACTAGACAGGATGGAAGCGGAATACCCTCACGGCCGAGGCGGTGGAGATGATTATGATCATCTTGATGGCTTTAATGAATTGCTTGGTGACGATTGGCCCGGTGATGTAACGAGTGATAGTATGTATCAAGCAAGTATGGACGGATATGTAGTTACTTATTATGATGAAAACGGTGTAGAGTATGAAGTGGAAGTTCAATATAGTGAAGGAGATAAATAAAATGAATAAAAAAATCATTGTACTTATTATTCTTGCCAATCTCGCTATTGGTGCTCTTGTTGGTTGTAATTCTGTTGCTAAAAAAATGGGTGGAACAATAAATGTAGATTTACCAAAAGGACAAAAATTGGTAAATGTAACTTGGAAAGATGCTAATTTGTGGTATCTTACAAAACAAATGAAAGACGGAGATATTGCTGAAACTTATGAGTTTAAAGAAGATAGTAATTTCGGTATCGTTGAAGGCAAAGTTATCTTCAAAGAGAGTAAGTAAAGATATGACTGATAAAAAAGATAAAGAACCAAAAGTTTTTGTTCTTAAACGAACGGAAGAAAATGAAGAATGGTGGAGAGAGATGGACAATTGGCTCCATCCTCAAGACCCTGAAAGAATAGCGGAAGTTAAGAGACGTTTTGAAGAATCCAGAGAGCGTTTCAGAAAGCTTAAGGAGATTGAAAATGAGAAAAAAGAGTAAACAACTCGAAATGAAATTCAACATCTTCAAGAAGCGAAAGAATTATTAATGATTACGTGAAGTTCGACGATAGCGAATAGGAGGAATTAAAGTGTCAGTTAAAAAATATGATGAGTTGTCGCAGCGGATGAAAAGTTACGAGTTTGCAAGCAAACAACAACTTACCCCAAGGATGCCGGTTATCATTCGTATTGATGGTTGTCACTTCCACACTTACACTAAGGGATTTGATAAACCTTTTGATGAAACTCTAATTCGAGTTTTCTGGGAAACTTGTAAATACCTTGCAGCTAATGTTATGGGTTGTAAGTTGGTTTACCACCAGTCCGATGAGATTTCTCTTTTGCTTACTAACTACGATAAACTAACTACTCAAAGTTGGTTTGATAATGGTCTTCAAAAAATGGCATCCGTTTCTGCATCATTAGCAACTGCTAAGTTTAATGATGAAATGAAAAAGATCTATCCAGACATGACAAAACTTGCAACATTTGATAGCCGTGTTTTCTTGCTCCCGCACAATGAAGTAGCAAACTATTTTATCTGGCGACAGCAAGATGCTTCTAAAAACAGCGTATCCATGCTTGCTCAAAGTTTGTTCCCTCACAAGGAATTGCAAGGAGTAAACACAAAACAAATGCAGGATAAGATGTTTACAGAAAAAGAAGTAAATTGGAATGACTTGCCAACATGGCAAAAAAGAGGGGCTTGCATTGTCAAAGAACAATTTGACTTAAACGGTGCGCAGAGAAATCGCTGGGTTGTTGATGAAGAAACTCCTATCTTTACTCAAGATAGAAGTTATATTGAACAATTCGTATACCAACAAAAAGAAGAAGAGAAGCAGGGTGTTAATCTCGCTTCTACATTAGGAGGAATATAAATCCATGGATAGAAAAATAGTATTAGAGGCAGTTTATAGTTATGTCAATGAGTTTGCTAATATCGATTACGATGGCTTTGAAACTGTTGGAGAAAAAGCAGAAAAGAAAGTTATATTTAATGATGTCGAAGACCTTGTTGAGTTTTGTATTAAAAATAAACTCGAGCTATCTGTACTACCTAATGGTACAATGGTTGTAGTTACTGACCCAGAAAACCCTGAGGATGCATCTATTTTAGGTCCCGTTGCAGCGCAGATCAATTAAAAAAATAGTTTACAGAAACTGTTTAAACTCATTTAAGGTTTAAATATAATATTTAAGTAACAAAATAAAAATTGAGGAAGTGACCCAACAGTGTCCAAATTCTACAAAAACCTAATCAAACTTGGTAACAAAACAAAAACTCTAGTTACAGTCAATTATGAACAATCTCAAAAAACAGAATCCACTACAGTTGATTCTATTCATCACATTCATATTCTTGATAGAAGTGGATCAATGAGCAGCGAAATTGCAAAACTTATTGAAAACGTTAAACAAACAATTACAGAAATGTCTCCAAACGATAAAGTTACAATCATTTGGTTTTCCGGTGCAAGTCAATGTAAGGTTCTAGTTAAAAATGCTTCTAAAGATGAAACTGAATTATTTGTATTGCTTGATTCTATCAAATCTACAGTTGGCGCAACTTGCTTCTCAACCCCAATGCAAGAAGCAAATGAAGTTATCAACGATTTGCAAGCTCTTAATCATAACTTTTCAGTTACAGTATTTACTGATGGTGAACCAGTTGTTCCTTGGTCTATCGCTGAAGAAGAAAACAAAATTTTTGTTGAATTGGCAAAAATGAAAGATAAAATTTTGGCTCTAAATACAATTGGTTATGGTTATTACTACAACCAAGATTTGCTTCGTCGCATGGCAGCTGAATCAATGTTTGGTACCGCAATTCACTCCAGTCAAATTAGTGAATATGTAAGTATCTTCCATCATAACTATGAAAAGGTAAGCGAACTCATTTTTGATTCTGCAGAAGTTAAAGCTCCAGTTGGAACTGAGATTCTCTATCTCAACAGTTACTCTACGAAACTCGTTCGTAATGATGGACATATGAAGATGAATCGTTTGGAAAAACGTAAAAATCAATTCTTCATTGTTGCTGATAATGATTTCACATTTGAATTTAATGGCGAAGTTATTGATTCTGCAACTCTTACAAGCGAAGTAGCAGAAAGCACGTTGACAAACTTCTATTATGCTTTTGCATACGAGCTTCACTACGGTGGATATCGCCAAGAAGCACTTGATGTATTGGCAAATAACATTTGCGATAAATACTTCATTGACACCCAACTCAATGCATTTACTTACAGCGAAGTTGGTAACTTCCGCAAGGAACTTAAGAAAGCAGTTATCAAACCTAAATATCGTTTCAAAACTGGTGAAGCTCCAGCCAATTATGTTCCTCGTGAAGATGCACTTTGTGTTATGGATGTACTGGGAATTCTTTCTGAAGGAACTAACTACTACGTTCCAAGTAAGAATTATCAACGTATTGGAGCTGAAGTAGTAGATAATCAAAATCTTTTCAAAGCAAACAAAGAAGAAATTCGTTCACTCTTCAAAGATTTTACTTTCAACAAGAAACACATGAATGTTTCCATTATGTTCACTGTGAAAGGAACGGTTACCATCAATGCCAAGCTTGCAAAAGCTCATAACCTTCCTAAAGAAGTTGATAGCCACATTTTCCGTACGCATACTATCATTAAAGATGGCAACTTGAATATGCAAATCATTGAAGCTGTTCTTGATCAAAAAACATACGATAAATTTGTAGCTCTTGAAACAGATAATGGAATCAACTTCTTAACTTCTAAAGGACAAGAAGAAAAAGGCCAACGCGTTGAAATTGATCTTGCTCAATTCCCAACAGTTAACCGTACTTACGTTAACGATAGTGGAAGCATTGATAACATTGTTGATACAGTAGAAAATACTACAAACCTTGAAATCAAGCAAAAAGCATTGAACTACTACATCAAAGAAATTAAATCTCAAAATGTTGATTCTACTCTTGCGGGTAACTTTGCTGGTTTGAATGAAGACCAAATGGAAGTATTGAAAGCTCATGGTCTGGATAAAAACTTTACTTATGGCGGAGTAGATAATGGAAAACAAGAGCCAGTTGATTTCTACGAATCTCGAGTACTTGAGTTCTATCTTAAAGGTTTTTCTTCTATCCCTTCTGTTTCAGATGTGCAAAAGAAGTTTGCTGATGGTAAAAAACTTACTGGTCCGAGTCAAGTAATGAATGATTATCTGATTGACCTTGCTCAACGCATGACGGCCGCTGGACTTAATCTTGGAGATACTACTCTTGAGGCAAAAGCTTTCCTCGAAAGCGAATTTGAAAGTGTTAAGTCAACACTCTTTAAAGAAAGAGTAAAAATGAATTCCATGAAGATTGCTAAGGTATTGACTGGTGACTGGTTTACTGGTCTTGAAGTTGATGATAAAGGTAATCAAACTTATACCAAGAATGGTAAAACATTGATAGTTAAAGCAGACCGGGTTAAAATCGGAATTTAGTACAATTAAAATCACCTGGAATTTTCTTTCCAGGTGATTTTTCTTTACGAAAGGAGTTCATAAATAATGAATTTAATTAGTAATATTAAGATTCTTTTTTTAAGATTCAAAAATAAAAAAAATTTAAATAAAGAAGAAGTAGAAAAAATAGAAGAAGAAGCAAATGTGCACTTAGAACCAGAATGTGAATTTATTTCTAGATACATTAAAGGAAATGGATTTCATATGGATTTATTTTTTAACAAGAAAATACATCATATGTATATAGATGAAGATCAAAATGTAAAATTTGTTTTTGTAGATAATACTAAATTTTCTTTTAGAGGTCAAATTGAAAAAAACATACAAGAAGCTCGTCCTGGTTCTATATGGATTGAAGGAGAAAATTTTTGTTATATTGATAGTAAAAAGAACAAAAGAACAATCAATGCAATAAGTGTTAACATAATGTACAATTTTGGTATAGATGCTTCTTATGCCTAAAGGAGGATTAATTAATGGGACCTTAGGGTCTCATTTTTATTGTAAAATATTTAAAAAACCGTTTAAAACCAAATCTCAATCTTTATATAATAATTAAATAATAAACGAAGACACAGAAAACAGGAGGAATTATTTAAAATGTCAAGTTACCTACCAGAGAAAATTTATCTTTATTGTAAGAAACCGCAAGACGCAGTATCAGTGGATATTGATGAAGAAGATGAGGACGAATTGGATGAGGATGAAGTAGAAGAAGGCGTAAGACACGCTTTCCCTGTTTCTGATCAATCCACTCAGTCTCGTCATGAAAATGCTGAAAAGTGGGCAACAAAATATAATTACGATAAAAACCGCAATCAAACAAAAGTATCTGGAGATGTATTTGAATATCCAAATGTTGGCTTTGATAGTGTAACCATTAAAAATCTTGAGGTTCGTGGTCAAGGTGGACGTGCATATCAAGTTGTCCTTGAGCATGATGATAAGAAATTCCAAGTAGATCTTCGTGAAGATGCGCTCATGGATGTTATTCGAAATACGGGTATTTTAGCTGGTGGACGTCTTAATGGTACATTCTGCTTTATTGTTGAAGGTTCTCAAACAAACCTTGTTCGTGAAAATTCTAAAGTATGGCAAAGTGCTAAAAAAGGTGCTGAATCTCGCAAATCCGCAACTATCAAGAAAAGTGATCTAAAAATCGGCCATAAATATAAGTCTTTAAGCGGAGACACAGGCATTTATCTTGGTGAAGTTTTTGCTCGTTCAATTTCTTTCAAAGACGAAAAAGAAACTTCTTATTATAGCAGAAAAAGTGGTGCTGGTAAACTTGAGTACGGTAAAGTTGCTAAAAAAATGATCTTTGTTGATGCTTATACCAGCAAACCTATTGAAGACTTTAAACAAGGGAAAACAAGTTACTACAATATCAAACTTCAAACTTCGCATTCTTATCGTGAAGATCTTGGTAAAGTTGGAGATATTAATCCTGCTGAAATTGTATCTTTGGCAAATAAAATTGGCGAAAATCTCTATAAAGACTTCACCAAAGATGAAAATTCTGGCTACTACGTTGATAACACTCTTCTAGCATGTTCGTTGATGGAAGTGTCAGAAACAAAAGAAATTAAAATGGACCAAAGCAAAATCGACAAAGCTGTGGAAAACTACAGGGCTTATTATAAGAAACATAATCGTTATTAAAAAGTTTGTTAAAATTCAAATTAGCTCCTAATATAATAATCATGTTAGGAGCTAATTTTTCACATAGGGGAAATAAAAATGGCCACGTTTAAAAAGAAAAAGATAACTTACGAAGACAGCATTTGTGGTGGAGATTACTACTTTAACATTAAGTTTTGGGGAGATAGTATTTCACCCTACCACAAAGTAAAAATGTATCAAAAAAGTAAGTTCTGGGTATTTGATTATTATGAATTTCTTTGGGAAGAGATTTACGAATATGATATTCCATTCCAAACAATTTGTGATAGAACGTTTGAAAAGTTTGCAAAAGCACAACGACAATATCGTGAATTTGAATCTAAATAAAAGGAGAAAATTCTAATGGAAAACAAGCCGAGCAACGAAACAAAGAAGAATTATCTTTCAAAGATTAAACGTTTTTACTTTCTACGCAATGAAGATGAAAGCGGAGTAAGTGGAACGGGTATTGTAGCTACCGGAGTAGAATTTCCTTCCGGTCAAGTTACAATTGAATGGTCAGCATCCCCTGTAAAATCAATCACCTTCTATCCTAACGTTGAGGCTGCAATTTCCATACATAGTCATGGCGGTAAAACAGTTCTTAAGTGGATTGACCAAGATTAAGGATGATAACCAATGAGTATTAGCTTTTAGAAAATTAAAAATAAAGGGAGATTAACTTCTAATGAAAATTGTAAAGACGGGTAGTATGTCAAGGATTTTTTCTGATGATTTACAAACCTTTGATAAGATACCTGTAGGTAACTATAAAGTTTGTTTTGGACCATTTACTGGATTCTATCTAGAAGATGCTGATTCCTTTAAGTTAGATGAAAAGCCATATGGCAAACATCCTCTTAAGATTGCTAAAGCAATTAAGTTATATGAAAATATTGAGCGCGGTGCAGGCATCATCTTGAGCGGTAAAAAGGGTATGGGTAAGTCCATGTTTGCTCGCCTTCTTTCAGTAACTTTTGCTGATACTCGTGAAATGCCGACAATCATTATCACAGAAGCATATCCTGGCATCGTTGACTTCATTGAATCGATCAAACAAGAATGTGTTGTCCTGTTTGATGAGTTCGAAAAGGTGTTCGATAACAGTGAGAAGAAAGAATCACAGGACAAACTACTTAGTCTCTTTGATGGTATCTCTCAAACAAAGCGTTTGTACGTGGTAACGGTTAATGAACTCAGACGGGTTAACCAATACATGATCAACCGTCCTGGTCGTTTCCATTATCATTTACAATTTAATTATCCTTCAGTTGAGGAAATTGAGTTGTATTTGAAGGACAAACTCAAACCCGAGTATCAGCATCAAATTGCTCTTGTTCAAAGGTTCTCGAACCGTTTTGATTTGAACTACGATTCACTTAGAGCTATTGCTTTTGAGTTGAATTTCGGCTACGGTTTCCTAGAGACGATGGAAGATTTGAACATCTCATCTACCGAAAATGAGTCCACTAGATATAATGTTGCCATCCATCATAGCAATGGACTTACTGTGCAGACAGACGCAAACATTAATCTGATGAGTTCCTATGCTTCGTTTAGTTATAGTACTCCTACAGGAGAATACGTTTCTATCAATTTCTCTCCACTTGAAATTGAAATTAAGGAAAAGGAATCCTTTACAGTAACGTCGGAAGACGCATCACTTAAAGTGCAGTACGATAGCGACAATGAGACCTTAACTGAGGAAAGCGGAATTACTGTTGATAAGATCGTACTTATAAAACGAGAACTTGGTAGAACTCAGTTTGGTAAAGAGCTTGATATGTTGTTAGTTTAAAATTAAATAGCCCAGCATGCTGGGCTATATTGAGGTGATAAAAATGCCAATAAGTCCGAAAGAAGCGTTAACTTTAACAAACGATGACAAGCAAGTTCTTGAACGTACTCAAAGCATTATTGATAAATATGTATTAGAAAATTTTACCGGAGATACTTTAGGTCTCGGTGGAAGTATTCAAATACCATTTGAGAACTTTTCTTCAATCAAGTCAAAGATTAAGCGAGAAATTACTAAAAACTATATCGCAGCTGGATGGAAGCAAGCTGATTTTACTGATGGAAGATTTCATTTAAGTACTTATGAAAAAAGTTCCTATGGTTATAATGGCCGAGATTAAGTAACATTAAGTATGCTTAAGGAGACCCTTTATTTAAGGGTCTTTTTTCTATTTGTTATATTACGTTTATGATTGAGAATATATTCATAAATATTTCTAAATTTTCTAATATGCTTTAAAATTTAAAAACCAATTAGAAAATACTCTAATTGGTTTTTATTTATTATAATTCAACTATCTCGCAATCCTTGCCGGTAATTTTCTTATAAACTCCAGAATATTTCTCTGCATTTTCTTCGAATTTGAACTTTGCCGCAATTTCTCTATCTTCCACTAAAGAAAACTTAATTGAATCACTAGATGAACCGTTATACTTAAAGTCAACAAATTGGCTTGTTTCTAAATCAATCAAATAATATTTCAAAAAAACAACTCCCTTTATTTTTAAAATAAAGAGAGTTTAGTAACAAATTACAGTATTAAATTATTAAAATCAAAAGAATAAAAACTTATATTTGTTTCAAATTGTGTTAGATATTTATCTAAAGTATTAGCTCGTTCTTCATCGTCAAATACAAATATCACTTTTGGTATTATTGCTACATCCTCATATGGTTGCCATTTATCTGTCTTAAATGTATTTGTATTGAAATACTCATGATAGTCTTTTATTTTTTTGTATAAAACATTCATATGTTCTGTACCCATATCAATCTCAAACATAGCAAAATTTTCTTTTTCTCCATTATTCCAACCAATAAATGCATCTGGTCTAAGCGTTTTATCTGTACCATTATGCATCCATTCCAATAAAATCTCCGGTTTCCATCCAATCATTTTATACTTTTCATAAATATCTGCAAATATGTTGTTTCTATAAACTGTGTGTCTCCAATTTTGAGTAAGTACAAGAACTTTTCTATAACCTTTTACATCAATTAATCTTGCGCCAATAGGAGCCAAAACAACATGTGATTGAGAACTTCCGCCATTAGCCATTGGGTAGAATCTATCAATACAACCAAGTTCAAATAGTTTCTTTAGGCTATTATTTGCAAATTTAAATGGATGTGACCTACCTCTGTGGATAATTTTTGCTACTTGACTTGATGTAACGATTCGTAGTTGATGTATTAGTTTAAGCGTTTTTAAGTCTATGTCATTGATTTTAGCTTTAGCAAACATAATTTTCTCATTGTTAATTTTCTTAACGTATTCCTCGTATTTTTCTCTGTCCTCTCTAAAACGTTCTACTAATATCCAGTTCTGACATTTGATCACTGTGTATCATCCTCCTTTATATATTTATATTCACGTATTTTACAAAGTTACATTCTTGTGAATTTTCTTATCTAATAAAAGATGATTAAAAGGCCAAAAAAGGTTACTCTGTGTGGATTTTTGAACATTATCAAACAGGCATCTTCTACTGATATTATCATATCAGTGAAGGTGGATTGACACCACGAGGAGGTAAAACAAACTTTGTGCAAGGTTCGAAATATGAAAAATTTTTGTAAATTTGTTTTTAAAAATTTGGTACCTTTTACATGTTCATGTATATATATATTATATAGGAACACACAGTTCAGGAGGACATGACTTATGATTAAAAGGCAGACGGTTTATAGGATTGTAAAGGTTGTTATTGGTGCTATAAAATATGTTTTGATTGTTGCAACTGTGGTAGTAACAATGAATGCAACATCGGTCAAAACATATGCTCAAACCAGCAATGAAAGCTACGTTAATAATTGGAGAATATCTGCTCATTTTGGAGAAACCAATGACGTTCACTCAACACCACATAAAGGAGTTGACTTTGCTATTAAGACTGGTACCCCAATAAAATCAATAACCAATGGCAAAGTTGTTGCGATTCTTGACAGAGGCAATGAGGGATGTGGTAAAACAATTCATATTCGGGATAATCAAGGTCACACCATTATTTACGGACATTTAAGTGAATTCAAAGTAAAAAGTGGTCAAGCGGTTCATAATGGAGATGTGATTGCTCTAAGTGGCAATACAGGCCATTCAACCGGACCACATCTACACTTACAGATAAATGTTAATGGAAAGCCAATTAATCCCATGTCGCATATAAAGGAAGCTGGTGTTAAAGGCATTATCGGAAAATGAAAAAAATCGTTGAATTTTGTATAATAACGTGGTATCTTTTGATAAGGTGGTGAATACAGTTTAATATAAGGATGAAAAAATAAAGGAGGAAAATACAATGTATGAATATGCAAATGCAAGATACAAATCACTGGCTCAAACATTAATCGATGCAGACCCTTTCACTTTAGGACATATCGATGCAAGCACTATAGAATTTCTTACTAAAGAAGAGAAAACACCAAAGAAAGTTTTCAGAATTGAATCTATAAGAGAGCCATTTGTTATGATGACGAACAAATGTTACATCATAACGATAAGTGAAGTGTTGATTGAAGATATTAGTCAAGAACATATGGAGCTTCATATGTATAAAGTTTTAAGACAGATTAATCCCGAAAACGGGAGATTGGTTCCACCGGATGTCATTGAGTTTAGTGATATAATTGACTTGTTTGGTTATGACTGGCAAGATAAAGACACACTACCTTCAATCGTTGATCAATTGGAAGCAAAGACGGTTGCAAATACGTTAGTTCCTAAGGGAGACGAAGAAAAAGCATCTTGAGGAGGAATACAAAAATGAGTTCTAGTTATGTTGTGATTGGTAAATTTTCAGAAATTAATTTTGATGAAGTGATAATGAAAACTAAAGAGGGATTCAAAGTTGATAAAAAGAAGTTGAGAATTATTGCAGCAACAATTCTTTCTGCGGTTGTTATTGGTCTTCTTTCCGATGTTGCATTTGCAGCGGAAGTTCACTCAACATTTGCTGGTTTTGACCAAGGTGCAGTGGCAGCGATGGCAAATGTTCAACCTAAACCAACTCAATTGGAACATATTTTTGAGTATATTAGATGGTTGATTCAACTCTTAAGATTAATTGTAAGTAGCGTTGCAGGGTTGATTTGTACCTTTGCTGGTTATAAATGGTCTACAACAATTGACGGAAATGGAGCAGAAACCGCTAAGAAAATTTTGAAAAATGCATTTGTAGGTGGTTTAATAGTTTTCTCCGGTACTACAATTGCTGATTTCTTTGTTGGTAAAATGGAGCAAATTCTAAACTAAGGAGCGATACAAATGGATATTAATTATGAAAAAACTATTAGATATACTATTGCTATAACTTGTGGCTTAGTTGGATTCGCCATTACTTATGTCATTCTTGGATTGGCTATTCAACCAATCCAAGAATGGGTTGACAATAAAACTATAAAGGTGGTAAAATAAATGTTTATAACTTCTGCTGTTATTGCTACTGGTTTTCAGGTAATTATCGCTGTACGCGTTGGTATTTCTACATTTAAAATGGTGAATGTTACACTTAAAAAAAGGACTGAAAAAAAAGACGTAAAGAAAGTAAAAACGATTAAGGAGTGAGGACATGCCAGATATGAAAATTCCATTTGTAGATGATGCCCTCAACTCTTGGGTGCAAGAACATATTGTTGGACATTTAGCTGATCTTTTTCATCTCCTATCTGATAGCTTGCAGACCGGCGCAAATTCTTTTTTATCTGAAATGCTGGGGTTTGTACTTCAAACCCCTTTGATTGCAGCAAATCCAGTGATACTTCAAATATGGGCAATTGTCCGTGTAATTTCATTTTCAATTATAGGGTTGATGTTTGTTTGGGAAGCATTTAAAAAAATAATTTCTTCAGATAATGTGATAAGACATGTTGAGTTTAAAGAGATGTTTATAAGAATGGTGTATGGTATTATTTTGGCAGTATTTAGTTTAGATATCATAGATATGATGATTGGTCTTGATAATGCATTAGTTAACACTGTCAAAAATGCTTTTCCCATCATTGTAAACAACAGCATAACTGTGAATGGTACTTTTAGTTTTATAATGACATTAGTTTTAATTGTTGTTCAAATTGTTTTGGGTGTCAAACTTATGATTCAATATTGGATGAGGATGGCTGAAATATGGTTAATGGCTGTTTTGGGGCCGTTGATGTATACTCTTTGGATAAATCCAAAATGGGGTGGTTATTTAAGTTCATGGGTAAGTAGATTAACCACTAATATATTTACAACATTTGTTTGGGCACTTATAATTTCTTTATATTCTGGTATGGTCAGTATTGTAGCATCAACTGGGATGTTGATAGGGTTTCCAACTCTTGGTCCAATCGCAGGTATTTGTTTATCGATTGCATTGTTGCTAGTCATGATAGAGACGCCGGATTTCTTAAGGCAACATCTTGCTAGTGGTAAAAATCCAATAGCTATGATTAAGAGTACAGTAAATAATGTTAGAAATAGTACACCACTACGTATTACTAAGAGAGCTGCAGGATGGATGTTGAAAAAATAATAAACAATCTCCAAACCCTGACTAATTACATACAGGGTTTTTATTTTTTCTGAATAATGTCTCTTTTGCCTATTGATGAATATAATTTTATTATAAGGACATAAGGAGGAATTAATATGAATGAAGACATTTGTCTCATACCAAGAAATTTAAGAAAAGCAGATACAATCATACAAACGCCAATAAAATTAACAATGAAACAACTTGTTTATATTGGTATCGGTATTGGCGGAGCTTATTTTGCTTATGGCGCAGCGTTGCCTCTATTATATAAAGGTTTAATAATGGGTGGTAGTGCTTTAGCTGGAGTTGCTGGAGGTCTTTTTAAATATCAAGGTTCGTCAATTGATGAATTAGTTGGTGATAGTGTAGTATACGTTCAAAGAAAATCTTATTACAACAAATTAAATAAAAGGAGTGAGGTAGTTGTTAATATCAATTCTAGAAAAGAAGAAACAACCATCATTGGTGCAAGATCAATCTCTTTCACCGTTTAGTCCTCCAAAAAATAGAGCGGTTTTTAAAGTATCTTCTGTCAATTTTGGGTTTAAATCAATGGATGATAAAATGATGCTTATTGAAAATTTTGGAAAATTTCTAAATTCATTAAACTTCCCAGTTCAAATACTTTGTGATAGTAAGACAGTTAATCCAGATGAGTGGTTGTTAAAAATACATGATGAAGAATATTATCAATTCTTAAAAGATACAATCAATAGTAAGAATGTCACTGAAAAAACGTTTTATATAGCATTTACTGCTAGTGATGAAGTTGAACTTGGTATGCTTAAGAACAATATTAGAAATCATGTAAAACGTTGTAATTTAATTTGTGAAGAAATTGTTCCTCATGAACCACAAGCTATACCTCAATTGAGTGTAAATCATGTTAAGGTTGGAGAATGGTATCACTCTACTTTTATAGTTAAGAATTGGCCACATAGCGGTTCTGCTGGATGGTTAGAAGATTTGTACAATTTGGATAAAAACATTTCACTTTCTATGTTTATACATCCAGTTCCAAAAGACGAAGCTGTAAAATACATTGGAAGACAATTGGCTAAACTCGGTTCAAGCGTTGTTATAAAAGAACAAGAGTCATGTCACGATGGATTAGAAGATGAAGACATTGTAACAGCTATCAATATGCGAGATGAGCTTAATAAGAATGAAGGTAGATTTGTATTTGTAAGCTATTACATTACAGTAAAGGCAAAAAGTGTAACTGAACTCAAGAAAGATATTAAATATGTAAAAACCATCTTAAGCGGTATGATGATAGAAACAAAACAAGCGACACTTAGACAAGATGATGCTTTTAGGTGTTCATTGCCACATGGTGTAGATTATTTAAAAAACAAGGCAATGTATACATTCACCACTACCCCATTGAAAAGATTTTTTCCATTTATATCTGCAAACATTGTAGACAAAGGTGGGATTCTAATTGGTGAAAATCTACTAAATAGCTCATTAATTTTCTTGGATCATTTCAGTTATCAAACAGCAAGTATGCTTGTAATTGGTAAAGCTGGTTCTGGTAAGTCATATGCTGTGAAAGCTCAGATAGAGAAACTCATTAGGCAAGGCATTGAGGTAACAGTTTTAGATATTGAAGATGAGTTCTCTAGAATGCATCCACATCGCAATTTAATAATCAAACATTACGGTAAAACACCTAATGAAGAGTACAAAAAATTTCTTTTCAAATATTGGGAAAAGGTTAATGCAGATTCAAGCATACCTAGATTTTTAGTTATCGATGAATTTTGGTGGCATATGAAAGACCCAGAAATTGCTCAACTTCTTCAAATGATAGTAAAGCTTAGTAGAAAACGCTGGCTTGGGTTATGTGTAATTACTCAAGAGGTTTATGACATGCTCAGAAATGAATTTGCTGAAAGTATTGTTAATAATTGTAGCATTAAGATTTTACTTAAAATTGAGCCCAATCAGAGAGAAAGCGTTCAGAAAACATTTGGTCTAACAAATAGTGAAGTTTCATTCTTGATTGGTGCGATAGAAGGTGAGGGGATACTCTTTGCTGGATCAAATCATGTACAGTTTAAAACAATTACTTCACCAGAGCAACATAAACGAATTACTACTAAACCTCAAGAATTACATTTGGCAATCTGAGACAATAGGAGGTATTCTGTTTATTGCGGGATTGATGTTTCTATTTTCTAAAAAGCATAATTTAAGCGTAAGTAGAAAAAGGAGGAAATAAGAATGGACTTGTTGATGAATTACGAAGAGGCATGTGAACTTATCAGAAATAATGGTTGGGATGATTTTTTAGCTTTGTTGAATGAGAAATTTCCAAAATACAACCTCAAAGGTTGTAGCATGTCATGGTATGAAGAAAAAGATGGTTCTAAATTTATTTGCAAGGCTAAAGGTTCGCGTGGGGATGTAATTGTTGGTTGGTATGGTGTGCATGATAAAGCTATGTAAAGATATTTTTGAAAAAGAGAGTAAACACTCTCTTTTTTTTATTTGGTCTCTTTTTAACATATGTGAATAAAATATATTAATAAGGTAATATTGAAAGGAGAATCAACAATGTTCAAAAACAAAAAACAACAACCAGAAGAAAAAACTATACTTAAATTGGAAAACGACATTGATTCAACAGCGGATGATAAAAGTAGCGATATGGATAGTTTTTGGGGTAGTATAAATGGTCTTCAAACAAAGAAAGAAAAACCAACATTCTCATTTGAAATTTTGAGCAATAACGAAGGTGCAGCATTTTACTTTTCTATTCCAACAAAATTCAAAGGAATTATTGGAAAAAGACTAAATGCGGTATATCCAGATATTGAAGTAATTGATATTAAAGAAGATAAGAACGATCCGGTTTCTTCTTTTAGAAATTTGAAAGAAGGTGAGCATACTTACAGTTGTGAATTGCGATTAACTGAACATCAAGCATTTGGATTAAGAACTTCTGGAGTGCATAAGACTTTTCTTAATAATTTACTTAATACAATGAATCACTATAACGAGGAAGAAGTTTCGTTAATTCAAATAGTGATGAGACCAAGAACTGAACAATCTAATGCGAGAGCTGCAGCAAGAAGTACAAGTATCAAACGAAATTCATTCAAACATCGAAATCCAGCATTTCGTTCATTGATGTTTGTGTTAGAAATTATTGTAAATTCCTTAATGTTTGTAGTAGATACTCTATTAACTAAAGGTCAATTAAAGAAAGCGTTTGATGAAACGGCAGTAACTGTAACAACTGGAAGTAGTAAGATTAAAGAAAAGGAAAACAAATTTAAAAAACCTTGTTTTGATGTATCGATAAGAATAGCAACTAAATCTAAAGACTTAATAGTGGCAGAGCAAACCGCAATAAGCATATCAAATGTTTTCAAAGAATTGGATGATGAAAACAAACTTAGACCAATTAAGATTAATATTAATTCAATAGCTGAAAGAGAAATGAAAAAGGGTAAAGCTTTTTCAAGTAATGAAATTTCTCAATTTGCTTATCTGCCTGGTAAAAATGTTTCGTCAAGTAATGTTGATAAGGGCGGAGTTAAGATGCCTTATGACAAGAATGTTCCTAATAAAGGCATTGTATTTGGATATTCTCCACAACAAGGTAACAGATTAGTGGCATTTCCTATGAATGTGATCTCTAAAGAAAAGTATGATGAGCTCTATCAAGAATATGAAAAAATGATTGACAATATTTGCAAACCAAGATTAGTGCTTGGAATGATGGGTACTGGTAAATCTGAATGGATTGTAAACTATACTCTTTCTCTCATTGAGGCGGGAGTTGCAGTTATTCTGGTTGACCCTAAAAATGATACTCAAAAGAGATTAATTGAATCTATGCCAGAAAATAAGCTTGAAAAAATTGACTACTTGGACCTTGGAGATTTATTGTTCCCGCCAGGTATGAACTTATTACGTCGTAGAAACCCTGGTGACCCAACCGAAATATCACTCATTGTTCAGTCATTAATTAGTTTCTTTAAAAAGGAATTTGGAAGGTCTTGGGGTTTTGCAATGCAACAATTAATCATGATGACTGGTAATGCTATTTTACTTGATGAAGTTGCTACATTGTATGAATTCCAATTAATGCTTACCAACAAAGAATATCGTGGCAATATGATTGAAAAAATTGATGAAAGGTTAAAGGACCCAACGGTTGGCGGTAGAGCAATGTTGAAAGAATTACATGCCTTTTGGAAACAATTTCATAGTTGGCCTGAAAAAGATCAAATGGCTAGAATTAGCTCAACAATGAATAAAGTCGGAGTGTTTATGAGTAACCGTATTGTTAGAGCGATAGTATCGCAGAAAGGAAGTTACGATTTTAGAAAATCTGGAGATGCTGGTAGAGTCACAATAGTTAACATTCCAGATGGAGAGTTGGGAGACGAAAATACAAGATTATTAGCGTCGTTTATCAATAAGGCTGTTTGGTTAGATTTTCGTTCTAGAGCTAATATTCCAATTGAAAAACGTTATCCAACTGTATGGCTTATTGAAGAAGCTCATATGGTAATGGATGAAGAATTTATACCCATACTTACACAATCTCGAGGATATCGTCTTGGTCTGACCGTTTTAACACAAGGTCTCAATAACTTTGAAAGTAGAGGAAACGGAGAACTAAAAGATATTCTTTTAACTAACTGTAAAAATAAAATTGTATTCCGTGTTGGACCAGCTGATGCTAGAATACTTGCAGAAGAATTTGCACCACTTACAGCATATGATTTGATGAACTGCCCAGATTATCATTTCTATTCAAAGATACTCCTTGAAGGTGGTAAGGTATCAGAGGCATTCTTTGCGCATGCTCCAGACATGGCACCAGAGCTAAGAAGTTACGACAAATATAAAGAAAATCATCGTTCTGGTAAGATGACAATTGATCAAATTGAAGACCAACTTGATACTCGTCATAACTTAACTGATGCAACTACTATTTCAGTAATTAATCTTGGAGAGGGTGAATCACAAACTCCAGATGAAAGACCATCTAAGAAAAAACCTGGAATGAAAAAAGCATTAGAGTTTTTAGAATAAAATTGGTAAAGATGGAGCCGAAAGGCTCCTTTTTTATTGTTAAAATTTAACAAAGGTGCAGATGATTAATTAGGGAGTACTTGTGATATAATATATATATAAGGTAATTAACCCAAGGAGGAGATAATATGACAACAATTGTAGATATGACATGTTTAAAATCATCGCACTCTCCTATTTTGAGTAACGAAGAAACAATTGAATTATTTAATAAACTTAAATTTAAAAACGACGAATCAGCAAGAGATAAATTAGTTTATTCCAATACTGGATTAGTATTAAGTGCTCTTAAGAAATTTAAAAATAGAGGAGAAAATATAAACGATTTATTTCAAATCGGTTGTATTGGCTTAATTAAAGCAGTTGATAGATTTGACCTTGCTAGAGAATTAAAATTTTCAACATATGCAGTATGGACGATTGACGGTGAAATTAAAAGATATCTACGAGATGATTCTGCAATTAGAGTAAATCGTAGTTCAAAAAACATGTTGTACAAAATTAATAGGGCTAAAGATCAATTTGTTATAGAGAATGGTAAAGAACCAACTAACACAGAAATTGCAGATAAATTAGGCGTAAAAGAAAAAGAAATTACAAACACCTTACTTTCTTTACAACCAATAGCATCACTATCTGAACCAGTAGATAGCGATAATGGAAAAGTATCATTGATAGACAAAATTGACGATAAAAAGATAAGTGAAGAATTAACTTTGAATAGTATTGCTTTAAGTGAAGCAATTAAGAAATTAAATGAAAAAGAACAAAAAGTAATTAGTATGAGATATTTTTTAGATAAAACTCAAGCCGAAATAGCTAGCGAATTCGGAGTTTCTCAAGTTCATATTAGTAGATTAGAGAAAAATGCTATTAAAGAAATGAAGAAGTATATGTGCTAATGAACCCTTAGGGTTCTTTTTTTTGCAATTAGAAAAGCATTCATTCTAAGAAAGGATTTTTAATGATTAGGTTATATATTAACTGATGAAATAATGTTCTGAGAAATCACCAGAATGAACCAGATAACATAAAAAGATGATGGATTAATTAAAATCCATCATCTTTTTATATACTATATACCTGAGAACTTAATCATCATCACCATCACTGTCATCATATTCTAATTCATCTAAAGAATTATTTTGAGCTCTTACGGTGTTGATGATAGAAAATACCTTTTCAGCAATTTTTTCAATTGCTGGAGTGTTCATGAGTTCTTTATACGTATTTTCTATTTCTTCTAGTACAAAATTAAGTTCAACATAAGTGAAGCTTTGTTTTTCATCAGGTCTAGTGATTATTTCTCCATCAATTGGAGCCCAATTAGTAATAAGCTTTTTAAATCTATTTCTTGAGCGTCCATCCAATAAAGTAGTATAGTTATTGTTATTCATTCTAAATAAAATTGCTACCAAACGATCATCTTGTGCCATTTTAATTCCTCCTGTTAATTTTTGATATTTTCTAGATTATCCATCTTTATTATTATTATATCTAACTGAAAAGCTTCTATACTTGAAAATTTCTCATTTTTTACTCTTTATTGGATTTTTTTTAAAAAACCTGTTATATTTTCATTACTCTACTCTATATTAATGATAGGTTAAGGTTAAACCTGTTCTCTACGAAAAGTGTTTTTACCCAATGAATTTGGAGATATTCAGATTTTTCTGATTAGAGTTTAAATACTCTAAGCAAATATCAGAAGATATGCTACTGCTAATTTTATTAGAAAGCAGGAGGCGATTAAATGTATTTAGTAAAGCCAAACGGTAACTATAATATCGTAATTAGTGATATTGGAGTTACGATTTCATCAAACAATAATATCCTTATTGAAAAGAGTAAGATTGATAACTCTGGAGATGCTAGGAAATTGATTGTGTCAAATCTTCTTTTGATAGAGGATGCAAACGAAAAGACAATTAAAACTGAAGATAAGGTGGAAGCAAAAGCCGATGATGCTAAGATTTTTGTTGCTAGAGAGGAAGAAACAAAAGTTAATTCTGAAGTTTTTGTAAGAGAACCTAAAAAAGAAGTTGAAATTGTTTCACCGGTAGTTGAAGAAATTAAAAACACTGAAGTTGTTGAAATTTCAACTGAGGAAGTTAAAGTAGAAGTTGCTGAAGTAGTAGAAAATACAAAAATTGCAACTAAAGTTGTAGCTGAAAAAGCTGCACCAACTACAGAAGTAACTGAAAAATCCATTACCAAAAAAGGTAAAAAATAATAGGGAGGTCATTATAAATGGCAAAGGTAAACTGGTTAGATAAGTTCGCAGCGGATCAACACGCTAAGGAACAAATGAAAAAACAAGCATCCACTAACAAGGTTGCTAATCAAATCATCGTAAGCCCTGAAGATGTACCAGGTGCTCAAGAAGGTTCAGAAGTTCAATTCAACGGTGAAAGCTTTAAAGTTGTAGATGCTAACTTCTCCGATGAAGTAGGTCCTGGTGTTGTTTTAGAAAAAGCAGCTGGTTATGAAGGTTTAGAAGGCGACCCAATGGCAGTTTCTATGGGAACTCAACCATCTAGCGTTTCCACTCCATCTTCTACTGGTCAAACTTACCACCGTACGAAACTTGACATTCAACAAACTTACGATAATGATCAAGATGCTCAATATGGTCAATCTTCAGCTCAAGCTACTGAGCAAATGATTGCTGGCGAAAATGCTACAGATCGTACTTCCGTCCCTGGTCACTACACAAATTCTCCAGGATTAAACACGGCTCCAGCTGCTCCAATTGGTGCTCCTGCAGGTGGACCAGTAGGCGCTCCTACACCAGTTGGTACTCCAGCTCCTTCAGCTACTCCAGTAGTGCCAGCAGCTACTCCAGCTCCAGTAGGCACGGATGCTCCAGCTGCTCCAGCTGCTCCGGCAGCAGTTGACGTTCCAGCTGAAGAAGTTGCTGTTGAAGATGCTCCAGTTGATGGTGTTGAAGAAGAAAAGGAAAATAAAATCCTTTCCGCTTTGAAAAATTCTATGCCTAAGAAAGCAAAAGTAACTCGTGCTTCCATTAACAGTCACATCATCAACCTTGCTAATGATGTATCTAGTACTATCACAGCTGAAGTTGAAGAAGTTCTTGAAGATGCTGAAGAAGCTGTTAAAGCATTCGTTCCAGCTCGCCTTGCTTCCGCAGCTCTTGCTAAATTAGAAGAAGCTCTTGAAGAAGAGGGAATTGAAGCATTATTCGACAAAATGGTTTCTAAAGAAGCTATCAGCAAAACTGCTGGTGAAGAAGTTTCCGATGAAGAAATCGAAGAAGTAGTTAAAAAAGTAGCTGAAGTTGTAGTAGCTGAGCTTGAAGAAGTTCTTAAAGATGCTGACGAAGCAATGGATGGCGAAAGAGAAACTCTAGCTGAAGGCGAAGAAGATGGCGGTTTCGAAATGGAAGCTAAACTTAAAGCTATGGTTGAACGTAAATTACATGCAAAAGGTATTTATACTCGTTTTGCACGTACTGCTAGCAAACCTGCTAAGAAGTCAATTGCTCAAAAAATCCGCGATGCTCGCCGTTCTAACTAATAAATAATTTCAACTTCATATCGTATTAAATAAGCAGATGTCAGTTTATTGACATCTGCTTATTTTTTTATAAAATGTCAAAGTAGGTGTTAATATGGCAAACATTTATCATAAAGGTGATGACTTATTTCTTTATGTTCAATTTAAAGATGACAAGAGAAAACCAATTGAAGTAGTAAATCCAACGGTTTGTATTACATACGAACAAGATGGAGATATAAAAGATTTACTGCCTATACAAAACTTGGTACAAATGAGTGAAAATGAATATTTTTTCAACTATGTTATCCCTTATGATGCACCGTATGGTATCTATCAAATTGAATATCAAGGTCAATATAACGAAGAATTAGGCGGAAGAATATTAGAAGAGTTTCACATCATACCAACTTCTGAAGTGTATGATAATGCAATTAAAGTTTACGGTTTTGTGCATCAAATGATGGCTAATTATCCATTGATTGGAGTAACTGTAGATGTTTCTTTGACTGTTGACTCCAGAGTTATATCTAAATCTTTTACAGGAGACGATGGTTCTTGGGAAGTTCATCTATATCCTGACGAATATACATTTAAATTTAGTAAATTTGGATTTAAAACGCAAATTGTAAGTGTGCAACTTGGCGCTAGTTATACTGAAATACAATTTGACAATGTGACGCTCGAATCTGAGGCAGATATTAAAAAAGGAAATGGTATATTTAGGGTGAGTGATAAATATACCACAAGGGAAGGAGTAGCATTGAGTGGTTTAAATGTTAAAGCATTTAGTACTTTTAACCCAACTGTTGCTTGTGGAGAAGATATTACTAATAATTCTGGAGAATGGGAGTTATTTGTAGACCCTGGTATGTATTTGCTAAAAGTACAAGGTGAATCTCTATTAGAAGATTTTGACCAAACTTTTAGATTAAAGGTAGGTCCGAGCGGAGAATTGTCGTTTGAAAATATAACAAAAAACGTTGCCACTCCAAATATAGATTTTTCATTACAAGGTAATGAAAATGGCAATGGTACAGAAGAAATTTCAGATATAGTAACTGATGCAAATGGAAATCCAATTATAGATGTGCAAGTATCTGTTTATTATAAAAACAACTTAAGTAAAATAATAGCGCAAGACTATACTGATGTTGGTGGTAAATGGATAGTCTTTTTAGATCCTGGCAGTTATGTAATTGAGTTTTATCATCCAGAATTCCATGAGTTTAGAGAAGATAGACAAGTAAATTAAAAAGTTTTCTTACCTCCAATTGAAGATTTGATTAGTAACTCTAGTACCAATAGGTTAATATTTAAGAAAAGATACCAGATTATTTCTGGTATCTTTTTTACATATATGGGAGCGTAAATAGAAATCAAAAAATTTATTGTAGAAAAATGACGATTTAAGGTAATAAACAACACAAACAAACGTATTTTTAACATGAAAGTAACTTTTAAATTTTAGTATATCTATAATCTCTTTAGCTAGCAAAGAGCATTTTATAATATACTAATATTAAAATCTACCTAAGAGGTAAGGTGAGCCCACATGGCAGACAAAGAAAAATACTGTGGATATATCAAGGTAACAGATGATCAATTGGCTAATTATTTTGAAGGTAGAAATTTAGAAGAACTAAAAACAAATCAATATTTAATTAGCGAAGACGAAAAGATTGTCAGATTTGATGGCACTAAAATCGTCGAATTGAGATTACCAGACATAAAGGGCTTTAAAGCAAAAAATATCCATCAAATGATGGCACTAGACTTATTACACAATAAAAATGTACCAGCGAAAGTTCTTACAGGAATCGCAGGTTCAGGTAAGACTCGTATGGCGATTCAATATGGTTTATACCTACTAAGCAATGGTGACATTGAGAAGATTTTTATTACTCGTAATCCTGCGACAGTAGGGGAAGATATTGGCTATTTAAAAGGAACTAAAGAAGAGAAATTATCATTCATTACGAAACCAATAATTGACAATTTACCAGATGGTGAGTTTGGACTACACAAACTTATTCAGTATGATCAAATAGAATTTGAATCACCTTCATATATGCAGGGTCGCGACTTAAGAAACTCTTTTGTAATAGTTGATGAAGCACAAATGATGGATAAAGATTTAGTTAAAATGTTAGGTAGTAGAATTGGCGAAGGCTCTCAAATTTGTTTTGTTGGGGACTATGAACAAGCTTTTTCTAGAAAATATAAGGGTGACAACAACGGTCTAGTTCATATGATTAACACACTAAATGGACAAAATTTATTTGGAGTAGTTGAACTACAAGATAGCGTCAGAGGGCCCGTGGCTGAAATGTTTGGAAAAATGTTATAAATTAGAGCAGTTATTTTTTAAAACTCCTTTCATACTCTATTTTTAAGTAGAGAGTATAGAAGGGAGTTTTTTATTTTGCCAATAGTTAGAAATACATCAGATCATAATATCATTATAAACGAAAAAGTTGTCCTTCCAACAAAATCAATTGCTATATCTCAAGATCAAATTGAAGATGTACAAAACCTAATTGATAAAGGTATGTTAAGGTTAGAACCTCAAACTGTAAATAGAGTTGAAAATTTTCCCAAATTTGATGAAAGTAAAAGACAAGAATTTGATGAAATAAAAGCACGTCTAATGCCAGCACTTTTCTCACTACATCTCAATCAAGAATTATCTGATGAAGAGTTACGTGATTTGAAGTGGTTTTATAAAAATATTGGTCCTACGTCACAATTGGATAATAATTTAAAGTCACTTTTAGACGATGTAGTTCATACAGAAGAGTTTTTAGAGGTGCTACTAAATCATTTGTATTCAGAGTTGATTAAAAATTCGATAAAATAAAAACGAATCTTAAAATTATATAGTTAACGGTGCGGTCTTGCACTACTAATTATATAGGGGTGGTCTATAATGGCTAATTACACATTTAGTGGAAAAATACCCGGGATTGTTGAACAAATTTTTGTTACTAAGTATCAAGAAGGCAAAGACACTGTATTTGTATCTTTGGCAGAAGGTCAAGTTAGGAACTTAAACGCTACTCAAGTTGAAGCTTTACCAATTTTACCTGCAGGTTACACGATTACTGCTACTTCGACACCATCAACTCCATAAAAAAGAAACGGGTGGGCATTAGCTCACCTGTTTTGCGTAAATAAACAAGTGAAAACTTGTATTTATATATAGACGGTACAAATCGTCAATTTTCGGAGGTGAATTTGAATGGGAACAATTCTAACCCCAATTAACCAAAAAGCTCCATCATCTATGTCCGTTAGAGAAAGAGAATGGATACAACAACTAAGAGTAATGTTGAAGGATTTACCAGATCAAGTAAATAGAACACTTGGCACATTAGTAGAACAAGATCGTGGAGAGAGATGGACAGATATGCAATTGCTTATTTATCTAAATCAAGCGGTTGCAGATTTAAACGTAGAGCCACCACACACTTCATTCACTCTTGATGTAATACCTGAAATATTTAAGGCTTGCATTATTAATGGTGCTACAATTTTTGCTTTAATTGCAGAAGGAATTCTTCAAGTGGGTGAAAGCTTCTCTTACTCAGACAACGGTATTAGTCTTTCTATCAACTTGGCTCAAGGTTACCAATCGCTAGCACAAATGTTGTTGACTGGTTATACTCAATTGAAAAAGGATATTAAACGTGCAATGCGTCCACATGCTGCCGGTATCAAACAAAGCCCTGCTCCAGTAAAGGTTCGTAGCTATGCACCAAGACAATGGACATATCGTTAATTTTTTTATGTCTCCCGTAATTGGGAGATTTTTTGTTTAAAAAAGCAGCTAAAAAAGATATAATATTTCTACACTGGATGGTGATAGAAATGAAACGTGAAGAAATAATGGATAAATTAGAAGCTTATGTTTTAATAAAGAGCATATTAGAAGATAAACCAACATGGAAAGTTAGAAGTGGTGAATCTCTTCATGAAGGTATCAAGAAAAACAATTTTATTAGGGTTATAGAACAGAAAAAAGAGCGATGGTATGGTGTTAAAAAAAAATGGAATACATATCTTGAAATTTTATATGCTGATAATTTTGTAACAATAAGCTTGTTTCTTAGACCAGAACAAAAAAAGGCATATAAAATGCTTAGAGAATATTTTTTAACAAACAGAGATGCAGTTAAGGAAGCTTCTCAAGATAAATTTACTGCGCGTTTTGAAGACCACGATAGATTTGATGAGTTTTTCGAAAACTACATACTAGGAGAAAAAGTGTGTAACTTAGTTTAAAAAGTCCCTTATTTTTTAGGGACTTTTTTATTTACAAAATCAATTATATGTGATATAATAAATATATAAGAAAAAACATAAAGGAGAGAAAACAATGATTGGAATAAGCAAAATAAAAAACAAATTAATGATAAGAAAAGAAATGTATTCAATTGAAGAAGTACTATTGAAGATTGTTCCGATTTATACGAAAAAGAAAGAATCTAGGGTTGACTTTGATGGAGACTTAATAGCGATGAATTCTCATCGTTATCACAATTTTCATGCTCACGGTGTTGTTTGTGTTACGTGTGGTCTAGAAGGTAAGTATTTTGTTAAAGAAAAATTTAAAGACGATAATTCTTTTCATTTTAATCTATATGCAATTAACGCTGATGGAAATGAAGTCCTTATGACAAAAGATCATATTGTGGCTAAGTCAAAAGGCGGATTAGATAGACTGGAAAACTACCAACCAATGTGTACAATTTGTAATAAAGAAAAAGACACAATGTCGCAAGAAGAGTTCCAACAACATATTATCAATAAAGAGATTATTATGCTGGGGGAGGTTGCTACAATTGCCTAAATATGCTGGACATCCAATAATGAATGCAGTTTATGATTCACTCAAAAAGATAAATAACAAAAAAGATGTAATTCTTGTTAAAGATTTTGACTCAAAAGCTTGTCAATTGGGATGGCAACGTAAAAATGAAACATTTTCTTGGATGCATGATCTAAGTAAAGAAATATCCACTTTCAGGAATTTTTCTAAAACCGGAATGTCAATACATAGCTCATTCAAAGATGCTCTTTATCGTGTAAAAAGAGCTATTAGAGCTTTAGAATCTGCTATACAAGATGAATTTGTCAATCCAAAGCAAATAGCTGTGTTAGGTGAAGTCAAAGACGAACTTGAAGCGTACTTATTAATATTAGAATTTGGAAAAATAAATGAGGAGGCAATGTAATGCAAGAGATTAATATTATCACTAAAACGATACTCTCCTCTCTTCAAGAAAAAGCAAAAGAATTGAAATTCGTTGTAAATAGTATTTTTTTAAATGATGATGGAAGTAAAATTGACAAATCATATGCTTGTGACGCGCGGACTGCTATTCATAATTGGTGCGATAGGATTACTAATAAGAATCTTTGGAACTCTTATTTTTGTACATATAGAGCTGGTAATTTTGAAAAAGATTTAGTGTCAGCTTGTAGAAAAATAGTAAGAGTTCTTAATCACATTACTTCTAACAAAAATTGCAATCAGCAATATAAAGAAAAACTAAGTGAGATTAAAGACGAAGTTGAATCTCACTTAGTCATGATAGCAATGGAAAAGGTTGTTTAACCCCATATCTTTCTAAAAAGAAAAATGAAATATTGTTAAAAATAGGGACCTTCTTTCTAATAATGTTATTATACACATTATGGAAAGAAGGTTTTTATATGACTGAAATGAAACACTACACAGATATTCCACGCTTTGGACACAGATCTACGCTAGATTATTTCACAAAAGTTGCATCCAAAGGTCATAAAATTCGTGTTATGCTTAAGTATGACGGAGCAAATGCTCAATTTGATGTAAACAGTAAAGGCGAGATTGGAGTTTATTCTCGTAACAATCCATTGAATGCTGAATTGAATCTCAATGGCTTTTACCAATATGTACAAGAAAGAGTTGATCCAACACTTCTTCCTTCGAATAGAAAGATCTTTGGAGAATGGTTGGTATCTCACTCTGTAGTTTACCCTAAAGATATGTACAAACAGTTCTACATGTTTGATGTGTATGACACAGAAAAAGAAGAGTATATTGATCCAAATTCTAATGAGTACAAAAACATTGAAGCGTACCTTGTAAATCACTGCGGAATGCAGAAGGGCGTTGTTTTGTACGAAGGTTTGTATCAAGGTATGGAGCACCTTGAAGAAATCTTGAATAGAGTTACTCGTGAAAATGACACTCCAGATGGTAAGGCGCCAACTACTATCGATGAAGTTTATCACGAAGGTATTGTTATTAAAGCTCATGACTTCCGTGATCAATATGGAAATCAGCTCTTTGTTAAGATGGTTAGTGATAAATTCAAAGAAACAAAAGTTAGAAAAGAAAGACAGCCATCTGGTCCAGATGCATCTGTTGAAAGAGAAATTGTTGAGTTTGCAGTTACTCAAGCAAGGATTGAAAAAATTCTCAATAAACTTGTAGATATTGATGTATTACCAGTAGACTATGATTTGGAAGATATGCCAACTATCGCTAAAAACGTTCCAAAGATAGCATATGATGACATCATGAAAGAAGAGCTTGATACTATCAATGAACAATTTGGAGAATTTGATCATAAGATTCTTGGTAAGAAGATTGCTGGTACTGTTATTAGTGTTGTGAAAGATATTATTCGTGAAAAAATCGAGCAAAGAATCAAGAACCTATAAAATATATTGATTGATGAAACCTACTATTTGTATAAAATAGTAGGTTTTTTTAATTTGTGTTTGAAAATACAGATGGCATCTAAAAGTGCGAAAGAACTTACATTTTCTAACTAAATAATAATTATGTAAGCGGGTGCTTTTATGCTGGAGATTTGGATAGATGGCACTTCGAAGCCAGATAGAATTTCAAATAGAAAACAAGCAAAAGTAGGTCATTCAGCTATTGCAGTTATTGTCAAGAAAGATGGTAAAGTAATACATACTGAATCAAAGTATGTAGGAGTTCTTGATAACAATCAAGCTGAATATGAAGCTTTTGTTTGTGCTTTAAATATCGCTTTAGATATGGATGTTAAATTTGTAAAATTTTACACAGACAGTAACCTGCTTGAAAAACAAATGAATTTTAAATACAATTGTCATTCTGAAGCAATTGCACCTTATTACATGAAATCAAAAAACTTGTTACATTTACTTCCTTGTTGGGAAGTAAAATGGATATCTAGAAAAGAAAATAGAGAAGCAGATAAAATGGCAGACCAAGCAATTGAGATGTGGAAAACTGAACAATTCAAAGATATATAAAGCCTTGTATTTTCTATTTAAAATTCAGTAGACAAAAATATGGAGGGTACGAAAAAATGAAAAGGTTAATAAAAAAATCAAAACAAGATAGTGCAATTGTTAGTGTAAATCCATCATTTGTGCCTATGAGCGAATTAGATGAAGCAGATATCAAAAATGATAGATGTCCAGCTTGTAAAACTCAAGAATCATTACAAAAAATTGACGGTTTTAAAAAATGTCCTAGCTGCGGAAATACTTTTAAGATGTTTGATGGCGATGGATATACTGTAGTGAAGTAAAGGGAGGTTGATTAGTATGGCAACTATTGAAGCACCACGTATTATGATTTACGCTAGGGTTTTAAACAACATAGATAATAGTCAAATAGAAGGTTATTCTGACATTAGAGATAAAAAAGGTAGCTTTGATTTTGGAACAATTAATGGCATAACTGGTGGAGAATCTTCAAGCGTTGTAGAATTTGACATTTGGAATAATGAACCTGCATTTTCTTCTGGCATGTTAGCGGAAATAAATGCTGATGCTACTGATTGTGTTTTTACTGCATGGGATAATAGTAATTGTAATTCTGTTCAAGGAATTACTGGCATTGACAATAGATATTTTATTAGAGCTAGAAGTTTAGCAGATAATGATTACGCAAAGGCATTCACTCCGATAGGTGGAGATGGCAGTAATTATTTTAAAAATAGTGTAACTCCTGAAAGTGGACCGTTAGAATTGGGTACATTGAGTGGGAGAGCCGGTGGAGATCGCGTTAAAATTCAAACTAAAATTTTCATCCCAGCTGCAACTGGGCTTTTGGTAAGAAAGACGTTTGTTTTTGGATTTCATTACAATTTTGAATAAGGTGAATTTATGTTTTGGATCATAGACTATAAAAATAGAAAAAGTATATCAGAAAATGAATGTAGCTTTAGTCAAGCAAGTAAAGAGAACATAAGAGCTCTTTATTTTCAAAATGAAGCAGATAGATTTGGCGTGCTAGACAATGGACATTTTTTCATTAATGATATTGAGTACGACTTTAAAATCAGTAAACAATTGCACAAATATGTTCAATTTAAAACTGCTTCTTTGATTTTTGATGGTGAATCAAAAAATTCAATTGAATCGTGGAATTTGGGTTTTGAAATATACAATTCTAAAGATTATGAAAAATACATTATGCACATCACTAAAAATCATGAGATATATTTTATAGCTCAAAGATTTGATTTAAATTCTAATAAGATTGATGAACGAAAAGTACGTCTTCAATAAAAAGGCGGTGACAGAAATGAAGAATGGAAAAATTGTTATCTCTGGTAGTTTCAATATAATTGGTGAAAGTAATAAAATTTTAACAAACGGAAAATTCAGTACAACAATGGATGACATTAACCCGGTTATTATTCCTAGTAGTTATGATTCGTTAAATAAAGGTGTTTCAGGCACTATTCTTTATCATGTGAATCCATATCGATATGATATCCCAGATGAACCAGTTCGTAACGCATCAATCAAAGTGTATAAAGATGGAATTATATATGACTACACTAAAACTGACGATAATGGTTTTTATGTTTTATATTTAGAAGATGGTATTTATGACATCAAAATACAAAGCCCATCTTACAATAGGACAATAAAAAATCAAAAAATTATTAATGGCATAACTCCATTTAACATGTTATTCAAAAGTGGACAAATCGCAAAAAAGGAATTTGATATGGTGGAATTCTTTATGTACGAAGTTGATGGAGTTTCAACTGGTTTGCGTTATGTTCATGGTACATTATTAAATGAGAATGGTTCTCCAGTTGAAGATGCAGAGATAGTGGTTGCAAATTCTAACACTCACGTAATACAAGCCTTTGTTAAAACTGGAAAAGATGGTAAGTATGGGTTTGTTATCGATTTGGGAAACTTAGACATAATCATCAGGTCACCTCGATTTAATGCAAAAGTACTTAGAAATTATGAATTTACAGCTGAAGATGGTTTTATACCGACTGTAATTGAAAAATCAATTTCCTTTGATATAGGAGGGAACTCGTTATGGATATCTTATTAAATGAAAAGAAATTACCACCACCAACCAATATAACAGTGAACTCTCTTAGAGTTGCTGGTCAGCTTCTAGTTGTTTGGGATAAAGTGAGAAATCCCGACCAACAACATCTAGATCAAGGCCTTGTCGATCCTCGATTAATATCAAAGGTAAAGTACAACGTTTATAGAGGTACATCTTTAGGTGGTATTTTTTATAAATTAAATAATGAGCCATTGAATTCACTGAGATATGAAGATAAAAACGTTGGCAGAAATCCCAATTCACAATATTTTTACAAAGTATCAACAGTGTCAGAATTTATTGACGGCATCGTAACTAGGATGGTAGAAGGTGAACTTTCAAATCCAGTTATTTATAGAGTATCAACTACAAATAAGTGGTTTACTAAAATAAATGAAAGAAACATGTGGATTTTAAAAAACACCGGTGTGTTAATGGATTTGTACGTTAGAAAAACAGATGGTCCGCGTTGCAGTCAATGTTGGGATGACTTACGTTCTCAAGGAGATCCAGATTGCACGTTTTGTTTTGGTACAACATTTGAAGGTGGCTATGAGCCTATGTCGCAATTATATGTAAGACAAAAACCTTCTGTTCAACAATTGGACTTAACCCCACATGGTTATGTTCCGAATAACAATCCAGGTGCATGGACAATCTCAGATATAAAAATATCAAATAGAGATTTAATGATTAATCCTGAGGGCAAGATTCTTTCAGTTATTAGTTCAAATGTAAGTCACGCTGCAGGATTCTTATTTCATCAAGAACTGACAACAAAAGAACTTGATCCGCTAGATAAAAGGTATAAAATAAAGAGAGTTACGTTGTATCCAAGTTGGTAAGTTAATTTGACTCAACGTTTTTAATATAATACTGATATGAATTTTAGAAAGGGGATCATCACACATGACACCAGGAAAAATTACGCTTAAAAACTTTAGCGGAAAGCGTATTGATGGAATTATTACGAATCAGCCAATTGAGATTTCACAACAATATATGGAAGCTGTTGCAGAAGCAGTACTGCAAGTTCTATATAATATGGGAACTTACTCAAATATTGAATTAAATTATGACTTAGAGGTTGAAGGTGGTACTAAATATTACGTTCATGGTACTGACGTTACCGTTGTTCCAACCACTCAAGATCCATACAATAGAAGAATTCGCAATAACCCAAATGTTATCAGTAAGGATAGAAAAGACGATAACGTTGCAAATGAGCTTCAAAAGATTGAGCGCAACAGAACATAAAAAATAATGATACTTTTTTGAAACTACGATACTAATGTATCGTAGTTTTTTTATTTTTTGTTTGAAGGAGCCAAAACACAATTCATTCTAACGTATTTTGCCACTATTATATTTTCATATTGCTTCATATATACTAAATATGAAACATTAGCCTGCCTATGTATTTATATTATTCTTTTTGGAGGTGATTTTGTTGAGAGCCTCCGCTCTGAAATTTACTAAGGATATGCTTATAAAGTATCTTAGGGGGTTTTTAGCTAACTATGAAAACTATAGTAACTTTTGCCCTAAAGATTATTCACAGGCTTTAGTTTCTGATAAGGAGCCTAATGAATTAAGGCAGTTCCCATTAGTGGTAATTAGTGGTAGTAGCGGTCAAATCATTGCAGGTGGTCTACAGGATTTTGCTGAAGAAATCTATGATGAACAAGGAAGTTTACAAGCTTATCGCTATGGTGGTATGTATGAATTCAACATAACTATCGACATAGCAACAAGAAGTACTCTTGATAGAGAGCAATTCTCCGACCTAGTAGCTATGGCTTTAAGAGTTCTAGTTAGAAGGTATATTGAAAAAGAGGGAGTTATCATTAAGGATATGAGGTATGGCGGAGAATCAGAAGTTAATTACGATTCAGATAAGATCTACGTAAGTAATATTCAATTCACGACATGGTCTCAGTGGTACCAAGATATCAACTTGATGGATATTGGTAAAATCAATCTCGACTTCAATGGCAGTTCAAGTGATCTTTAAAAAAGCAACAAACATTAGAGACTTCTTTGTTGAAGTTAATAAGATAAATCAAGGGGGTAATAAGAATGCCGTATAAAAAACCTGGTGCGTATGCACGATTTGTAAGAACTACAGGAGCTGTGAATAACGCTGGTTCGTCTAGAGTTATGGCTATTGTTGGTACAGGTAAATTGTTTTTTGACAAATTAAATGAGCCTATTTTAAGACAAACAGATTCTATTTCAGATTTATTAGGTAAAGAAAATGTGTATGAAATTCATCATGTTACTTCTAAACCGTTAAAAAATGGAGCTGTTGATGATACTGGCATTGAATACAAAGTTCGCAAAGGTACTGATCCAGTATATGACTTAGAGTTAAAAGACGGTAAGTACATTTCATGGAAAGTTGGAACTGCTGCTGCAGTAAGTTTGCCAGTTAGCTCAGGCACTGAAGGTTCAGATAAATTTGCTACTGTAGTACACGCATCTAAAGGACAAGAGCATTTAATTGTTGATGGTCAATACAAAATAGAAATCACTTATATTGATACCGATGCTACTGATGCTACTAATTTTGGAACATACGCAGTGATCGACATGGCAACAAACCAGGTACTTGGTGAATATCAAGTAGGTAATGATACTGTTGATATTATTCCTGGTATTCAAATGTTCGTAACTGACACGTTTTTCCAAAAAATGAGTGAAGACGCAACTCCTGTACCTATCGTTGGTGAATCAATTTCAGCTCCTGGTGATTATGTTATCATTAACACTACATCTGCTGGTTCAGCCGTTGGAGCAGTTGCTGATGGTTCAGTTTACTATGTAAGTTACGCATACAAAAAAGCAGAAGAAGATTTCAATCCAAAATTGTTCACGGATTATCAAGATCTTGTTGCTGAGTATGGAGATTATGATGTTACTGTTTCTGGTAAAGTTACTAATTCTCTATCATTAGGTGCAGAAATTGCATTTATGAATGGAATGAATCCAATTGTTTGTGTACAAGCTAAAAATGATAGCGATTATTCTATGAAACTTGCAATTGATCTTTTAGAAAGAGACGTTGCTGGTGTTGATAACATCAATACTATCATACCTCTAACAACTTCTAAAATAGTTGCAGCTCACGCAATGAGTCACGTTAATAAAATGTCACTTTCTACAATTGGTAAAGAGCGTATGACTTACATCGGAGCTCCAACTAATGAAAAGTACACTGATTCCGCTCAAGCAGCTAGCGATTTCAATGATGAGCGTTTAGTTTACGTTGTTCCAGGTTCTGCTACAAAATCAGTTAGAGACACTGTAACGGGTAGAATTTCTGTAAAACGTGTTCCTAGTTCTTTCTTAGCAGTTGCTGTTGCAGCTCTTGGTTTGAAAAATGACCCAGCTGAACCGCTTACAAACAAATTCATCAGCGGCTTTGATGCTATTGGTACACCTTACGCTGAAAGCGAAAAGAATGTCATGGCTGAAAAAGGTTGCTTAATTTTAGAACAACAAGGTCCAAACGTTAAAGTTCGTCACGGTATGACAACTTTTGTTGCTGAAGTTAATAGCAATGAAATTACATTGGTTCAAATTAAAGACTATGTAATTGAAGCTGCTCGTAAAACACTTGGTAATGTCTATGTTGGTAAAAAACTTATGCCATCCATTGTTAATGATGTTCAACTTACGTTGACTAACGTCTTAAATCAATTTGTTGGCCAACAAGTTATCTTAGGATACAGCGGTGTTAGCGTTAGACGTTCAAAAGATGACCCACGTGCTATCGATGTTAGATTTGAAATCGAAGCAGTATATCCGTTGAACTACATTAACATTGAATTCTCCTTCTCAGGTATCAACTAATTTTTAATTAGAACAAAGAGTAACTAATGTAATTTACATTAGTTACTCTTTAAATAAAAGGGGTGAATAAATATGGCAATTGATGATAACAAAATTGTTGCTGATACCGTAAAAGGTAAACACGCTGCTTACAAGTCATCAGCAAATAGCAATTTGAACACTTATCGTGCTTCAGGTATGGTTGATATGACTGGTCCAAATGCTGGAGCTATAGCTATTACTACTACCAATATTGAAATCCACTCAAATGGTATGAAGGTTGGATTTATTCAATCTTGCTCACCGTCAGAGTCTCGTAACATCGTAAAGGTGCAAGAGTTAGGAACTGAAGGTGTAGTTCAAGCTGTTCCTGGTAACACGACTGGTGGTCAGTTATCTATTTCTAGATTGGCACTATATAATTCCAATATTTTTAGAGCATTAGGCTTAACACCAACTGGTAGTTACGATACAGGTTTAGCGATGAATGGAGAATACGTAGAATCTGCTAATTCAACATACAATGTAGGTTCTGGTAAAAACCCATTTAAAACACTTAAGGATCAAAGAGTACCACTTGAAATTAAGGTTAAGATTAGAAAACCTAATGATATGAATAGTCAGCTTAGTTATGATGAAGAAGTATATGTTGACTGTTGGTTAGCTTCTTATAGTAAAACTATAGCATCAAGCACTATCACAGTTACTGAATCTGCGACGGTTCAATACAGCGATGTATATGTTGCTAGTGTTTAAAAGTAACAATAGAAAACAAGTGAGGTGATAGAAGATGGCAAATAAATTTAATGATAGCATGAATAAACCGTTACATTCACAACGTGCTTATGGTTGGGATAGAACGTCTAACCCAAATGTAGTAACTGGTACTAGAATGAATCCAGCCACTGCAGAACAAAACGGTCTGTTACAAACTAGCACCAATATTACCATGAAGATTAATGGTGATATTATTGGTATGGTTCAATCTCTTTCGGTTTCTGAAAGTAGAACAATCAACAAATTACAAGCTATTGGGCATGAGGGCATTGTTCAAGCTGTACCTGGTAATACTCAGGCTGGACAACTATCAATCTCACGTATAGCTCTTTATGACAGAAAGTTTGCAGACGTTGTTGGAATCAATGATAGTACTATTGGTGGTGTATTCGTTACTTTGCGCAATCAAAGAGTACCATTTGAAATTTCTATTGAAACACCAACAACAGCTACTGCATACTCAGATGTTACTACTTATTGTGATTGCTGGATTTCTTCATACAGTAAATCTTATGGTGTACAATCAATTACGGTTGCAGAGAACTTAACGGTTCAATATTCTGATGTTACTTAATAAATAAAAGCCTCTAACAAGGGGCTTTTTATTTTTGTTTAAAAACTGTAATAAAGCTATTTTTTGTTCTTATTCTTAAAATGAAGACAAAATACTAAATAGTATGATATAAAAAGTGAAAAGATTCGTATTTTAAATATGAATCTTTGTAATAAAAAACGAAGAAAAGAAAAGGGGTTTTAAAATGAGAAAGTCGCTTGAGGATTTGATTTTTATTGGTAGAATTGATAAGTCGTTTAAGGTGTTTGGTAAGAATTGGACTCTTTCAACTCTAACATCTAATGAACAATTGGATGCAACCTCATCAACAGATGGATATGATACTTTATCTCGAGTAAATGCTCTTAAAATTGAGATTTTGGCTCGTTCGGTTAAGAAAGTTGAAGATATTGAGTTGAATGATGTAAAAGAAAACGTTGAATTTATTGGTAGTCTTCAAATGCCGCTTATTAATGAGTTGTTCTCAAAGTATGAAGTACTACAAAAAGAACAAGATGACTCTTTAAAGAATTTAGATGATATAAAAAACTAATAGACGACACTTATAGTCGTATTCGATGGAAAGTAATGAAAGCCATTGGGATGCCACCATCTGACCCTCGAGTGCGTCAGATGAATGATGCCCAATGGCTTTGGTGTTATTTTAACCAAATAGAGGATGAGAAAGAGGAAGCGGAGAATTGGAAAGCAAGATTCGACTACCTCACTTGGTTCATCAACTACGATATGGCTAAAAGTGTCAGTGACCATAATGAAAAAAATAAAGCTACCGATAAGAAAGGTACCCAAGGCCCTCGTTACAAGGTAGAAGATTTACACAGGAGTTCCGACTTTGAAAAAGAAGCATACGCAGCAACTAAAGGTTATGATCCAGAAGATGGCTTAACAGTCGATGAATTTATTGAGCAACTTCAATCTAATAAGCAAGGAAGAGAAGCTGACATCGTAAACGATAGTTTTGAAGACTTGTTAGCTAGTGGAGATTTTTCTGAGGTGATGGATGCTACTCAAGGAGTTGGTAATCCAAACGAAACACTTGATGATTTCATAACAAGAGCTTTAATGTTAGAAGAACATCTAGAAGATAAAGCTATTGAAATTAATGAAGAAAACTTGCGCCATAATAATGGTAACAGTTTTAATGGTCCTCCAACTTCTGAGAATCATCATACTATAGATGATGATGATTTAGATATTTTTGAAGTGGATGATGACGAATAATTAAAGGGGAAGGACGGTGAAGATAAATGGCGGAAAACAATAACGGGGGAATTTTCGGCAACAAGGGTAACGGAGACTTTCTTAAGAATCTAAAAAATGAAGTTAACAATAATGCTAACGATATTTCTATGACTCTTGATAAGGTCTTGCGAAGCATTTCTGATTTTAAAGATGAAGTCGAAAAAGAAAAAATATCCCTCAATATTGATACATCATATTCTCAAAAAATTGAGAGAATGTTATCTGATTTAGAAAATGATTTTAATAGACTTATTGCTCCAGTAAAAGGTAAAATTCAACAGCAAATTTCTGAAGTTTTTTCTTCTGACAATGTAAAGACTGATGGATTAACTAAGGAATTAAATGTTTTCTCAGACGCATTATCGGGATTTGCAACTAAGGTTAATCAGTTGAGTTCTGAAATTGGAGTTAACTTAGGTTCTGCTTTTGAAAATCTTAATAAGGAAACAGTTGAGACTTTAAGATCATTTTCTGATATTTTAGCTCAATTACAACAAAGAGATTTAAAAATCAACAACCCCTTCCCTGAAATAATTGCGTCACTTGATGAAATTGCAAAAAGAACTCAAAGCATTGGTAGTTTTAACGATGTTTTAAGTAGTATTTTGAATATTCCTGTTGAGCATGGAACGGCTTATCATTTACTAGAATTATCTGATAGTTTGGATATTTTTAATAAGACAATGAGAGGCACAACAGATGATGATATAACTAAAATAACTTCATACATTAATGAATTAGAAAAATTAAGTCAAAAAACTCAAGTTTTCACAGATATTGCTGATAGCATCAAAAGCCTTTCTGTTATTGGAGATATTGCGAAGCAAGTTAATGATTTAAATAGTGCACTTACTGCACTTGGTCAAAACAGCAATCTCGGAGCATTAGTTGGTGGTAGTTTTAATGTACCACCAATACCGCAAGGGCCAATCAATATTCCTCCAGCAATACCGCCAAGTGGCGGAGGAGGAGGCGGTGGGGGTAATGCAGGTGGTGGAAATCCTGGACCTAGTGGTGGCGGTTACAATGGACCGACCAGTTCATATCCAAGCCAAGTCATAGTTGGTCCTCAGCCATTTACTCCACAGTATTCGTCTAGTGCGCATGATAAGACGTTTGATGCTATTGAAAAAGCGTTATCTAAATTACAACTTAATAATATGTCTGGTGGATCTTGGCACGATAAGTCTAGTAAAAACTTAGATAATGAATCAATTAAAGAAATGATGCAAGTTTTAGAGCAAATTAAGTATGATTCAAGTAAATTGAGTGCTTGGGAAGGTCAGTTTAAGCATGCTAGTTCTAACCACGATAAGAGTGGTGCAGAGGCAGCGCTTATGCAAATGAACGAGTACAGAGCTAAAGTAGTACAAGGAAATTCACAGTTACAAGGCAATCTAGACAATATTGGTCCCAAAGATTTAGGTAAATATCCATCAGAAGTTAGAGATATATTTACTAACATGAAGGATTTTCAACAAGTTATTCAAAATATAATGATAAATCAGTTTAAGTTTAACGAACACTTTGGACTCAACCAATTCAATAAAGAAATTCTTGATGCCAATAGAGGAATTAATGACTTTGCTAGAAACATAGAAAATCAACCTTGGGATAGAATAAAAGGCAAATTAAGTTCTGCTTTTGACCCAATTAGTAAATTTACTAGCGGATTAAAAGGTGGAGTAACTGGTGGGTTAGGTATGCTTGGTCTTGGTTCTCTAGGTTCTGCGCTTAGTATTGGTGGATTGGCTGGTGGAATTACTGATATTTATCAAAGACAAGGTAGACTCTTAGCTGATTCTGCTCAAGGAGAAATATTAGGTGGATACGATTATGATCCGCAAAATACAAGACGAATTCTTAGACAAGGCTTAGATTATCAACATTCCACTCACGGAAGAATTCAACAAGAAGACTACTTAAACAGCTATACATCTCTTGTTAATAATGTTAGAGGTCACTTTGGCGGTCAAGATGGTTCCGATAAGGCTTCAGCGCAAAGAGATATGGAAAGCTTTGCAAGTACTGCTACAGTTATGCAAGGTATGGGAGTTTCTCAGGGAACAACTATGTCAGCAATTACTACGTTTTATAAAGAATTGGGTATGAGCGCGAAAGAAACTGATTTCCAATTGGTTAAAATTGCGCAAACAGCTCAATCTTTAAATGTGCCGTTCGAAGAGCATTTAAAAGCAGTAACAAACTTAGCTACTGAATATAAAGCCATTGGTTTGTCAGCAGATCAAGCTGGAAATGTAATGGGTAACTTAATGTTTAAAGGTGGTATGACATCAACTGAGGCTGGTAGATTTGCTAGTAATGTTGGTGGAGCTCTAACCAATATGAATGAGGGTTGGTTGGCATATGGCGCTGGTATGATGGGTGATGATCCATTAGAAGCAATCATGGATTTAAACTATGGTTATAAAGATGATGGCACAATGAAAGAAGGAGTTGCTGAAAAGAAAGCGCAAATTCTTACAAATAACTATCAAATGTTTGGTGGCGTCGGCGGAGATGGTGGACGTTATGGCATGAAAGAAGCACTTAAAGCTATGGGTATTACTGACAACAGAGACGTAGCTAAGTTCTTAAATCATGCTGGTGATGAAAAATGGTTAGTGAATCAATTTAAAGAGATGGATGGTAAAGCAGGTCTCGGAGATCTTAGTGAAGATAACGCGAAAGATAAACTTACAAGTGGTATATTAGGAGATCTCGGTAAAGCGTCAGATCAACTTTCAGGTATAGATAAATCTTTAAATGCTTATAACGAAGTACTTAAGAGGGTAGTTGACGATCAACGCGGTTTATTGGATGAATTGACTGATTTTACTGGAATAATTGAAAAATTTGGTTCTATGATAGAAAAAGTTATTGGCGGGATGGGGAATCTTTTAGAAACACTTGGGAAACTCGCTAATATGGATTTATCTACCATTGCTGCTTTGGGCATTGGAGGGGCAGGCGTACTTGGTGGCTTAGCATCCGCTGGTGGTAGTGCTTTTGTAATGAATAAAGTTTTGAAAAGATTCCGTGGAAGCGGAGGAGGTAGTGCTGGACCTACTGGTGGCGGAGCTGGAGGAGCAGGTGGCCCAACTAGAGCTCAAGGTGGCGGAGGTGCTGCTGGAAGACCAAGTTGGCTTAAAAGTTTAACAAAAAGTAAGAGTGGAAAACTTGCCATAGCAGGAGCTGCAGGTTTAGCTGGTTGGGGAGCATATGAGTATTTTGCTGGAGATAGAGCTAGCGCTGCTACAGATGATGGTGGAGGAGACGATGGATCTGGAGGTATATTTGGTAATATCTACCGAGTACTTCAGGATATCCTTGCAGCACTCGGCGGTGGCGGAGTTGTTAGTGCTAGTGGCATTGGTGGAGGTGGTGGGAGACCTTCGGTTGATGCACTTGCTGATGTTTCTGGCGTACATGATATTGGTACAAATCCGTGGTTAGCTACTGGTGTTGCGCTTGGTGGTACTTATGCAGCAACAAAAGTGGGTTCTTCAATACTAAGTAGAATGTCTACACAAGTTCCAGCTAGTGTTTCTGGAGCGAGTGGAGGTGCATTATCAAGAGTAGCTACAGCTGCAGCATCAAGACCTAGCGCTTGGTCAAAATTGCTTAGTGGTGGTAAATCTAGTGGAGTTGCAGCTGGTATTTTTAATTCAATTGGTGCAGGTTTTGAAATGCATGATAACTATGAATTAGATGCCCTTTATGGTATTGAAAACCATGGAAGATCTAATGCAAACACTTGGGGTAAAGCTGCTATCGGTACTATTGGTTCTATAGCTGGTGGTGCACTTGGTACATTAGTTGCTCCTGGCATTGGAACAGTCGGTGGGGCAATAGCTGGTGGTATGTTAGCTGATCACTTTAGTGATAACATTATGGGTTTATTTGGCGCTGGTAGTAAAGATATTGAAGAAGATAGAATGAAAAACCCTCTTTACAAATCTACTCAAGAATTTATGAGAAGAAACGGCGTATCCAATGAAGCTTTTGCTGTTACAGCTTCTAAAGGTATGATGCAATATGGTGGTAGCCTTGCAAACTTTAGTGAAGCTGAAAGAGACCAATGGGGAGCTAAATTTGCAGAAGGTAAAGGTTCTGGCCTAACTGATGAAGCGGCAAAAGAACAAGCAAATCAAATGTTTAGGTTGAATATTACTAACGATGATATTAAAAACTTAAATGCTGAACAACTGCAAAATGGGTTAGAGCTTTCTAAATCAACAGACCAATATCAAAAAGATTTCGCTAAATATAAAGAAGATTTTGGTAAAAATAACGAAGCAACAAATAAGATTATTGATGAAACAAAAAGCAACACTGGACTTTCACTTACTAAGTTGTATGAATTATATGATGTTGCTTCTAATATGCCTGGAGATTTAGCTGCTGCAATTAAAGCTTCAGGTGGACTTGGAAATATGGATGACCCAGGTAAAATAGAGAGAATGAGAAAGCAACTTGAAGCTGGCGGTTTAGACGTAAAGCAACAAGAAAGAGCTATGGCTGGTTATCTTGATAATAAAGATTTCCTTAAGAGTTCGATGCAATCCGAAGAAGAAAGAAATAATTGGTTAAGATTGTACTCTATGGATCCATCTTGTCTTCCTCCAGGTACTGACATGTTTGAATATGCTAACAATAACATAAATCTTAGCAGAAAGACTCAATCATTAATGAGTGGCGGTCTCTTAGGTGATTTTCAAAAGTTTGCTGGTTCAAAAGATGGTCAATTGTTTATGAACGATTCAGCAAATTCATTACCTTCTCAATTTTCTAGTTGGGACAGTATGATCAAAAAATACACTAAAGAATCAGATATTGATAGCTCAGAACTTAAAAAAATTCTAAGTAAAAATCACATTTCTGAAGAACAGTTCGGCAAGTATCTACTTGCGAATGATGGTGGAGGAAACTTCGGTGCAACAAACATAGCTGGTATTAATAAAGATTATATCAGTAATGGATTCACTGCAGTTGGAGAAGAAAAAAGCAAGGTAGCACAAGAAGTGAAGAAACAAAACGAAGAACAGCACAAAGAAGCTGAAAAGACTAAAAAAGAGTTAACTGAAGAAACTACCAAAGCACAAGATGATATCTTCAAGCAAGGTGAAGAAGCTGCTTTGAGTCGCAGTAAAGATTATGTATCAGCGCTGAAAACATTGCAAGATTTCTTGGGCGACAGTATTAAGAACGTATGGAACAAGCTACAAGATATCAATCAAACAGCAAGTGATGCAGTAGTTGAACTTCGTAAAATGGCTTCTTCAGGTGGTTCTGGTGGTGGTCAAACGGGGTTAGGTGGAACTGGTAAATTTGGTTCATCCGTAAATCAATGGGATGAATTGATTCAAAAAGTTGGAGCTGAAACAGGAATAGACCCATTGATTCTTAAAACTATCATGCAAAAAGAATCTGGTGGAAATGCAAACGCCAAAGACAATCAAAATAAAAATGGTACATTTGATATGGGATTAATGCAAATCAACAGTGATACTGCTAAGGGTTATGGTTTTGATTTTGATAAACTGCGTAGTGACCCAGAGTATGCTCTTAGATCGGCAGCTAAAGTAATACAAGGTAAAAAAACCATGTTGAGTGGTATGGGAGAAGACTCTAACGACCCACATAATATTTTTCATGCATACAATGGTTGGAGTGCTCAAGGCGGCAGATACGCTGATGATGCTATGGGTTACTTTGACGCTGCTGGCCGTGTTGGAGGATCGGGTGGAGGCTTTAACGCTTTACTTGGTGAATCAAGACAACTATCATCATCAGGTGCTCTTTCTTATAAGCAAGTTGGCGGAGAATTCAATGGTACTTATCAAGAATTCTTACAAAGAGGTTTGGCAGATTGTTCGCAATTCGTACAAGAAATGTATGGCAATTTCTTAGGAAAACAACTTCCAAGAACAGCTGCAGAACAATGGAATGCTGGTACTTCAGTTGCTAAAGGACAAGAACAAACTGGTGATTTGGTATTCTGGAACACCACTGGAAAAGATCACTCTCACGTTGGTATGTATACTGGAAACGGTAAAGCTATGCAAATGGGTACAAATGGACTTAAGGAAATAGACATTAATTCTATTGACAATTATGAAGGTGCTAGAAGAATTGGTGGTTCAGCTTTATATGCTGGTCACAATAGTGCTTGGAACCCAATTACTGGCAAACTCGACGATATTCAGAAAAATACTGAAAAAGCTGCCGATGATGCAAAAAAAATAGCAGACAATACAGATGCAATCAAAGATAATACAACACCAGATAGCAGCACAAAAACATCATATAAAGCTCTCTTAACAAATATTGGTGAAAACGATCCTTATGCTGGTATAAACATCAAGGGCAACATGAACAACACAAAATATCTTTTTGACGCTTATGAAAAACTTAAAAGCAAGGGAATCGATTACGATGACCATGGCAAAGATAATCAAAAGTGGCAACAAGAGATGAGACATAACTTTGATGTTAAACTTAAAGTGGATTTCACAGACCCTGATAAGTCTCCTCAATTCCAAAAAATATTAGATAAGCATCTCAATCTTGCAGTAAAAAATGCTATGGAAGAACATACAATGCAAGTTAGTAAAGATACTGAGTCTAGTAATCAAGCATTATGGAACGCTACAACAGCTAATTCAAAAGCAGTTCAACAAGGTAATTATGATGGATAGGGATAACCCCTATCCATTTATAAAACAGAGGGGTGAATTAAATGCCGTTAATACCTTTTGCAAACAGTAATATGGTAATTGGTGCTATAAGTAAATCTATGAATCAAACATCTGATACTAATGTAATGTATCAAAATAATGATTCTAGAAACAATTATTATGAAGCTCAAAAAAGAGCAGATATGTACATGAAAGTAAAGGATAGAAGACCTATGGTGTTTGAATATTTGCAGTCAGCTCCAGACAATTGGGTTTCTATAACTATGTATATTAATCCCGACAAACTTTCAATTTCACAACAAAAAATAAAAGGTAAACAAGTTACTCGTGGTGGCATTTTTTATCATCACTGGGGTGACGACCATCCAGCAATGTCACTTTCTGGTACTACTGGATTATCTGGTATGAAAGGTATCGAAGTGTTAGAAAAAATCTATCACGCTTCCGGAACATTGTTAAGATATCAACAATATGGACCATCAACTTACGTTAGCAAAAACCTATCAACAATAGATAATGGTGTTATGGTTGTTGATGTAAATAGCCCTGTAGATGTGATGAACGCTGCAGCTGACTCAAAGTCAAAAACTTACGTTAACAATCTTAAAGATATTGTGTCTAAAGACAATAAAATAGTTGACGCTTGGAAAAAATATAAACAAAATAAAAAAATTGTTGAATCATCTACAAGAAGCAACAGTGAAATGAAAAGACTCAATGCAAGAAACACAGATTTGAGAGCACAATATGGATTTCCAAATGGTAAAGGTGAAGACTTGGGAACAATTGAAGAACTAAGCAGTATGCCTCAAGAATATTCTCAATTATGGGACGTTTATATCGATGGAAAAACAAGAGCTCAAGCCTTAATAGATGCCGGAGCAACTTTAAGTAATAGTGATGATCTGAGAGGGTTGCATAATATCTTAAAAGGGATGAGACAAGATTGGAGATTAGAGCCAGATGTAGAATATGGAACTTATGATCTTACCCAATTGCCATTAGAAAAACTGAGATGGGTTACTGCAGCGAAAGAATATATTGACAATAAGAAAGCTTGGGTAAGGCAACTTGGTAGTATAACAGATGCAACCACGGGTTCAAAAATTAATTTAGAAGACTTGACTAAAGAAAATCAAGCAATTAGAGATATGTATGGTTTTCCAGATGGTACGTATGATGAAGTATCAAAAATGTCTTCGCCAATTACAAATAATACTATTGGTGACATAAAGGTTTTAACTGCTAAATTATTAAGTCATTATCAAGGCATACTTAATGCTAAAGATTTTCTCAAAAGTATAGACAATGTGGATGCAAAATTAAAACGATATGTTGATAATAGTAGTACGAAACCGTCTTTAAAAGATTATTCCAACTTTGCTCTTACTGAGTTTAGAAAAATACAGGGTTTAGATAATGCTATAATTACACAATTAGCATATCAAAGAACCGTTTACTATGATCATGGTAGCGATTCGCCAGATTCTCCTATTCCATACACTCAAGATGTTGTTGGACAATTATCATCGATTTATGCCGATAGATCTGCTGCTCTAAATGAAGTTATGCAACAAATGGCAGAGTTTGAACAACAAGAAAAAAGTTTTAGAGAAGATTTGAGAGATAAGTCAATGGATGATATAATGGACGACATCAAGGACGAGTGGAAACCAAGAAGAATTTTTATTTATTACGAAAATAGAGTATATGTTGGTCACTTTGATGCATTTTCATATTCTAGAGATGCGGTCAATCCCTTATTAATTAGATATGATATGCGATTAACAATAGAAAAACAAGTTATCGGTTCTAGCCAAGGGTAGTATTTTCTACCCTTTAACTTGATTATTCTTTAGTGAAAGAGGTGGCACCGTGGCTGATAATGATAAGCAGTTTGAGTTGAAATATGAAGACAGATTTTCTAACAATCTAAATGGCAGTAATCGTCAAATGGTAGATAATCTCCAGCACGACCCTAATAAAATGACAGTTGTTGATTTCAAACAAGATTATACTGTCTTGATACGAAAAAAACTATATTATGCGATAAATCAACAAAACAATGAAAATTACGTTAAAATTTTCCAGATAAATAACTTTGTATCTTTAAGAACTTCGAATTCTGTTTATGGTAAGGGTGCAGCAAGCATTACCATGAAAGGTGGAGAAAGAGTTGTAGTTGCTGATAAGGCTAATGTTGCTGATAAAGATTGGGGAAGTTTTGAAGAAATATTGTATGGCTGGAACAATGTAGATAATGAAGGCGATGGTGGGTCTTGGAGAAAATGGAAAGACCCTTCTGATCCAAATGGAAAAACTGTTGATTATGGTAATCTTATGAAAGTACGTGAGCAAAAATATGGATGGGCTGTTGCGGAGAAATGTGATTTCGAACCAATGGATGAAATTTACATTTTTGGTAAATCAAAGAGAGAAAAATCATCAGATGGAAGTTATAAATTCATTCAATTGTTTTTTGGTTACATTGGTACTGTTACGAAAAGTTATAGTGCAGGAACAAACGGTTCAATAATTAGTATTGAAGCAAAAGATCATTTAAAACTTTTAGAGATATCGCGTATTGCAAACAGACCAGCTATGGATATGAGGGTAGTCGTGCCAGGCTCAAGATTGGATGGAGATGGTTTTTGGGTTATCGAGGACGATTATAGATATAATGGTATTGATCCAGATACTTTGCAACCATTACAATCCGGAGCATCATTTGTTTTTACAAATTCATTTGCTGGTAAACGAGCAGATGAAATTATTAAACAGGTTTGTATTGAGGCCGGAATACCACAATCAAAAATAAAAAAGAGAATTGAACCAACCGATAGGACACCGTTTACTATTCAATATAGAGGTGCAGCGGCAGAGCTGTTTAACGGTGACTTTAAAACGAGATTATCATTTGCACAACAAGCAGCAGAGATATTAAGTTTTGAATTTTTTGCAGATGAAGAAGGAAACATAGTTTGGAAAATACCAAACTATAATGTTGGTATTAATAGATTAACGGCTAATAATGTTGGGTTTGATGCAACTTATCTCTATGATGTTGGTGGAGCACTATATCAGGCCGGCAGTAAAACAATTACAGAGACTAAAGAAATTATTAAGACTAGAGAAGTTGATACTGACGAAACAGTAAGACATACTGTAGTTAAAGGTGATACACTTTGGGCTCTTGCTGGCAAATATTTAGGTTTTACATCTAAATGGCCGGAAATTTGGAAAGAAAATAAGAGTCAAATCAAGAACCCGCATTGGATTTATCCTGGACAAGTTTTAACAATTATTAAAAAAGGCACAGGGAAAAAGACAGAAATTTACACTGAAAAAATTCAAGTTCCAAAAACTGTAAAAGCGGAAAAAAACGTTAACTCGCTTTCTAGAATAACCGACGATAAAATTCCAGTAATTTATCCTTGGGAAATTATTGCATTTACATTTAGAGATTCAGATGACCAAGTTTTCACAGCGGCTTCTGTAACTGCAGAAATGCCGGTTATCGGTCCTTCAGGAAATGGTGTAACTCAAGCCGTTCAAAGAGCAATTCAAGACCCATTGTTAATGGCTAAATTCGGAGTCAGGGTGTTTCCTCCAGTAACTAGTCCTCCAGTATTTGGAGCTGTTGGAGCGCAAATGTATGCAAATTTATTATTGGTACGTTCTCTCTCTAATAGATACACTGGTTCTTTGCAAATGATTGAAGAATCATCTTTGAGAGTTGGAGATCCAATTAGATTTCATCTATACGATGAGCACCCATTCCCAGAAATGTATCAGGGTGATAGTGAAGATATGAATTCTCCAGTTAATGCACAGGCAATATTTTATGTTGATCAGATCGATAGAACAATTCAACCATCAGGAGTTTCAACAATGTCATTATCTTTAAGGGCTGGCAGGGTGATGGGTCAATCTTCAATTTATGATAAGTGCGTAAATTTATATAGAAAATTTTATGAACCAGATGCTCCAGCTTCGGTCGCTCCTGAAGATCCAAAAGTTGCAACAACAACTCAAACATATAAGGTTGTTAAGGGCGATACTTTATCAAAAGTTGCAGCTAAATTTTATGGAACTGAAAAAGTTTACAGATGGAAAGAAATAATGATTGCTAATAAATTAGATGGGCCAGGAATTCAAGTTGGTCAAGAATTAAAAATACCTTAAGTTTTATGAAGCCTTTACCTTAAATGCGGTAAGGGCTTTTTTACTGAACAATAAAATTTTTAATATAAAAAGTATGAATATAGCTATTTATTTAAATAGAAGAAGTAAAACATATAAGGACGCAGGTGGTAAAATGACTGATAGAAATAGTTTTAATATACCTTCAAATCCTGGTTCATCGGTAAACTCACACACTACAATAGCTGGAGCATCCACAAATGGATTAATTCAAAGTAGTATGGTAACAGGAATACTCAATAAAACGCCTTACGATGGTAAATTGGATAAACACGGTGAAGTCCGATTGAGAATTGGTATTATTGACAATCCTATGATAAAGAGAACCGAAGAGGGTAGAATTGACCCAATTAATCCATACAATGTCATTAACATGACAACGGGAAATATTACAATAAGATGGCTGGAACAAGATGGTGGATTAGTAAGACCACCTGAATTTGGAGAATATGGGCAAGATGGTGAAGGTTCAGATAGAGAACCACTTACGTTGACGCACCCAATGATTTGGGCAAATGAAAGCAATAACTGGTGTGGTATAAATTACATGCCTCCAGTTGGTTCGGTTGTTATCGTTGGATTTAGAAAACATAATTTGCCAGTATTACTTGGATTTTTACAATCACATTATCAAGTAACTTATCCATTAGAATTAGGTGAGATAATGAATAAAGGGTTTGGTCACAATACTTCACATTGGAAAATGAATGATGAACAAGAGCATAAGGCTTGGGTTATCAAAGGTGATTCAAAACCAGTTGCAGTATTAGATGCTCCTGGAAGAAAATATAGATGGGAAAATGCTCCTTACACTGTGAAACTCAAACTTAGACTAAAAGCTTGGATAGATCCTAAGAGTCCAAATGATAATAAAGAAATGATAGAAATGACTGCTACTAGAGTTAAAGATAGTGGTATTGAGGAAAGTGTTATTGAGTTAAGACCTGAAAAAATCACTTTATCGGTTGGTAACGGACAAAGTATTGCAAGTTCAATTGTGATAGAAAAAGATGTCAACATAAACACTACTGGCAATATGACCCTATCAGCAAGCAAAACATTAACACTAGTAGGTAACAAAATAGATATAAATCCTTAAAAGAAGGTGAAAATTAATGAGTTATGACGTACAAATGTTTGTTGCTTGTGATCATATAATTAGAGTGCCCGGTTTGCCTAATCCAACTACAGCCCCTGAGTTAATTGCGACATCAAATCAAGATTCACTTTTAGCAACTGGAACTTATTATGTTGCTTATAGTTTGGCCAATGAAAATGGAGAAACAATGGTTAGTGATTTTTCAAAGATTTATCTTAACGAAGCTCAAAGCTTGGATATAAAGTTTGAATTGTATTCTAGCTTGAATCCAGTAGAAAACATAAGTATCTACTCCGGAATATATATTGGTTACACTGAAGAAAATATGTTAGGACAATTAACGGAAGCTCAATTAGTTATTGAAGATGCTGTGATAAAAGGAATGACAAGACAAGGAATTTCAAATGATGGAGAATATTCATTTTCTGGTCCAATAGTTCCAGGTAAAATGAAGTCTGGTAACAACTTAACATTATTTAAAACATATGTAGATATTCCTACTGCATGTCCTAGATGCTATGGTAAAGGTTTCTACTTTGATATTTTCTTTGATGTAACTGGTCAAGCGGTTACCGCTGAGAGCTCAATAAAATTATTACAAGAATTACTGAAAATAGTAATTGAAGATAGGGATGGAAACGTTTTTCACCCTGAATGGGGATCGGATATCAATAAGAGAATTGGTTCTAAGAAAAGAGGCATAGCTGATAAATTTAAAATTGAAATATCAGTAAGAAATGCAATTGAATACTTAAGAGGTGTTCAAGAAGGAAATCAAAGAGTAAAGAAAAATATGAGACCTGAAGAAATGATTGCAGATATACAATCTATAGTCGTTACGGAAGATGGGCCAACGGGGTATAATGTTTACGTTGAGGTTCTATCAAAAGCTGGAGAAGTTATAGCATATAATGTTAACTTATAAAAATTAGGAGGCGTTGAAATAGCATGAAAATGAAATCACTTAGTGAAATTGCGTTCAATCTAATTACTCATATACATGATACTTTACCTGAGGTTGATACCAAGGAAGGTACCTTTGTTCGTGATGTTTTTATTGATCCAATAGCAACAGAAATCGCTTCTTTATATAGAGAATCAAAATTAGTTGAGTTAGCGCAGTCAATCTTGACAGCTTCTGACGGTGACTTAGATAAACTAGCAAAAAACTATTTTATTGAAAGAAAAGGTGCAACTCAATCTTCTGGTAAACTACGTTTTTATCTTGGTTTTGCTGAGCCGTCTCAAGACGTTATTATTCCAAGAGGAACGCTTTCTACTACTATAAATAAAGCCACAACGGATCCAAAGCAATATGCTACAACGGAAACGATAACTATTATAGCTGGCAATCCAAGTACGTATCATAAGGATATATTTACCAATCAATGGTATGTTGACGCGGACGCTGTTTCACAAAAGAGTGGAACACTTCACAACGCTGATGCTGGTACAATTGTTCAAATTGCAAGTACATTGGACAGTATGGTTACTGGTGTATCTAATCCATTTTCATTTACTGGTGGTTCTGATCGTGAAGATGATGCAAGCTTAATTCTTCGAATGTCACTAGTTGTTAGTGGTTCCAACATTGGTACAAAGGATGGTTATAAATCATTCGTCTTGAGTCAATCTGACGTTGCCGATGCTATCGTAATTGGCGCAGGAGAACCACTAATGAAACGTGATGATGGTGAAGGTGGAATGGTTGATATCTACGTAAGAGCAGAACAATCAGACGAAGATAGATTCAACTTCAATATTGATTATGAGTATATTACAGATAATAGTTTAAGAGACGCTTATCCCGATATAATGCTTCGTAAACAACCTGTTTTGAGTATAAATGATATTTCTGGCACTTATCCCGATCCAACTTCTGAAACAGGCTTCACGAAAAAATCTTATATTAATGGTTCGAACTTTAAGATTGAAAAAGGAACTAGTAAGTATTTTCAAGATATTTATTATGATACTGCGTTTGTTGACGTTCCTTTGACTGATTTAGAAGATGATGAGTTACTAAAAGCTCAAGCTACTAATTCTTTGAATGCTAAATTAAAAAGATTTTTAACTGTAAAAGACGCAAATGATAATGTTTATTACGATAGAACTATAGCCAATCTCAAATACGATACAGATTTCAGTCTTATTGACGCAAGTCAAGATCACGTTTTACCAACTGATGTAGATTTCTATAGAGGATACTATAGTGATGGATTAATCTATGTATTACTTTCAAAATCCGATGCAAGCAATCCATATGTTGGTGGTAGATATTTTGTTCAAAAAGATGGAAAATTATTTGAAAGAACATATCATCAACCCGATTTTATTGTAGTTAAAGATGTCAGTGTTGTTGGAAATAGTGTTAATTCTAAAGATGCAATACGCTGGACACCAGACGCTACAAGAAGTAATCTACCTAGAGTTGATGAAGTGTTGACAATAATATATACTTTCAATAGTATTATTTCAGAATTGCAAGATAAAATTGAATCAAAACGAGTTCTAACTGCCGATGTACTACTTAAGGGAGCTTCAAGAGTACCTATTGAAATTAAACTCGACATTGTACCAGATATTGGTTACAGTAAAGACGTTATTAGAAAATCAATAATTAGTAAATTGACTAGTTATATAAATGATCAAACTAAGATGGGTGGAATTGTTGACCGTTCCGATATTGTCTTTATTGCTAGAGGAACTGAAGGCATTGATGCAGTTAACTTGGATAGCGTATATCTAGCCGTTGAAGACGGTGCTCCGATACATCAAATTAGTCTAAACAAATTTGAATATATGCAATTAGTTAATACTTACATTAATGTAATGTCTGCAGGGACTGTAGTCTAAAAGGATAAAGGAGGGAGGATAAATGAGTAATTATGAAAAGAGACAGGGATACGTAGAAGATGTAATGCAAAGTTTAATCGGAAACCTTCCTTCGTCTTATAATAAAGAGGTTGGTGATACCAACTTCTATAAGCTACTTCGAGCAGTAACACAAGAACTTGCCGATGCTGAAATAGCAATAGACGAAGTCCGTGATAATATCTATTTAGATTCTGTTACTGGAGAATCTATCTACAATAACTTTGGTGTTTTCGTTAAACTACAAAAGAGAGCTGAGTGGAGTGAAGATAAATATAGAGCGCTTATCAAAGGTGTTATGCAGGCTCTATTAAAAGGCCCCAATAAGCAAAATCTCTTGCAAGCCTTTCAAATGTTCACTCAGTTTGACGTTAAAGTATTCGAACTTTACAAAGATAAAGAATTCGTTGACCCTGAAATATATAAAGGCTACAACCCTAAATATACGTTCTTATTGCAAATTGAAAAACCTCTTGATGCCAATGTTGATGCAGGCACTTTGATCGATGATGCAAACTACATTGTTAACATAATTAAACCAGCTCATACAATCGGTATTCATATCATTAACCTTCGTGGTGAAGAAGACTTTAAACAATATTATGGCGTTGAAAAAAAAATAGCAGATTTAGCAAAACAAATTCAAACTGGAAAAGTTGAAGAAAAAACTGATGAATGGATTTCACAACACATCAATCAATTAATTGCTGATTATGCTGCAAATAATAATGTTGAATTATCTATAGCTACTGATGAAATCTATATGCAAAATCATGGCATGAATAAACAAGATTACGAAGCAAACGCATTGGCAAGAGCTGAGACCTTGTATGATAATTATATTAAAAGTTTCCAAACCAATCCTTATGATCTAAATGAAAATGATTGCATAATACCAGTACTGCAACTTGATTATTTTAAAAAAATTGCAACTGCAGAACTTCGTGGTACTTTAGATACTCAATTTTTAAATGGATTAAAGGATACTCACTATGAAGAATCATTAAGCGGCTTAACGATAACACAACTCAACATAATAATTAACAACAGAAAAAATGAGTTGATTAATAGTTATATAGCAAACGCCCATGATCCAAATGATTATACAGATGCTGAATGGAACCAGAAAGCTGTACAAAGCCTTAAAAATGATGCTATCTTAAACGCAATTATCAATGCTCTAGGTGGAAAAGTCAATCTATTTAATGAATGCAAGGCAGAAGCAGAAGAATATAGAGATGAGTTTGAACAAAAATACACAGATCATCCAAATTATTGCGGTATGGATAAAATATATGTTGAAACAAACAACTTGAATAGAGAAAATTCATATGGATGGAAAAGCTTAACGTACCTTGGACAATTTTACACATCAACATCTTTTGATAAATCGAAAATTGGTGGCACTGACTTAATTGGTCCAAGATATACTTTGTATGATAATTCTAACGAAGCTTTTGAACAGGCAAGTGTAGAAAGAATTAGACTGCAACTTTCTCCCTTTATCCTCAATAAATCTGAAACTTTAAATGCTGTTTTGGTTTTACCAGACGAAGACTCTTTAGGTATAGTTGCTCTTGGTTATAGTGAGGAAAAATTTAATACTTCTCTAGATGAAATTGGAACTGCTGATCTTGAACTGTCTGAGAGTTACGACAACAATTTAGATACTCAATTAGATGTCGAATTTGAAACAAAAGAAGACATTCTCATAAAAGATACAATGACTGAAACTACATCACAACAACTTGAACATAATGATGTTTATGACACGGAATCAAAAACTGCAGATAGTGATACTAACGTCTTAGATAAAGTTTCTACTGAACAATTTGTTTCGCCTGTAGACAATCTTATCTCAATCAGGGTTTCAAATGAAGAATTAATTGAATATTCCAAAACACAAACGCTATTCCAACTTAATAGTACGTCTCAAACAAATTTAAGGGTAGATCAACTTGGCTTAACACAAAAAGATTTGTATTCTAGTGAATTTGAAGTTGCTGAAAATGTCGACATAAAAGCTATAATCATAGAAGCTGATGATTTCAATGCAAACGAAATTCAAGAAAATGTAGATATAAAAACAAGAACAACTGATTCTTTTGTATTTAACGAAGTAATGTTTGAAGAAACAATAAGTTTTGCAAGTAGAATTGTAGGCTTTTCACTGAATAATCCTACTGATACTATCAATACAGCAACTAATACGTTATCAATTACAACTATGGACTCAGGTCTTGGTGTTCTTTTTAGAATTGATGGTGAAGGAAATGAAACAATTATTGAGCAAAGGGCAATTTAAACTAACTCATTGTAATATTAAGCGTCATATGTCATATAGCATATATGACGTTTAAATTTGTTAATAGAATTTGACAAGATAAAATAATTTGACTTTCTAGTTCTATTAAAATATTGAAATTGCATAACAGTATTTTTTGATATAGTATTGCTTTGATAAAAAGAGAGGTGTTTAATTATGAAAAGTACCGAAGAATTCAAACAACCGACCGGATATATCGGCATGATTCTTCATAAAGGTGGAGAATGGAACGCGGAAACTCAATCGCTCACTCCCGATGCTGAAATAATCGAAAAATTAGAATTTAAAAACTTAATCGTAAACTCTGCTTCCACGTTAATGGCTCAGAGACTGGCTCCAAGTTCTAGCACCAGCACAGTAACTCCCGGTAACTTTATCGCTAATGGATTACAATACTTAGCTGTTGGTCAAGGTGTACAAGAATCCGGCCAAAGTGGTTTTGATTTCATGAATCCACAACCAGCTGCAGTTACTAACGTAAAATTAAGAGATGAATTATTTAGAAAAACATTTACAAGTTGGTCATTCATTGATCAAGGTACAGGTGCTAGTGTTTCTAGTGCTACAAACATCGTTCAAGTTGTTACAACTTTCCTTGAAGCTGAAGCAGTTGGACCTATCGTTGAAATGGGTCTTTATGGTGGTAATGCTACAGCAACTAAAGACTCTGGATTTATGTTCAACTACAAAACTTTTCCCGTGTGGAACAAGCCCGCTGATGCTCGATTGATTGTTAGTCGAGTAGCTTAAGTAATTAAGCTAGAGAAAATTGGGTGAATTGCTGGAAACTCCTTAAGCTCTTAATACCACAACACAACTGGAAACGGTAAATGTGAGGGTTTGAAAAATTAAGAGATTGGACAATCAGCAGCCGAGCTCCTATAAGGAAACTTTGGAGAAGGTTCAACGACTAGGCTCAACCTAAAGCGAAAGCAATGGTGATGATGCCACAGCGCCCAGCCCCTACAAGTAAAGTTGAGGGTGATGATATAGTCTGGCTTTTATCGAAAGATAAAAGATGTTACTAACGTAACGATCACGTGGAAGTTGACATTTTAATCGTCAAAAAGAAGAGGTGTTTACACTTCTTCTTTTTTTGTTTATAATATTATTATGAGAGAAAAATGTAGAATTTGTGATAAAGAATATACAATACTTAATAGACGAAAACCTTCAAGGGATGTTTGGAGTTGACCAATATGGACAAAAGAAATAATGACGTCAAATTAAAGAGTGGGAATAATTTTCCACTCTTTTTTTATGTTTAGAGAGAAGGGAGATGATATTTTGAAACGTTTAATTAGAAAAGCAGAACAGTTAGATGTATACAATAGAGATGCAGCGATTGCATATATAAATGGTCAAGTATTTTTGGCAGATACCCATGCTCAATGTGTTGGCCTTTATTTAGATGAAGTTGACAGTGATAAAGATCTTGACAATTATCAAAATAGACCAAGTGATAGTCAATTAGAGCAAGTTGATGTTAAAAGAATTGCATTTGCCCATTTGTTAGAAAAAGCAAAAGGAATTGATTATAAGGGTCTTATAGTATTGCAACCTGGGATATATGTAGAATCAATTACATTGATGAATGTTACGATGGACGAAGTTACAAACACTATAAAACAATCTTATCCGCAGTATGATGTTTTTGAAATCGATGGCAATATAACTTCAAAAGAAGACGTTAAGAAATTAGCAGGATTATTATTAAATAAGAAGGAGTTGATAAAATGAAGAGACTAATTAAAAAAGCATTTTTATCTTTTGGAGAAGCATTAGACGAGAAAAAGTGGGATGGTACAAAATCTTCACTCAATGAAATAAAGAAAACTGCTTCCGATTTGGTTGAAGAGTGTGAATTGAGTAATGATGAATCAGATGATGGATATCATATGGATTGTCCTTCGATTTCAGATATGTATATTAGAGCGCTTGTTACACAATCGGATGAGTTATATGTATGGATGGATTTATTCAAAGAGCACATTGATGTCGTTGAAGATTTAGGTTACTCACTTGGAGATTGTGTGCATTTAATGATAAATTACAATGATGGAACAATCGATCTTGAGTATCCAAGAAGTGGAAAAACTATAGAGGAAGAGAAAGAAGATGTGCAAGAATTGTTACCAGAATGGGTAATTAATACAAAAGCTCAAATATCTTTTCCGGGTTTAAATGCATCAATAACAAGTAGATTGAAAAAGATTGCTTTTGGAGGGTTTGACATTGGTTCTCGAGATTCAGCTATTTCTTATATAAATGGGAAAGTATACGAAACCTACACTCATGCAGAAGCGGTTCAAGAATACGCAAATGAAACAAATAATGAGTTTGAAAACGAAGATGGTATGAGACCGAACAAGTGGGAAATGAATGATGCTGGTGTAAATTCGCATGCATTTGCTCATTTGCTTGAAGGTGGAAATGAAGAAGAAGATGACGAAGGAAACGTATATGAAACAGAACGCGGAATATACATAGATGTTGATACTATATCAGGTGTTAGCATCGAACAAGTAGCTCAAGCAATAAAAAATGAGTATTCTGATTATGATGTCTTTTCATATGAACCATCTGGTCCGGAAGGCAAAAATTACACAAAGATTGCATAATATTGAAGGAGTTAATAGAAAAAAGAAAGTGTTTAGATTGAACTTCTAAAAAAATTGGGTATAAAATTATCATCTTTTTAATATTATTTTAAAATAAAGGAGATGATTTTTTGAGAAGACTGATTAGGGCTGACGAAAATGCTGATGTTCAAGTTGAAGTTTTACCGATGAACGTTAATGATAGTGAAGATGGACATTTTGAATCATATAAACTGGTAGCCAATATTGATGGCCAAGATGTTGGTTTTCTAATGTTATTTGCATATGAAAATTATGATGGTGGACAAGTTTCTTGGAGATTTAAGGGAAAAACAGTTTCATTACTTTATTTTGAAGATTTCGAAGTCGATAAAAATCAAAGAGGTAAGGGTATATCTAACGAAATATTGAAAAAACTTGGTGAGTTGTATGCTGAAAAGTTTCAAGGTTGGCCTTTATTTAATTTCTATTTAAATCCTATAGCTGAATATGCAGTTTTAAATGCTATTTCAAAAGGCTGGTTACCTCAAGAAGCTTTAATAGAAGAATATGCTGATCGTGGTTCAGGTTATTATGGTGCTGATGCAAATAAATTAGTTCAAGATTTGAGAAACAAACTGCCACAAGATTATAGAGGTAGATTTGCTCCTGAGTTTAATTAATTTAAAACATAAGTATTAAAGTAGAGGAATTAAAATTCCTCTACTTTTTTCATATTATACACTATATAATTATTATGTATATGAGGTGTATGTATGAATTTTGTAGAAAATATTGATAATCAGATAGATAGTTTAAGTGCTAAAATTAAAGAATTAAATAAGACGAGAAATTTGATAAATGTTTTTCCGGATATTAGAGAAATACAAAATAGATGGAAGACAAAATTTTATACTTCGTTAAAAGTAAATGCAATAGCAACTAATGTCACATTCAGTTATACTTGTGGTTGTTGTAATGATGCTCCATTGTTAGCTCGGTTTTATGTTGTTTATGATGGCATTGAAGTGAATGCAGATCCGTATACTATCGCTATTGGTGAGAAAAACATTTGTGGTTATGGTGATATTCCAAACGTTGGTTGGAGAGATAAACTGATTGAGCATAACATTAATCCTGCGTTGTTTAGTGAAGTAGAGAAGTATTTTGCAGAAAACCCTCCTGAAAGTTATGAAGATATTGACGAAGAATGGGAGAACCTTTAATATGAATCTAATTGAAGAAATTAACAAGATTTTAGAAGAGCATGAGCGAAATGAAGTCGTTGAGGGTGAAGTAGAAATAATTAAAGAAGTTGAAGGCTATAAGTTATTTCTTGTACGCACTAACTTTGAAGGGTATTTTGGCGTTGTTGATTCGGAAGGTTGGGTACATTTTGCAGGTAGTGAAAATGAAGGCTTAGACCATGGCTACCAAAATGAATTCAACGTAGACCAATATGGTAAAGTGGGGAAATAGCGATGGGAGATAGAGAGTGTCCAAATTGCGAAGAAGATTCTTTAGTTGAAGAGAGTTTATCAAAGTGGAAATGTTTAATTTGTAAAGAGGTTTTTGATGAAGCGTTTTTAGATCCTGAGGAGGATGAACAGTAATGTCAAATTTAACAGAAGAAAATAGACAATTATTTGAACAATTGCAGAATGCTTTTTTAGAGTCATCTATTACTCCAGATATTGAAGCAACGATAAAAAGTGCAGTAAGTAGACGCGTTGAAAGAACACATCCAGATATATTAAAGGAAGTCAAGGTTACGATGAGACAAGAGAAGGCAGAGAAAGTATCTGCTTATATTGATGTTATGAATGTTAAGTTAATTTTAGACGAAAGCAAACATATAATGGCAACAATGTTGGATGAATTAAGGGGTAATTTGGACGAAATAGAAGTAATGAGATTATTAAAGGGAAACGCTAATCTTTACCGAGTAACTACTAGGATGAATTTAAAGATAGAAGTAGATATAGTCAGTGAATGATGAAAAGGTAGGAGGTTAAATACTCCTTCTTTTTTTATGTATAATGAAAAAATGTTTACGTGTCAATATAATGGTGATATAATATAAATAGGTGGAATCGTTCACACCGTGATCAGAACACAACAAGAGGAGGATTCTGAATGAATGAGCTAACAAAATGGAAAGTAACATCAACAACTTATACTAAGAATATCGATGACATTGTGTCCGATATTAAAAAAGGGTATAAGGGTGTTGGTGGAATAAGACTTAAGCCTTTTTATCAACGTGATTACAAATTTACGGTTGAGAAGGAGTCTTCAGTTATTGAATCATTATTATTGGGAATACCAATTCCTATGATTCATTTATCGTCTGACATTGCGCAAGACGTTCACATTAACAATGTAATTGATGGGCAGCATAGACTATATGCTATTTATCGTTATGTTAATGATGAATTCAGGTTGGCAAGGTTGAAGTTGGTACAAAACATTGAAGAATTTAAAAATGTTGATGGAAAGAAATTTTCCCAATTGCCAAAATCAATTCAAAACAAGTTGTTGTATCAAACTTCTCTGGAGTTTCAATCGACGCATGTGCAAGATAATCCTCGATTGGAGCTTGAAATTTTTACTCGTTACAATCAAGGAACAAATCCACTTACCGAACAGGAAATTAGAACGGTCGTTTATCATTGTCCGTTTAACGTTTGGGTATACAATGAGTTGATTCCAATGTTTATTGAGAATCCCGTGTATCAAAAGATGTACAACGCACAAGGAAAGAGATTGTCGAATAAAAAATTACACGAACAAGTGTTCATTCTATATGCAATTCATAAGTACGGGTTAATTCCACGATTTAACGATTCACCTGATTATGCTGATGAAATCATGTTTAAGATGAGAAAGCTTAATGATGATTTTGTAGAAGACGAAAAGCAAAAGATGTTGAATTTTTTCGCTGATTTTACCGATTTGTACACGCGGGTGGCAGAAGAAATTGAAATTGAGTATCCTTGTTCTAAGGAACTTTTAGGTGAGGAACGTTCTGATAAATTTCACACCAGCATTGCTCTTGCTATGGTATCAATTTACAATTACCTTATTGAGAATGATATACCAAGAACGGAGTCGTCAGATTTGAGAAAGATTGCCAAATCTATTGAAGTTGGTTTGATAAGAGCTAACTTCTTAAATCCAGGGCAAATTTCTTCAACCGCTTATCGGTTTCAATTGAGAGGGTTAAAGGAAGTTGTTTATGAATTGAAACAAGCCTTTAATCTTCAAGAAGTTGTTTAATATAAAAAAAGAGTAGAGAATATTCTCTACTCTTTTTTTATACATTTCGATTCTTCAAATTAATTTCTCTACTCTAAATTCATCCCAAGTACTTGGAAAGCCAGTAACAGCAGTTCCTCTATCATGGCGAATACCAACGAGAGTGTTATTTCCATACTTTGTATTTTCTGCATCTGAAAGAGTGTATTCAAGTACAAATTTCTTATCAACAAATGCTCTTATTGTTTTACCTTTGCATATAACCATTAATTCATATTCTCTTTCATCAACAAATGTTAAATCAATAGCTGTAGCTAAAACAGTTTCTGTACCTGTATCAATTTTTACAAGCTGAACTTTATCACCGTGAAAAATTCTAAGACCAAGATTATTTGGTTTGTCTAGAGCTTTGAAAACAATACCAGGACAAGCCCAAGAAGTTAACCAAGAACTTGTATTAGGATCTGCCCAATTATATTTACCAGCAACCTTTACACTAAATGAAAAATCCTTAGGATTAGATGAACCATAATCTATTAGACCCATTGCTCCATTAAATTGATCTACAGAGTATCCTTTGTTTCCAGAAATACCAAATGTACCACCACCAACCGCTCCCCACACTTGTCCTGTATCTGCAGTCCCTTGTGTTGTTGTGCTATTAGCTCTTGTAAAAGAATCATATAATAAAGTTAAAGGATTTGAAGTTATCACTCCACTTGCGTTAACTGACAATGAAAATCTAGTTCCAATTGGAGATGTTAAAATGACGTTTTCGGGTTTTGTTATATTCTTCCAACCAGTCTTTTCAAAATTTGATACTGAAGCGTAAAGATCATTTTCAAACATAGTAAATTGTCCTTTACTTGTTGGAAAGTCACCTATCGTCAAACTTGTAAGAGCATTTGGATTTTGAGCCACCGAATCACCAGTATATAACCCATTAAATGGAGGAATTATAAAACCTCTATGTTGTGTTCTAGTTTGATCGTATATTGCTTTTTTAGCAGCATCACCACTATATCCGCCAATCCATTGCATGTACCATGAATAATGTGGTTGAGCATTATATACAGTCGTTGTAGGACTATCTCCAACTTCACCAATAGCAATAAGTTTTCCGTCTGCACCACCAGCAAGAGCCAAAATTGCATCGTAATTTATTTGAGCATATTCATAACCAACTGTATGATTTGTGTCATGATAAATATCATAAGCTAAAACATCACACTTGTTCAAACCAACCCAAATTTTTGTTGTATCATAAATAGCAACAGGTGTATAATCACCAGGAATATGCGGAGACCAAACCCAAATCAAATTATTTAAATTATGAAAATTAGTAAAGTAATCATACATAATATCCCATAATTTTGTAAATCCAATTTTATTTCCCCACCAAAACCAGTCTCCATTCATTTCATGAAATGGACGCCATAAAAGAGGGATATCTGCATCTCGTAATTGTTTAAGATACGGAACTATTAAATCAAAATCGCTAAGTAATTGTTTATGCATAACACTACCATTAGTAATAATGGCATCAAATTCAGTTTGTGTCGTTACTCTTTTTGTATTAGCAAAAGTTCTAGCAGAAGTTGGATATACTATGTGATATGTTGCAGTAGAAATACATCCAAGTTTTGTATATTTAATAATTGCATTTGTTGTTAATTGAAGGTGATTATTGTAAGTTGTAAGATCTTGACTATCCATCCATCCAAATTCAGTACCGTGAATTGCAACATTTGTATTTCCCAATGCTGCACTATTAGAAACAGAAATCATATTACCTTCTGGATTCATGATGTAATTATGCAAACCTGAAAGGGTTTTTATACCTTTAACGCTATAGAAATAGTTTAAAACTTTTTTGACTGATAGTGAAGCATTAGGATTAATGGGTTTATAATTAGACATAATTAATCTCCTTTATTAAAGTATTTGTGTTGAAATTTTTATAATATATAAAATAATTTAAAAATTTGTAATTATAATAAAAAAATATCAGTATAAATAAAAGTCAATTTCTTAGAGTGGTAACGAAATCTGGCCTACTAAAATGAGATTATGAACAAATTAACATAAGTGTTAAAACTCATCCACTTTTTTCATATTATACACTGTATAATTATTATTTAGGATGTGATAGTAGATGGAATTTAAGGAGAAAGTCCAAGAGGTTAAAGATATAATGGAAGAATTTTACATACTACTTAGTTTGTCTCTGGGTACAGAATTGAAGTTAGGAGTTCAAGAAAATATTGGAATCAAAAACCAAGAAGATAGAGTTTTTGTTACTATCTACAATCCTCGACATCCATATATCATGAGGGTTGGAGTATATAAAAATGAAATCGTTGTGGTTCTTGACAAAAGCAGATACAATAGTGGAATAATATTTCACTACAAATTGAGAAATTATAAGAAGGACGCGCCACCGTGTAATGAGATTGGTAAAAACATTGTTGGTTGCTGGTACGTTGTCTCCAATGAACCAGAAATGCTTAGAGATGTTATAAGTGTTATTAATAAGAGAGTGAAGGTGTATAATACATGATTACAAATATTCATGAAGATGTAAAGATATTGCTTAATGAATTAAATATACTTGGTCAAGCAGTTATCTTTGGTGGTTACTTGAGAGATTTGTATTTTGGTAGAGTACCAAGTGATGTTGATATTGCAACAAATGTTTCTATTGACGTGATTGAACACAATTATGGGTATTTAGAAAAAGCATCTAGACGTAAAACTATTAGTGGACATGATGTATTTTCATTTAAGATGCACCGTACGGAAAAAATATTTGTCGAGATAGTTTGTACTAATGATAATCTATTAGATAAGGCAAAACAAGCTGATTACACAATTAATTCATTATTGTACGATGGAAAACAAATTATTGATTCTCAGGGTTGTTTCAATGATATGATGTTGGGGACGATTAGAGAAGTTGACATCAAAATCATTAATAGCGATTTAAGTACAAGACCTTATTTGTGGCTTAAGACTATCAGATTGACATCAATGCTTGGTCTTGGGTTATCTGAAAAAGTATATGCTGCATTGCAAAAACATAGAGATGTTATTAGTAAAATTAGTCCTGAGATTATGCAGGCTGAAGGTCATAAAACTCTTAATGGCAAGGGTGTTTTGAGAGCTATTCAATATTTAGGTGCAAATGACTTTATCACAAGAGATTATGAAAGTACTGGTTATCATGAAGATAAATTTAGTGTTCAAATTCAACCTCACCAAAAACTAGTGTTGGTTGCTTTATTGACTAACAAACAAGTTGCTGACGAATACATTAAATTTTATCATTTTCCTTTGGCTTTGAAGGAGAAATATGAAGAATTGTATGAAGCTTATCATAGTGAAGAAAAACCAGCAAATAGATTAAAACATCAAGTAATTACCATTAAGAAAATAATAGAGAAGAGGTAAATTATGATTAGATTTACTCAGACAAGATACGATATGGATCCGTTATCATTTGGAGCAAGAATGCTGCGAGCGGGTGTTGACGGATATAAAAGCATCTCTTATGATATAGAATGGGACAATTATGTACTCTTATCTACTGCTACCCCAAAAGAAATAGAAACTTATACTGAAAAAGAAATGCTTAGTATTTTTGAAGAATTAGAAACACTTGGAGAGAAAGAATCAAAAGAATTCATATTAAGCAGTGGAGAAGTTGTAGAATTGTATTGGGAAATTGATTGTTTCTCAAAATAAGAAATAAAAATGGAGTGAGATTAATTTCTTGCTCTTTTTTATTTTGTAAGTAACAAGCTAGATTTTAGTTATACTATCAATCTCCTGGTGTATAGTTTTATTACATTGCAATTGTTGAAATTGTCAATGTAAGGAGAGTGATTTTTGTGCCAAATATAATCAAAGAGCGCATTTATTACGCAAACGGCATTTTAAAGCATTGTGAGGGAAACTACAGTATTTCTGCTACTGACGTAAGGTACATTAAGTTTGACAAGGGTACTTACACAATGAAATTAGTTTGGAGTAAGGGTAAGAGAGTTTCACAATTAGTTGCAGAGCATGGAGCAGACTATGGGTTTAATTTTCCGTTTTTTTGGGATGGTAACCCAATAGCTGATTGTAAAATTGGTAACACGATTTTAAGTCAAGGTATGATACTGTTGGTGGGGCACAGCAAACAAAATGGCATGGTTTAGCTTACAGAAATGGTCAGCCTGAAATCGGACAATTCAGTATTAATGAAAATTTCGGTGCTGATGGATTTTTAGTAAAAACAACACCTTTACTTTTAAATGGACAAGGGTCAGAAGTGTGGGACTGGTATAGACAACAAGACGGAACTGCTACTGATATTGGTAAGGATTCTAATGGTAATTATGTACGAGCTCAAAGAACGTTTGTTGGTCTTGATGCTGCTGGTAATTTTCACCTTGCTGTTGGGGATGGAAGAACTTCTTCAGATAGAGGTCTTGACCTTCGTGAGATGGCTATGTATTTGAAAGAAAAAGGGTGTATGTGGGCATTGAATGGTGATGGTGGTGGTTCTTCTGTGATCGCAGATAAAACTGGCTCTCTTGGTCAAAATGCTGGATACAACGAAAGAGCTGTCAATCATGCAATTCTAGTTTATATTAAACAACCAGATCCGTTAAAGGAATTAAGAGATAATGCGGCAGAACTTAAAAATCAAGTATTGTATATGTCGAGCTTAATTGATGGTTCTGGTAGTGGTGTAGAACAATGGACATTAAATTATCTTAAAGAAGTATATGATATTATGAAGTCTAAAGATCTGTTGTAAGAAATTTTTGGTGAATGGGTTAAAACTCATTCACTTTTTTTATATTATTGATTATATAATTATTATTTAAAAAGGAATGATAGGCTTGGCGCAAAGAGTAAAGGGTGGATATAAGAACCGCATTACTGCGGAGAGAAATAAAAGTGCTGAACTTGAAGAGAAATTATCTCTTCATCAAGAGTACCAGAATGCAATTAAGGTTGATATTGATTATCTTTCAACGCTTTTCATAGCAATTGTAGCGTCATGGATTTTTCTTCCATTTGTTATTGGACTTGATTTTTCGACTGTAGTTAAGACCTCATTGTTTATTTTATTAGCATGGTGTTTACCTAGAATTTTTAAGACTTCAAGAATTAAAGTGCGTTTAAACGAAATGGAAGAAAACAGAAAGTGATGGTGAAGTAAAAGATGAAATTTGAAATTTTAGCGTCTAAAAACAAGAAGATTAAAGAGGGTTTCTTTATTAAAATAAATAGTATGCTTGGCGATGGCGACTATTATGATGCATTTACTATGGGCCCATTCCCTAAAGACAAAATTGAATATCTTGAAGAAGTTGTTTCCTTGCTTGAAAAAATGAGCAAGAAGAGAAATTCTGAAGATTACGACGATATGGAAGGTTTTCAATTTTGGTTTAATGAGTGTAATATTCAAAATTATGATGAAGAAGACCCAAAGGTAAAATTTTATAGTGATATTAAATTTAAGAGTGAAACAACTTCTAGTTGTTATGGTTGGAAGTCATATGAAGGATACAACTATGTTCTTCAAACATATGAAGTTTTTTACATCAATGCTGATGGTTCTAAAAGTGAAGTGAAAGTAACTTATTGAGGTGAATTTAGTGGATGAAATAGTACAATATTTTGTCGTTAATAGCGAATTAGAAATGTCTCCTGGTAAAATTGCTGCACAGGTTGGTCATGTGGCTACGATGATAGCTTATCATGCTGGTAGAGATTCAATAACTACACAAAGTCAAGAAACAAAGTGGTTTTCTGATTGGTTTTATAATGACCAGAAGAAAATTGTACTTCGCGGTAAACAAAAAGAACTGGAAAATCTAATTGCAAAGGGTTTTATTTATATTAGAGATAATGGATTAACGGAAATACCGGCTGGTTCACTTACGGTTGTAGGTCTTACTCCAATGCCTAAAGATATAGCTCAGGAATATGTAAAGAGATTACAATTATTCAAATAAAAATAGTAGGATTTTTCCTACTATTTTTTTATTAGTCTATAATCTAGCTTTTCTTCAATACCCATTACTATTTCTTGTTGAATTCTTCTATATATTTTTTCAAGTTGTTGTCCTGACCAACTATTAATTTTATCCGGGTCCCAAGTTGGTTTCCAATTTAATAGTTTTTCCTTCTTATATTCTTCTGTTACACCAGCCATGCTATCACCTCTTTATTATCATAAAGTAACTTAAAATTTTTATATTTAGAGTGGGTATAAACTTCCACTCTTTTTTTATTGTTTAAGTAGTTGATAAAAAAATGAGGTGCTGAAATGACTTCAGTTTCTGACTTAAAAAATATTTACAAAGTGAGGAATATTATATGAAATTGACATCGAGGTTGAAGAAAAAGAATATGAAAAAAGAAGCAGCATATACTATTGGTACAACGGAGGAAGACGTTTTAAGTAAATTTCCTAATGCGGAGAAAATAAGCGATTATCAGTATAGAGCTAAGCAAAATGGTATGACTTATTACATTGGTCATGATAGTGTTTTTGACTGTTGGAAAGTTTTTGGTAGAACGCAAGATGAGCCAGGAGTGTTTCAAAGATTGATGGACTTTTTCATTAGTTCAAAAAATTAATTAGAATGATTAAATTAGAAGAAGTCAGTTAAAAACGCTGGCTTCTTTTTTTAATATAATCTTATATTTACAAAAAGGAGACAGAGAAATAAATGTTTGAAAACATTCAATGGGACAATTTTGAAGTAACTTACAATGAATTCAATATTGATAGAAAAAAACCACTTAATGAGCAATTAGATGAATTAAAAGAAGATATGTTGCAAGCTGAATTTGGAGACTATATTATTGATATTGGTTATAGTTCAGATTTTGAGGAAGATGGCTATTTCACAGTTAGCTTGATTAAAAATAAAGACTGGTTAGATCCGTTTATGCAAAAACGTACTAAAGATTTGAAGCAATTAGAGAAAATTGTACAAGATTTCGTTTACATGGTTTAAGTCATGAACAACTACATTATCTATTTTTATGATAAATATAGTATAGTTGATAGTTTTAAATTCACAACATATGATGATTTTTCAGCAATTAAAAAAGCTGAGAGAGTATTTTCTATGATTGCATATACAAAAGCTGGTCTCTATAGGGGTTCAAAACAAATTAAACGTTTTGATTAAGAGTGGATATTTATTCCACTCTTTTTTAAATTTTTGTTTACAAAAACAAGCATATGTGATATAATATTAATATAGGTGGTGGAAAAAATGATCTATACCCTTCTTAACAGTGATACATACTTTAAACTCCCATACAATATTGAGAAAGAGTTTGAGGAAGAAATGGACGCAATCATTACAATGCTAGAACTTTCCGGCTTAGAATATTCTTATGGTCTTTGTGAAAGACAAAACGTTGGTAAAAATTGCGCTTGCGATGGACATATTATGGTTGAAAATGGAAGTCAAATTTGTTTCTTTGTTAATTACACTGGTTTTTTAGAAAAGATGCAAGTATTTAGAGACTACGATTTAGCAAAACAATATTATATGGGCAATTTTATGGAAGCAATTCATGATTTTAAAAAAGCTACTTGGGAGGCAAGAGATGGAATTGCAATCACTTATAATCAATCGTAGAGAAAGGTGTGATGAAGTATTTGAATATTTTGATGGAATAGTTGTGGCTAGAGAATTAGCTGGCAATAGGAGATATAAGTTGATATGTGCTCACAACACAGTTAATGAACCATGTTCTAGAGTAATGTACAATATGTTTGCAATTACATTTAGTGGCTGGGATAACAATTTAGTTTTCCGTTCTTGCTTAGATAGATATGAACTAAAAGTCTCTATCAAGGTTAAATTATCAGACTCTAACACTCGTAATAAATTCAAAGGTATTTTTAAACAATATGGATATGATTATGATTGCAAACCATACGCTACAAGTCTTACCTACAGGATTAGATTTAAAGATGATTTTAAACTTGAAGAACTTACTTTTATATGCAGGTTTTTCTTACAATATATGAAATAGGAGATGTAATCTAAATGGAAATTTTAAATACTACAACAGAACTTACAGGTATAGCTTGGTGGATTGGATTTCCAGGAATTTTTGGTTCAATGACTGCTATCTCAATGTTAATTATTTTTCTTAGTAACAAAAAATACAAAAACGCATTGTTCACATTTATTATTTTGGTATTGTGCATTTTTAGTTTCAAATTTGCGTATGTGCCTTATTACAATTCCCCAAAAGGACATTATGTGTACCACGAAGTTTTATTGAAAGATGGAGAAAAAATAGATGAAAGCATATACAAAATTAAAGAACAAAAAGGAAAAATCACAGTTATTCAAGAATTACATCCTAAATCAAAATAATCAATTGAATATTTTTTATAGGGATGGTTAAAAGCCATCTCCTTTTTTCATATTATACACAATGTAATTATTATTTTATCTTCATTATTTATAAGGAGAGATGGAATTTGAGAACAGTGACTTACGTTGGTTATGAAACTCGTAATGCTTTTAGCATGGCTAATATGTTTATGCATTGGGGAGCCAAAGGATATAAGGAAGCATTTCCTATTGAAGATGCAGATATGGACATGCTGTTAACAACTGGCGATGTCGAATTTGAAGACTATTGGGACGATGCTGACGTTAGCAAATGCTATGAATTGTTGCAAGAAATGCAAAAAGGAGAAACCAAATTGCACACCATTTCTAATGGTCAAGTAGTAACTTTGGTTAAAGAACAATAATGTGGGGAGGACCAAGTTTTTCATTCTGGGAAATTGTTAAAATCATACTTCTTTTTCCGTTTTTACTTATAAGACATTTCTTTAAAGTTTATAATCCAATAAGTTATACTGAAGATAACAAGCTTATAGACAACCTCTACGATTTGTTGGAGGAAGCAGAAAAACTTACTCACTACATGGGTAAAGGACCATCATATCTGGAAAGTTTCAGGCTTAAAAATGCTATTAGTGAACATCATATTGAATATAAATATGGTAGCACTGAATTTAGTGAACAACATCGTATTGCATTTTTCTTAACACGTGGTAAAAAAAATTTTACTTTATTTACTGGTGGTAATTCTGGTGGTGGCGGAAGTTACTACAACAAAGAAAATATCAATTATGAAGAACTAGCTGAAAGAGTATACAGTAATATAGAACGTTCCAGAGATCGCAAACAAGATATTCGCCAATGGAGTAACAACTTTCATGAGTGGGAAAAATGGAGAGAAGAATCAATTAAAGCTATCATTGATAATTACATTTCATCAATTATTCAAGATAAAGAAATGTTTTATTACTTGAGAAGAGCACTTATAATATCAACTCATGAAGAAACTCACGTTCGTTACATTAAGGCAAAGAATGAATTGATTTCAATTTTAAATGATGAAGTTCTTGTAATGAATATGGTGAATGAAATTGACGAAGCATATTCCGGTAAGATAGTTATGAATGAAATAATGTGAGGTGATAATATGCGAGCAAAAAAAGAGCAAATTAAACGTGTTCACATAAGCCCTAGAAAATTCTATGAATATGCTATAGCTAACGGTATTGACCCTGGAGAATTGCATTTAGTATTATCAGCTGAAGAGTTGGAACAATTTGAAATTGGACCTAAGAAATTTCCAACTGGATTTTTACCACTTTATAATCATTATGAGTGTTTTAATTGTGGTAAAAAGACTGGATGGTTAGATAAACATCTTGGTTTATTTATGTGCAGTGAAGAATGTAGGGACGCTATTGACATTCGCTATAATGCTGGTGAAGACTTTGAACCACACCCAAAATATGTACAACTTTGTGAAGATCATATGAAAGACTTTGAGTAGGAGAAATCCTACTCTTTTTTATTTATGGTCTAAATGTGATATAATATGAATATAATTAAATAAGAAGAGGAGGAGATAGGATGTCTTTATCTAAAGCTTCGCAATAGCAAGAAAATTATACCTTCGGAGGGATTATTGTGATAATTGAAGGATTAGAAAACAGAAAAACTCAACCAGATATTTCGTTTACTACAGTTAAAATTAAGGTAGGCGACTTAGTACAATTGATTAAGAAGGAGAAAACTATTGAAGTTTATTACAATAATCAATACCACCTTGGCACTGTTCCCAGCAAATACACATCGGAAATTAATATTAAACTTTATCATAATGCAGTCATCAAGATGATGAATCCTAAAGCTGTCACAGTTGATTTTACCTTGGAGTGTATAACGGATTTTGATGTAGAAATTCGTAATGCATTAGCTGATTTGGAAGAGTTAGAAGCAATTAACTCAAGTGAATTTGAAAAACTAGCACTCTTATTTCGCGACAAAAAGATATATTACTTGAACTACCCTCAGAATAGAAATATGGAAAATAAACTTTATGGCACTAATGAACATCACAATCGAAATTATTTGAGAAATAAGATAAAAATTGAATTGGAAAGTGGAAACATATCTGATCGTACAATATATGAAACGTTCAACAAGATGAATGAAAAAAGTGCTCTCGAACCACGCTTAGAAAAACGGATCAAGGAACTAGATAATACTTATGGAATCAATATTCCATTAAATAGTTTTCCTAATATACGAACAACGGTTTGCTGGAAATGTGGCTTATCACTTACCTCCTACACTCATAAAGAGTGCAATTCTTGCAGATGGTTAGTGTGTAAGTGCGGAGCATGTAAACAAGGCTGTAGTTTATAAAGCGCTTGATTGTGGTTATAAATTTAATGAGGTGGTATGATGTCTATAGATATTGAGCTTGAAATTGCTGAAATGCTTCGCAATGGTAAGAAAATATTGGTTGTAGGTTCAATTAGTATGGGAAAAACTTATCTTACAAATGAAATATTAAAACATTTTGATACTGATGATGTGATAAAGTATTATGCAGAAAGCAAAGATAGTCAATCATACACTACTCCACTTAGAGTGCTAAATGATAATGTTTTTATTGATATGTTGTATAAAGCGCTAGTTTTTGATTGCGGTTATGGTTTTAATGAAGTGGCTTTTACACAAAATAGGAAATTTGAAAAAGTAAGAAATTGCTTATGCGGGGTATTGATTACAGCAACATCGGGAACTGGAGGATTAGTAGATCAAAAAGGGTTTGAAGAAATTAGAAACAGTATACCTACAATTGAATTCATGTTTGATGTTGTTATAGAGATTCTGCCCAATTATGAATATAAATTGCATCAATATGAAAGAGTAGGTTAAAACCTACTTTTTTTATTTTTGTTTACATAATGAAGAATATATGATATAATATTATTATAAAAAGAATGATTCCGAGATGATTCTAGTGATTCTCAGTATACATAATTAGGAAACGGAGAAAAATATTATGTTGATGTCAAAAAGGGAACAAAGAGAAAGAGAGATAAAAAATAAAAAAGAAAAAGCCAACTATGATATAATGTATGATGCTCTTACTGAATTACTTCTTATTGATATTTTGACAGGTGACGATCAATATAAACTTGAAAAAGAAGGTTTGAACAAATTATACATAAGATTTGGCAATGAATTTCAACCACGTTGTGTGCTTGTAGCGGAAGAGTACGAATTTAAGTTTTTAGGAATTAATAACCACGTAAATAAAAACATGCACGAAAAATACAAGTTACATCAAAATTGGTACTTTTTTAGAGATGTAGAAGGCTTAATGGATATGTTTAAAAGATGTGTTATGGGATTTAAATAAGTATGTTGTTTTTAATATAATTTACATATACTAAAAAAGGATGGTGTTTCCAGGTGGAACAAAGTATTATTAGCGAAAAGATGGGTTCTGGTTTTTCTTAGATTGATAAGCATTTCCCCGGCATCGAGGAGAATTTATTTTTGCATTTAGATGCTTTAGCTGTGATGTCAGAATTTGATGAACAAATGAGTTTTGAGGCGGACGCTATTGGTGCTAATATTAGATTTCAGCCAATTTCAGGGTTTTCCGTTTACATTAAATTTAATATTTATCAAAAAAGACTTGAACTTGATTTTGGTAGATGGCAAAACAAATTCAACGTCTCAGAAATAATCGAATTTATTGAAAAGCGAAATGGATTAATGATGGCGAGAGATACTTCTTCTCATAATTCACTTTACAGTCTTAAGTACTCAGAAAGAAATTGTCAAAGATTAATCAAAATTCTTAACTCTTTATTTACTGAGTATTTTGCTGAAAAAAGGAGAGAATTAAGTGCAATTTAAAGCTAGTGATACTATTGAATTTAAACGTGGTGATATGAAGCAACGCGGTAATGTTATAAGGATCGAAAATGACAAAGCTATAGTTAATTTATTTGCAGCGTGCGTTCCACCTGGAAAATGGTATTATATGGGAGTATCAAATGAGACTCCAATTTTATTAAAAGACATTGAAGAATGTATTGTAATTGAAAGTTAAAATAGTTAACATTTTAGGAGAGTGGGTTAAAACCACTCTTTTTTTTGTTTATAATTATAAATTAAAGTTGAAAGGGGAATTTTTTAATGGGTCAAGTAGTAAAATATCAATGTATACAGTGCGAGGTTGTACATGAGGGAACAGAGACAAAGGTTCCTACTTGTATTTTTTGCAATACTTCTGAACGTATGAAAGCGCTAGAAGAACAAAAAATGTATCAGATAGTTATTGATTATGGACATGATTCCTCTGATGTTTTTATTGCTAATGAAGCTGCTAAAAGAAAGATACAAGTAGCTTTTAAATTGGGTGAAAAGATAACTTTGGAATTTTGGAAAGAAGAGTTAGATATCAATATGGAGTTTGTTCAAAATATTAAGTATGAACTTTTATCACCAAAGAAAATATCTAGTTTTGAAAGTACGATGATTAAGAATCTCAATAAATATGATGTTGCCTTTAATAAGCGTAGGGTGACAGAGGATTGGGTTTAATTTGATTTGAATATAAAGTTTGGAGACTGATTAAAACTCAGTCTCTTTTTTCATATTATACATTAAATAATTATTATTTAAGGTGGGATATGAGATGGCAAAAGCTAAAAAATTGACTGTAAAAGAAAAAATGATTGACTTAATTGAACATATGTTAGTTAATGGTTGGAAGCCTAATCACGAATGGTTGGGAAGTTTAAAGGGCACAGATGTAGATTTTGAAGAACTAATTTTTGGTAAAACTGGAGATTATAGCGCTCACCTTATTACTGAAGACGGTAAATTTACAGCAAAGTTTACCAACAAACGTCTTCAAATTTTTAGAAAAGATCCTAAGTGGCAAAAACTTGGTAATTTCCCTGTTGGTAAAGTTGAAAAAATTGAAAATGGTATTATCTACAGAAAAATAAGCGGCATTGCTATTCAAAGTACAGAGATTATTGTGGTAGGTGAACATAGTGGAAGCAAGGAAGGGTTCGTTTAGAGTTTTAGGTAGTTGTAATTTTTGTAATAGAGGAAAGTTATCTGCTTGCGGGTATGATCTCATTTATCCATATACAGAAGTTTATCAAATTGAAGGCGATAGAATGAGTGTTAGAATGTGCGAAGATTGTTTAGAAACAATTAAAGATATGGATGCTTTAGTTGATGCAACAAAAGTGATGAGAGAGTTGGTTAGATCATGAAAATGAGAGATATTGGTATTAACATTGAAGTTAAGGATGAAGAACCTATTTTTATAGTTAAAGAGATTGTCGACAACGAACTTAGAATTAGATTTATTCATAATTTTGAAGAAGCTGTTGAGTATAGCGATAGATTAATTAAGCTAACACCAGATATGAAATTAACTGTAATATTTAAAGGAAAATTTCCTGATGACTTTATAGAAGGAGAAATAGTATGATACGATATGTACACGGTTCAGAGGATTCTCTTGACTTAGATGTTTTCTACGTATTTGAAAGTATGCCGACATTTGTAGAGTGTCAAAAGTTTTGTTCAGATAAAGAGGAGAATAGAAATATTATTGTAGTGAAGGAAGGTATTGTTTCACAATGTTTTAAGGGAACAATTGATGAAATCAATAATGGGTTACTTCACACATACCCACTTCATGAACAACAATGTGAAAATATTGTAACTAAAACAGTTGAACGAGATGTTCTCATTAAAATTGTTAGGGTCATGCGTTGTTTGTTGTCTCATTGTTCTAGGACTCAATATCGTCTTGATGTAAAGAAAGTTTTGAAAAGTTCAAGTTGGAAAGACAGACTAAGTATGCTCGACAAAATTGACTTTACCTCAATAGACGATTATGGCAAGTCTGGTTCAAAAGAAGATGTATTGAAAGTATTTGCTTTTCAATTAGGTCAGGTGTTTGGCCTGATAGATGACAATAATGAATATTATACTAAAAGTTCTATTGCAAAGCAATACCCTTTGCTTCATAAATATCTGTATCGTCAACAAGATTCAGATATTTCTGATTTAGCTAATGAAATAGATATATTCTATCATTTAGCTGCTTCACTTAATATAACTGAAAAAGATGGAATAGTTACTTTTGTTGATTACGATAAGAGCTTTGATTTAGTGAAAGAGCAATATGCAAAATAAAAAGAGAGCCTTAATTGGCTCTCTTTTTTAGTCTTGTTGTTTTTATTTTTGCTGTAGACTGTTCTTGATTTAAATTTGGATTAACTGTTTTATTTATTTGCGTATAGAATTCTTTACATTGTTCATATGCAATACTTAAGCTTTGCCATGAACCAGTGCTAATATATTTTTTAAAGTAATATTCAATATCCTCAAGAATTTCACGATCATACATGTCATACAAATAACGGAAGTCTAATTCATCAAATTTAACTCCAGTTATAGAATCTAGCTGAATTGGACCATAGTGAATGCACTGATTGGAATCTTTTAGTGTTTGTTTCCAAGGAAGTTCAGGATTATTCTTATTTACATATCCATCATCCAAATCTGGTCCTAGAGCGTCTGTATCACACTCTATCTTGAATTCAGTGTTCCAAGCTGGAAGTTGCGCCCATGGTCTATTTTCCCATCTATTACTTCTATACATACTTCTGTCAGGTCTGCCTGAGAGATAAATACCGTCAGATCCAGAAGGAGTAATGGTTTCAAGAATGTCAAGTTGGTCATCATTCATAACTTGTTCGTAATCGTCTGGATGTTCAACCTTAATTTGGTCAACTATATCATTTATTTGTTTTTTTAATTCTTTTGTAGTATCAACACCAGAGTATTCACTATTCATATCATCAAAAAGGCGTTTTATCGGATATGTTTTCATTTGATCAGGTGTGTGCACTGAAGGTTTAAATACATCTCTGTATGGTTCTGCTTCTCCAGTTCCATATGAAACCCTATCAACATAAGTTCCTGGAACTATTTGACCGTCGTCAACTATCATTGTAAATAATTGACTATTTGTTACGTGATAAAGGTTTATTTTTTCCCATGCTTTTTTCTTAAGCAATCGTTTCATAATAACACCAACCTCTTTTTTAATTTTGCCATCCTCTTTTAGAAGCATCGTAATTTCCTTCTCCCAAGCCAAATCGACTGACTTGTCTTTGAGAATTACCCATGTATTGAATTTCGACAGGTACAGAAGTTAAACCTAATTGTATTGCTGCTTCTCTACGATGATTTCCTTCACTAATTTTAGCGGTTCCATCTTTTTCAACTACAACGTGAAGTGGGTTTTGAATGCCGTTTGCTTTAATATCTTCCAAGAATCTATTCCACTTATCTTCTCTATAATCGCCAAAGTAATTATACGTCTGTCCGTCTTTAGGGTTAGTCCATTTTTCCCATTGTCTTTGTTCACCATTGCGTCCGGGTAAATCAAGAATATCTGCTAAATCAATTTCTCCTTGTTGAATTGCTGTAGTTGTCGTTGGACCCGCTTCGTAACTACTATTTGGACCTTCATCTATATGAAGTTTTGGTAAACCTACCCATCCAGCCTTTTTAATAAAGTTAGCAACTTTTTTTAATCTGCTCATTTTTCTTCCCCCTTATTTCTATCCTTTTAATAAATAATGAAAACAGTTGCTAATAATTACATTATGCAATAAAAAAAGAGTGATTTCTCACTCCTCTTACTTTGGTAAAAAGTTTTTAAATACCTCAAAAATGGTTTCCACTTGATTTGATTCATTAAGTTCAAATCTATAGTGATGCCCATATTTATGTTTTGATTTTTTGTATTTTGGTATTCCAGCTGCTAAGAGTTGACTTCTCATCTTATGACCATCGAGTGACCAGTTACCGATAGAAAGATGTAATGCGCTTTTATCGATTTCTTCATCTTTCCCTCTGAGATAAAGTTTAATTGAATTAACAGGACAATTGTTATCAAATTCATATCTCACTAGAATTGTGTTGTCATTTATTTTCATAACATCTTTATCGATTTCTTGTCCAGTTAGAATATGAATTACAAATTGTGAATCAATATAGTCTATTACGTGTTCATGTTTATTTGCAATTTCGTTTATATCCAAGCTTTTCACCTCTCTTATATTATAATTAAAAGATAAAGTTTTATAAACAGTTTACAAAAACACAAGATTGTGATATAATATTCTTATAAGGAGGTATTGAACATGCGACTTAGAACTCCAGAATTTATTGATATAGATAAAAAATTATTTAACAAATATCCTGTAAAATTTCCATTAAAGGATCGTGTTAGTATTATTCATGGTCTTAATGGTACTGGTAAAACAAAAACTTTAGAAGTACTTGTAGAGTACTTTAAGGAGCAGGGTGAACATGTAATTTATTTTCCATCTGATAGAGTTTTTAGTTTTGATATAGATGAAGTTGAAGCTCTTGAAGTTATGTGGGCTATGACTGATGAACAAAACATATTGAAGAAATACGGATTTCATATTTACCCTTGGGATATTAATGATATGAAAGGGCAATATATTGACTCTGGAATGTTGCAACTTATTAATTTATTTGGAACATTGGCTTTTCTCGATAAACCTTCAGTGATAATAATTGATACGCTTGAAAGAAGTTTGCACGCAGTTATAAGAAGATCAATTCTTAAAGATTTGATGGCTGTTCCTAAAATTCACAAACTAATAGTAACTTCTTATTCTCCTGAAGTTTACAGAGATTTTGAAGATTTCACAATTAATATTAGAGAATGCGTTCAATTAGGAAGTTAAATTAGCACTATTTACTATATATAATACTCTCAATAAGGAGGGTGTTATATTGGACGGATCGCATTATACTCTAAGATTATTTACTCATCAAAATCTTAGCAACCCACAAAATGGAGATGCTTATATAAATTACCATGGTGAGTTAGAGATTTACCACAACTACCGTTGGAATAAAATGGTTTCACAACAAAACTTTTATAGCATGTTAAGTGCATCACCCGTTAAGCCACCACCAATGAGTCATGAAATTTGGAGTAGAAATTTCAGTAAAAATCTAGATCAAATAGTTGAAGCTCTGATATTATTAATGATTAGAAATGGCACGTTAGAAAATGTTCAAGAATTTAAAGATTTATTGGATTCAAAAAAAGTAGCAGAAGAACTAACTCAATATGAAAAATAATTAAAAGAGAGTGATTAAATCGCTCTCTTTTTTTATTGTAATAACGTTTAATTGAACTAACGGGAGGATTGAAAATGAAACGTCTTGCAAAATTAAAAACAGAAGTAACAAGTGATGAATTTTCATTAAGAGTTTTAGCATTTGATGACGAATCTGAAATGCCAGAAGAGCCCGTAATGTGGCTTGATGCGACGCTTGAATATGAAAACGAACATCCATCTTATTATGAATCAGAAGAAGAAATTGAGTACTACAATGAACAAGAACATGACAAAGGAAAACTCAAATCTATTTATGTAAGTGTAATTGATTTTGACAATAAATTGTATTTTGCGATGCCTGAAGCTAGACAAAGAGCTTGTGGTTCTACTCTTATAAAAAAATTTATAAGATACTACACTCAACATTATGGTAAAAATACAGACAATTGGGTTCCTGTACATGCATCATTTGCAAATTACGATCTCCAAGAACAATTTAAAAATGCTGTAGATGCAGGGATTTTTCCTCCGCAATCAAAAGATATGATTATGGAAACAACAGAAGAGAATTATAGAAAACAAAGAACTTACAATTTAGATAATCGTAGATTGTTAAATGAAATGAAAGAAAACCCACAGAAATTTTTTGGAAATTTTGAAATTGTTGGAGGCTTCATGATCAACCCTAAGTTTTCACAAATCGAAGAATTAATTACTAGTGTTAGAGATAAATATGGTTTTGAGTTTAAGAATTTTGAGGGCATGATTGAAGATGGCGATCTCACGGTTATGTTACCAACTGCAGGTCATGATTTACCATACGATGCAACAAATTTTTATTTTGATCCAGATTCAAAAGTTGTTGTCTTTAGTAATGCTGAATCACCAGATAATATTAAGAGAATAATTCAAGGTAAAGAATCAGTTATGGCGAGTTTGTTTGACTCAGTAACTGAAATTTGTTTTGGTTGGTTGGGTGGAGATCCTATTACGCCACAAGAGTTTTTCTCGTCACAAGAAAAAACTGCAAGCAACATTAGGAGATTATTAAGAAACATAAAGAGAGGGTAACTCTCTTTTTTTTGTCATAATCATGATATTAATTTACAAAATATGACAATTAGTTACACAGTATTACAAGATATGACACAATTTCTCACACTATGTTAAAAAAATTTTATACTTTTTTAATAATATAAAATCAAGAAAAACAATAGACTTAAAAACAAGTATTGTTGCATTAAGAAAGGAAGCGTAGTTCGTGTTTAATACGCAATAGGGTGAATATTTAAAAAATATATACTAACAGGCCAGATACGTTGCAAAGTACATTATAATACAATAATATTAAAAACAACTTGGGGGTTCTCATAATGAATGTAATTGAAAAGGCTAAAACTTTTTCTGCTTTACTACAACAAAGCGGCGCAGATGTTGTTGAAACAAATAATATGATTAACGCTTTACACGAAATTACAAATGCAAATGTAACATTTTTAAATACAAATGGAGAAATTAAAAATCAAGATGTGAAACATCTTGATTTAGATTTTCCATCAAATAATCAAATTAATAGTATTAATGATGTTGAGCAAGTAACGCAATTAGAAAATGGATTTGCAGTTATTGCTCCAATTTGCAATAATAGTAAACGTCATGGTTCAGTTGTTGTTGTTACTAGAGACTATCCAACACACGAAGATATTGCTTTTTCTAATATTGTTGCATCATTGATTGGTAAATCAATCGTTATAACTTCATCAAATGAAGAAGAAGTAGACAATAGAAATAAGATGGCTGCAAGAAATGCACTTAAATCTTTAAGTTTTACTGAGATTTGTGCAATACAAAGTATCTTTGATGAGCTTCAAGGAAATGAAGGTTTACTAGTAGCTTCAAAAATTGCAGATAGAGTTGGATTCACAAGATCAGTTATTGTAAATGCTGTACGCAAACTAGAAGGTGCAAGCGTTGTTGAGTCACGTTCTTTAGGTATGAAAGGTACTCATATTAAAATTCTTAATAATCACCTCTTGCCAGAACTTGCAGCACTAAACAAATAATATTTTTATTCAAAATGAGACCAAATTAATTTGGTCTCATTTTTTTATACATAACTCTATAGAATGAAACACAGTATTAAAACTCATTTTTAATAGATTATTATTTAGATAAAACATTTTAGCTTAAAAGTTTAAATCTTGATAATAAAAAAGATTACATTTAATATTCTAAAATAGAAACAAAACACAGGAGGAAAGTGTAATGAGTATTTTTGAAAGAATGGCTGAATTAAAGTCTGACATACTAAATGCAACAGATAGAGATTTAAAAGTAGTTGTTTATGATACAGAAGCTAAAGATCCAAGTAAGCCAGTAGCGTGGTTAAATGCTAATTTTCAATATGAAGGAAATACTCCAAATCTACTTTATGTCGATGTAATTGATTTTGATGATGACGCTCTTTTCAGTATGCCTAAGAATAGAAAGGACATGTGCGGAGCTGTACTTTTGAAGAAATTCATGAGATACTATAGAGATAATTTCGGAAAAGACAACAAGAAAGACAACCCGTGGTTACCTGTTGGTGCTAATTTTATCAATTATGAAATACAAGAAAAATTTGACAAATTATTAGATTCAGGTATGTTTCCACCACAATCAAATGATCATGTTCAAAGAACTACAAAAGATCAATTTAATAAAGAACTACACTATAATAAAGATAATAGAGAAATGATGCACAACATAAAGACTAATCCAGGAGATTACTTTACAACATTGCACATTGAAAATAATTATTCAATAAACGATTCTCTTTCTGAGATTAATAGTGCTTTAGAAAAATTTACGAAGGAATTCCCTGAAGCAGCTGAAAATAGCTATAGGTTTGATATTTTATCTGGGCACATTAAAGATGGTAATGTTTACGTCATGCTACCAGTAAATGATGAATTACCTTCAGATCAAGAAACCAGTTTTCAATATTATAAGCAAGAGGGAAATTTGTTCTTTGAAAATGCTTTCACATTAGAAGATGCTAAAAATTTTGTTGGTGATAATAAAGAAAACATCAAGAAATCATTTGATGCAGTTCAAACAATTCAATGCATAAACACAGATAAACTACCAGTTGGATCTTTATTTAATGACAATACAGAGGCGAGTATGATTAAGAGATTAATTAAACGTTCAAAATAAAAAAGAGACGATAACAATAGAGTTATCGTCTTTAGTGCTTTTTCTATTATATCGATTAAGCTACATATTATTTAACATTAGATGCTCTTATTGTGTTTGAAAGGGAGGGAATTATAAGATGGCAAATGAAGATTTTAAGTTTGACACAAGTTATAATCCAGACTCAGCTTTTACAAGGGTTAAGTTTGGTGTAAATAGACCAATTTTAGAAACAGAATTAAATGAATTACAAAAAATCAATGAAGAACGTTTGATGAATTTTATCAGACAAAATTCACCTACTGGTTTTTGGGAAATCGTGAAGAGGGATTTTATTGGTGCCCCTATCGTATACAACCCTAATGGAAAAGAAAATTCAATAGCTATTTCTCCCGCTAGATTGCTTTTAAATGGTTATAACGTTGTTGTTGAGGGTAACGATACTGTTAATGGCTTCAGTGGATATACGATTATTGATTTTGGGGAAGCTCCGGATAGCGGGTCCTCATTTTACAATTTTGCGTATTTGGAGTTATGGTTTGAAGAGCTTAATTCTCAATCCACTATATATAAAAATGGTTATATTGATGGTGATGCATTACCTAATAATCTAGTTGATGATAGGGTTGGTGGAGAAACATCAAGAAGAGTTGCATTGAGATACAAATTCAACGTAAAAAATGATGTTGACTTTGATAGATGGCCACAAGGTTTTGGCTTTGAAAACATTTCTGAATACTCACCTATTTATGCTAGTGGGCCTAATAATGTTTCGATCACTAATCATAAATATCTATTTATCAGTGCTCTAAGTCCAGAATTTAGAAACACAACTTTTTATGGTGACAGTGGTTTATATGTTGCTGGTAGACCAGATCACCCTAATACCAACGTTGATTTTGGAATACTTGAAAACTATATTTTTGCTATTCCAGTTTTGAGTGTTAAGAGAAGAAACAAAAATACTTATTCTTCTTCTAATTCAAATGGTGCTGATAAATATATCAATGAAGGTTCTTTAAGTAATAGACCAGATGGTTTATTTTTTAATAGGATTGACCCAAGAGATGTTAATGACTTAAGAAAAACAGTAACTTTAGGTCAAGTAAATACAACTAAGATGTTGGATCAAAGCCTTAAGAATTTAATGAATGGTGCACTTAAAACCAGTAAAAAGGAAACTCTCTTAAGATCTCAATTTGGTGTAGCACCAATTGAATCTTATGAAGATACAAGCTATAATAATAATGCTATTTTTCATGTTAAATTCAGAAATCAAAATTTAACTCCAACTATAGGTTTAGTGGGAACTGTCGATGGGACACCAGAGTATCATTTGGCAGCTTCAGGTTATGGACTATCATTGGATGGGAATATCGAAGTAAAATATCCAATCAATACATTTTATCAAGAAGCTGGCACAATCGATTTCTTCTTAAAACCATATTGGGATGGAGCAGACCAAAACATATCTCAAACTATTTTATCTGTAAGTAACGAGACTGGGTATCCATTGATGCTTTTAAAAAAAATTCAGGGCAAGTTGGTATTAAGACTTAATTATAGTCAAGACGAGACTTTATCAACATATACAATGGCTTATTTAGATCAAAATCCAATCTATAATAATGAGATTTATCACATTAGATTAACTTGGCAATCATCTATTAATGGTAGTGATTCTAAAATCTATATCAACGGTAATCTTGCAGCTTCTGGTATATACATTCACTCTGCATTAGCTCCAAAATATATAACATTAGGTGCAAAGAACGAAAATATCAATTCATACTCTCCGGATTTCGTTGGTTGCGTAATTGATGAATTAGTTATGTATAGTAAAGTACTTGATAATGGATTCTTACAATTAAGTAGTGATATTGTAAATGGTGATGCTAGAATTCACTCTTCATTTAATGGTGTTTTAAGTAGTTTTAAAGATAATACAAATACTCAGACCACTATTACTCCAGTAACAACTGTTCCGGCAAGTACTAGTTTAACATTATCTGTACCATATGGATTAACTATTGATAGCAGTTCTCCATTAAATGTTTACAATCCACAAACTAACGTTTCTTATACTGGGACGTGGGATAATTTTGTTAATAACACAGCAGTATTTACGCCTACAGACCCAGCGACATTCACTGGAGAAACAATTTGGGTAGTACATGGAGTTACATTGTCTGGTGGATTTGGAATTAAAGATATTCCAACAAAAGTATTGAAGGCTACAATTAATAATGAAGAAATGTCTTTTGCTAGTACTATGGAAGATAAAAGACAAATTACGCTTGTTAATGCAGATAACACTATAGAAAAAGAGCACAAAGCATTTGACTATAATTCTGATCGTGATGCTCGATCAGCTTTCGCTAGATTGCTTGAATACAAGTTTATAAGTAATGGTACCAATATTTATGTGTTGCCAGCAACATTATATGGACGTGCAGTTATTGGTATCAAGAAGGTTGATAAACCATTATCATCTGTATTAAAAAATGCTAATGGTTCATATGAAATTATTTTGATCGAAGAGCTACCATATAACGAAACTTTCATTGTAACAGTTGCACTTGGTGGATATGCTTTTGAATATGAAACTTATACAAAATCCCCAATTGTAAACACAATGAGAGCTGCAACTATTAAAATACCAACTACTGGTAATACTAAGATTTATGCGATTTCAGCTACGGGAGCAATACCAGGGAGCAACATTGTTGATCCTGCTGGTGGTGTAATAGTATCCTTCTTAGGTTTGGATGGATATGATGAAGATTACAATTCAGTTGATTTTGGTACTAATGTTTTTGTAACTGGTAGTCAATTCAATTATTTTGCAAATGCTACAGTTACTGGTATTGGTACTCCAATCATCAATATAAATTTTGTTACAACACCACAGGCTGGTCACTTTATTGAAATTCCAGTGTTAGTAAGTTATCAACCAAGAGCTACCGATATAATTTCAGTTTGGTATGATTATGTCCCTTATCAAGGAGTTTTGAATAAGAACATTCAAAAAGATTTGAGACGTTTAACAGATTGGAAAATATTTTGTACAACTTTAGGTTCTGGTAAAATGCTGGTAAATAAAATTAAAGATAAGAGTATTAACAATGCTTCAAATAGATTACCTGGCGGACAAAATTATTCATATTTGTTAGACGGTTCTGATATTGAGTTTGAAGGGGAACAAATGACAATTCCTGCATCTTATGGCGCTAGTTACAGTGTTAATAGAAAATTAGTATTTAGAAATGAATTTACTGAATTAGTATTTAACAATGAGTATGATGATGATGTGAATTCATTAAATACTGAATTTAGTATTTCTAAACTCTATGGCCAGAATCATCAAGATGCTTTTATTTCATCTTTAATTAGCGAAGTCAATTTTTGTATTCAAGATACAAAAGTAGCAATCAATAAATATCTTGGAGCTGCTTGTTTAGTGGCAGATGAAGAGGGGAATATTTTCTTACTTGTAATTGGTGAAATTAAAACATCAAAAACCAAATCTTCAATTATTAAGCCAACTCACGGTGATCTATTCAAAATTGAAAACAACCCAATTGTTGTTGTTAGAAAATATTAAGCTGGGAGTATTTCGATGAAAAGACTTATTAAAAAGGCTAAACAAAATTTTGCCGTTGGAGATAAGGTAATTTATAAAACTCATCCTTACGACAATACTACAATATATACAGTTGAAGAGGTTTTGACGGGTGGAACTTATTTTATAGCAAATGAAGAAACAGCTTATACGGATATTAACGGTAGAAACTTGGAAAAGTTAAATTCATAAAAAAAAGCTATCTAGTTTTTACTAGATAGCTTTTTTTTATTTTTTTGTAATTTGTTCTAGTTCTCTAATTGTTCTTTCCAATGCTTCTTTGTAAGGTGATTGTTGACTTGGCAAGGAAAATCTATAGTAGAATAAAATAGCAACTATGATAATGAACAACGTAATAAAGACGGAGGTAATAAATGCGTTGTAAAGTGCCGCTGTAACAATTCGAGTTATTTCATCAAATTTAGTAGTAACGGCAATCTGACTTACATCATTATTAATGTTAGTAACATTCATTTTAGTAACGTATTGATTACCAACCTTTGTACTACTTTCATCAAAGTAGTTTTTTGAATTAGTTCCTGGTGGACTATTTTCAAAGCGGATATCAATAATGTTTTCATTGTCTTCATTAATTGTTTTTAAACTACCAATTAAATCAATAACGCTTGGATCTTTGATATCACTAACTGATAAACTGATTTCTAGTACAATGAATCCAACTTTATCAATATATCCAACTCCTTTATAAGCTAACTTATTAAAGTCATAGGGATATTTTGGAGATTGAGAGAATTTATCAACATAAATTTCTTTGTTCTTTAAAACATCATTGAAAATTTTATTCCAGTCTGTGTCAGTTCTATCTTTATAAATACTAGCTGAGTTTAAACCAATATCTGCAGAATCTGTTGAGTACTTAACCATTCCATTATCATCAAGTACATAAATATTAGTTATGTTATACTCCTTTTTGAGGTTTTGAAGAGCGGTATTATCAACAGTTCCAATTGATTTAATTTCAGTTTCCATAGATAGCAATATGCTCTTCATTGTGTCAGCAACAAATGGCTCTACAGCAAGAACAAACTTGTTAACGCCTTCATACCTGTCTTTAGCATTCATAGTAATAAGTTTAGAGAGTTTATATGAGTCGGCTTCGGTTGCTGATTTTAATTGGAAGAAGTTTATCCAAATAGTACTTAAACTAAACAAGCAAATTAATGCAAAAGATAACAAGAAAAACCTAAGTGTTTTTGCTTTAGGACTCCTAGGATTCTTAACTTTTTTATTTTTAAGTTTCATAAAAACACCCCCTTATTTAATGATATGCTCTAAGACGTAAGTTAAAAGCGAAATTGCAAGAGTTGTTGCTGTACCTAATAACCACATTTGAATTTTGTTGAATCTTTCATCAATCTTTTCATCCAAAGAGGCATCGGTACTGTTAATTGTTTCTAATAACTGTCTCTCGTTGTCAATGATTTTGTCGATTTTGTCTTCAAGTTTTTGAACCTTAGCAATTAATTGCTCTTCATTTTTGTTAATTCTTTCATCTTGCTGTTCTTGCCATCTTTCAATTGAACTAACTTTAGCCTCTAAAGCAGCCACTTTTGCCATTAATTCATATCTTTCATTTTCTCCCATTCCAACCCCCTCCCCACATTAATTTAATAAAGAAATGAGATTATAAAGCGTTTTTAAAAAAAATTATTTACCAAAAATAAATAAATCCTTCCTACTATACGAATAAATGATAAATCTTTAATTATATCTCCAATAGAGAATCAACAACGCTGGAAAATAACTTGTTAAAATTATGAACGCAATTGATAATAATATCTCCATTAGGAGGTGCATTTAAATAATGGCATGGGAAGATAATTACAGTAAATTAGTAGAAATTATGCATCCAATCAACGACAACAAAGAATGGAGATTGGTACTTGAGGAACATAAAACAAAGGGTACTCTTCATGTAAACATTAGAGCTTTTCAAACTGAGGGAGCTTACACTGGTCCTACAAAAAATGGTATGAATTTTGCAGTTAATTCCATTGAAGAACTTGAACAATTTCAGGTTGCGTTAAATCAATTTTTTGCAAAAGCTAAAGAAATGCTTTAAGGTCGAATTTTTCGACCTTTTTATTTATAAAAAATTGAAAACATAATATAATAAAGATACAACATACTTTGAAAAATATATCTTGTGCATCGGAGGTGTAAATTGAAACTAGATTTTAATTGGACTACAATAAATAGAGAAGAAATTAAACTTCCGCATGAAGAGCTTGAAGAAATGCTTGATTCTTTAATTGTTTCAAATTTATTGATTGGTTTTGAGGTTAATTTTTCTATGTTGGAAGCTTCAAACGATATAAGATTTTCAATTGATTTTGTAATTAATGACACAAGAATAAATGTTATGATAATTGAACGAGAAAATCAATTTAATTACATTAGTTTTAGTTTATTTTCTCGTATGGATTCTCTATCATATCAAAAAGTTTATGATAAATGTGGCATTCATAGTCGTGCTCGAACAAATGAAGAGATTATAGAATTATTGCTTAATGTTGATAAGATACTAAATATCGTGCATAAGTGCAAGTAAACAAATCGTTTAACAAATGTTATACATAGAAAGGAGGAGTCACAATGTCAAAATTGGAAGACTTCGGACAATTAATCAGAACGACGGTTGCTGGATCAAATAGTTATGGCACAGCACGTAAACCATTACTTGATGCAAATGGAAATGAAATCCCAGGGAGCGGTTCTGATTATGATGAGAGAGGAATTTTTATTCCTCATCGTAAGTTTTTGGTTGGTTTACACAATGTGGAAGTTTTTCAAGACAAAAGTAATGATGATATTGAGTATTTCTCATTACAAAAATTTGTATCATTAGCTCTTGAGGGAAATCCAAATGTCGTTGAACAATTGTTTGTAGACAGAAAACATGTTTTATTTGAACATGAGCTTGGTAAAGAGCTTTATGATTTACGTTATGAGTTTCTTACCAAAAATGCTTATGGCAGATTCGGTAGTTACGCGTTTGCTCAGATGAAACGTTTAAACTCCAAAAATAATGGTTCGCATCATGGTTCTCATAAAGACATCATTGATGAGTATGGTTATGATACAAAACATGCTATGCATCTTGTTCGTCTTTTTCAAATGGGTATTCAAATTCTCACCCATAGAGAATTGTATACGTTTAGACCGAACTGGGAAGAATTACTTGCAATCCGTTATGGTAAATATACTTTGGCACAAATTCTTGCATATGCTGAAGAACTCAATAGACAACTTGAAGAAGCTATGATGAAGTCGACTATTCCAGATTATCCTGACTTTGATAAGCTAAATAAATGGATAATCAGTGCAACTGATAGAGCTCACGGTTTGATTACTGATAAGGGAATATTTAAAGGAGCTCAATTTAATGTTCTTCCTTTAGAATATGAAATGGTTGATAAATGCGCCCTTGTTTCTGTTTCAAACAGACTTGTTCGTAGTAAAAACAAGTCAGAAGCTATGGGAGTTGTTATTCCATATAAGGATTGGTTTACTGGGTTAAGAAATTTTTCTGAGTTTAAATTTGAAAACACTAGTATTGATAGTGTTTATAAGTTTGTAAACAAAGCTAGAGCTTGTGATCCAAAAACAATTGATTTATTGTTTGCTTCAGATAAGCATGTTTTGTACCAACATGAAATGGCTAATGAATTTAAAGAAAAAATGAAAACTCTCTTTACAACAAAAGCTGCTTATCATAAAGCTAAAAACTATGCAGCTGGTAATCTGAAAAACATGTTGTATTGGGAACAATTAAAGGCCAAGTGGGAAAAGGGACGTCAAGCTTCTGGAAAGAAAATGACTGATTACCCACCAGTTCCGGAAAAGACCGAACCAGACCAAGCATCAATGATGACTAAGTATGGTTACAACACTATATTAGCATATGACATTGTTCATGTATTAAAGGTTATGACTGAGTTAATGAAAACGGGAGTTATTGTTGATAGTAGAGCGTATGAACCAGAATTATATGCAATCAAACACGCTAAATACAAAACATTTGAAGAGTATCATGAATATGTGAAGGAATTACTTCAAGAATTAGAGGAAGCAAATAAAAACTCTGTTCTTAGTAATCATAATTTTGAAGAGGTAGAGCAATGGTTAATTGAATATATTAATAGATTTCATGCTCAATTAAATTAGGAGGAAATATAATGAAAACAATATTTACAGGTTTATCAATGTTAGCTTTAGTTATTCTTGATTTTTATTTCTTTGTCAATGCTTTGGATCTTGGCTTTAATCAACATATTTATGACAAGGCAACTTTTTACAGTGTAATTGTTGTTTATTTAACTATTGTTTTAAATAATCTATCAAAAGCAATAGATAAGGACAATAAGAAAAAAGGGAAAGAAGGGGAGTAAAATCTCCTTCTTTTTTTGTGTTAAAAACATATCTAAATCCTTATATAATAATCATATAACAATTACGGGAGGAATAACCGATGTTTAAAAAACAAGAATTCAGTAAATTGACTGATGTTGCTGGCGTTTCAAATGCAATTAAGAAAATAGTACCAAAAGGATATACGAATGATGATGTCGTCTTTGTTTGTGTTGGATCAGATAGAAGCACTGGAGATTCTCTTGGCCCTTATGTTGGAACGCAATTGCAAAAGATGGGTTACACTAACGTCTATGGTACATTGATTGATCCAGTTCATGCTATGACTTTGGAAGAAACTTTGGAAAAACTTCCAACAAATAAATATGTAATTGCTATTGATGCTTGTTTAGGACAAGTTTCAAGTGTTGGCACAATCTTTATGAGAGAAGAACCATTAAAGCCTGGTGCTGGAGTAGATAAAGAATTACCTCCGGTTGGAGATTGTGCTATTTGTGGAGTTGTAAATGTTTCTGGATTTATGGAATACTTTGTACTTCAAAATACTCGATTGAGCTTGGTCATTGGAATGGCTGAAACAATTGTTGATGCCATTAGTGAAGCATTACCAACAATTCAGCGCCGACAATTTTATTTTAAGCATTAAAATAGAGGTCAAAGTTTTAAAAAGAGGAGGAATACATTCTCCTTTCTAAAAATCAAACTGAAATCAATCAGTGAAATAAAATAATAATAATTTAGAGGTGGAAAAATGAAAACCTATGTATTCAGCGTTAATGAAGCAGAGAATTGGAACAACAAGAAAATAACTTCTTTAATGATATGCGATAAACTTTACTGGTTACAAGAGGGACATTGTTATGATAGTCACATTAGCGGAGAAGATGAAGCTCTTGATATCGTTCTTGATGAGCTTGGTTTAGAAGAAGTATCGGAGTCAATATTTGAAACTGATTTAACGCCGGAGGTTGTAAAAGAAAAACTCTTGAAATATCCAAATTTTGAGTTTGACGAAAAATTTCAAGAACTTATTGATGGTTATAATGATTTAAATTAAATAACTAATATAATGTAAGGGTACATTAGTACCCTTACATTTTTCAATCTTATGGGACTTAAATGTTAAATTTGATTATTATTTTACATAATATATTCAAGAATAATAATTATTTAATATTAATTAAATCAAATAATCAGGAGTGAAAACCTAAAATGACAACATTAGAGAAAATTTTAGCCAAAGAAGTATTTAACATTCAAGACCTTGCTGAAGTAACTAAACGTAAAACACAGACCATCCGTTCTTGGGAAAAGAAAGATATTATTTTAGATGCTGATATGAGAAATGAAAACAACTGGAGACAGTATTCTAAACAAAGGTTTATTGAAATTTTAACTCAAATTCTTCAACATCCTTGGGAACGTCAAGTTATTAAGAATGTGGCAGAAGTTGAGTTCGTAATCAATGAATTGCAAAACCCGGCAAAAACAACTACAGGGGTAGCAAGTGAGCAATAAGGTACACATTGTACTAGACAATGTTTATGCTAAAATTATTGGCGCCGATAAAGATACTGAGTTTACAATTTGGAATGAACTTTCGTTCCAAGTTGAAGAATTTGGTCAAGATCATGTAACTCGGCGTCATTTATTTAATCGCAAAACAAAAAAGACATACGCCGGGCTTATTCCATATGTTGAGCGAATCCTTAAGGAAGCACAAATTGATTATGACATTGTTGATAGTAGAATTAGACCGGAAGAAAATGCTGACTTCTCTTTAGTGAAGGAAATTGATATTGGTGGGGGCAAAAAGATACCTTTGACTGCTCGTCCATATCAAGAAAAGATTATGAATGATTGTGAGCCACGTGAGTGTTTGCAGGCTGCTACGGGGGCCGGCAAGACTTTTATGATGGCAGGTATTATAGCTAAATTTAATGTCAAACCTGTATTAGTTTTTGCTGATAAAATGTCGCTTGTTTCTCAAATTAAAGAAGAGTTTGAGAAATTCCTTGGCACTGAAGTTGGAATTATTGGTGGTGGAATGAAAGACATAAAAGATATTACTATTTGTTCTGTTCAGTCAGCAGTTAACGAAGATGAATTACTGAAAAGTGCTCAAATGATTATGTTTGATGAGTGTCATCACCTACCTTCCAATACTATGAATGAAGTAGCAACAAAAGCAGACAATGCTTACTTTAGAATTGGTGTTTCTGCAACTCCTTGGCGAGATGGTGGAGATGATTTACTTATCGAAGCTATATTATCAAAACGTAAACCTGAACATTCTATTAATGCATCTAAATTGATCGAGCTTGGGTTCTTAGTACCAGCCACAATTTATTTTGTTCCGATGAAACAGGTTGTTACAGGAAAAACTTATCATACAGTCTATAAAAAAGCTATTGTTGAAAACAAAGAGCGTAATGAGTCTATTGTTAAAATCGCACATAAGATGTTAACGACAAGACAAATGACAACTTTGATTCTCATTCAACAAGTTGCTCATGGTGAGATTTTACAAAAGATGTTGTTTGATTTAATTCCAGAAGAGACATTTACTATGACAGTGACTAATCCTAAAACTGGTAAAAGCCAACTTGTTAGAGTTAGAAACGTTGAATTTTTATCTGGCCAGGATGATGCTATAAGAAGAAAAGCTGTAATTCAAGCAACTAAAGAGAAGAAAGTAAAAATCCTTATTGGGTCAACTATCGCTGATGAGGGATTGGATGTTCCCAGTTTAGATTGTTTGATTCTTGCTGGTGGTGGTAAATCTTCTACTCGTGCTTTTCAACGTATTGGTCGCGTACTACGTTTATTTAAAGATCCTATTACTGGTGAAGAGAAGAAGCGTGCAGTTTGTTTCGATTTTCAAGATTTCACTCCAATGTTAAGGCGACATGCAAGGGTGAGAGAGAAACTCTATCTTACTGAGGAAAAATGGGACATTAAGTATTTTAATCCCGAACTATTAAATGACTAAGGGTGGCAAAAGCCATCCTTTTTTAATTTATTAAAACTGTCAATCTTTCTAGAAAAAATTGATATATAAAAAGATTAATATTTAGTGTTATCATTACATGAAAATTGTGTTTGTCTGTTGTTTTTGATAATTTACATACGGCCGTTCAAGAAACCCCGATAAAATGATTGTTTAGTGTTTATTCATAGAGTGCATTGATATCGTTATGACTCACTTATTCACAGAGTGCATCTATAAATATAAAGATCTATTTAATAATAAAAGAATAATAAAGAATAGAGAAAGATAGAGCAAGTCTACCGACTTGCGTAGTCTGTGAATAACGAATTCTCTTGTCTGTATCTACTCTACTTTATTAGTCTATCAATTATAACAGATGCAATCTGAAACAAATAATATCACCTCGTTGGTAATTTCGATATGTTAATCATGTATTCTCTAATGTCAAAAACGTATTAACTACTTTTTAAAATGAATCCAACTTTTTATTACGATAATATAAGATATTATCACAAGGTTCTCGTTATTAAGATTTGAAAGGGAGATCGCATTGAGTAACGAAAAACAACAAGTAAAAGATAATTTGAATCAACCATCCTTTTCAATATCCAAATACATTGTACATGCTGTTTTGCCAAAATGCACTATGATTTATGGAGAAGTTATTCCATCTACATTTTTTCAAATAGCTTTAAATGTAAATCATAAAGTTGATGCTCCTAAATGGCAAAGAAATAAAAGTTGGGTTGGTCTTAAGACCATTTCAAAAATTACTGGTTTTAATTTTAGAACAGTAAGTAGAGGAGTTAAGGTTTTAATTGATATTGATTTATTACACCAATCTTATCACGGTAAATTAAAGACATTCCAATTAATAAACAACGATATTGTTGATGTTGAGGATATGTTAAAATTTATCGAAAGTGTTGAAGATAAATTATTGCAAAGTATAGATTCAGAAAAAAGAGATTCGTACCGAGAAAAGTTTTTAGAACTTAACGAAAAGTTAGGTTTAACTTCTAAATTTCACTGTCAACAATTACTTAAGAAAATTTGGATTCCAGATATCATGTCTTTAAGAGAATCTTTAGTAAAAGCAGAATCAATTTACAAAGGTTCATCCTTGTTTCTTATTAATTTAATAAACCAACAACTATCATTTAAAAAAGAAACAATAGTGACAGATAATATAATATCTGAAAAAGAACGTAGTCTAATGATAGGTTGTAGTCAATCAACGTTAAATAGATACATTAAAGCTTATGAAGCTGCAAGTCTAATTGAACGTGAAAGCCAAAATGGTTCTTATAGTATTAGATTTAATTTTAACAAAAACGATGACACTAAAAAAGAAGAGGGAGTGGTGAATTCTAAAATGGAAAATAATCAACTTGTTTGTCCTCTATGCGATAGACTGTCTAAGGATGCTCGTTCTTTCAATTTACATTTAACTAAACAAAAAGATGCTTCACATAAATTTTTAAATGAATTAAGAAGAATAAAATACACTTCAATATATGAAGAAACAATAGAACTATACAATCAGAATAAGCCAACTTTTGATTCTATGGTTGATGAGGAGGATGAAGAATCAGTGATTGAAACTAAAACTTTTGAAAAAGTAGAAACACAAAAAACAAGTAATTATATGAGCGTTCCGTGTGAATGCAGAATATCTTGCGAAGAATGTTTCAAGGATTGGAAAAGTGATTATTTCGATGGATGCAAACGACCAAGAAAAGAAGCCTATACAGAGGAGTTCAGTATTGGAGCAACTAAACAAGAAGAAAAACCAAAAAGAAACAAAAAAGAAGTTAAAGAAAAAGTTAGTAGTTTTGAAGATATACCATCAGTTAAAAAACAACCATCTGAAGATACAGCACCAGGTTTGTTGAAATTCTTCTATGATATGACCGAAAAGAGAAGTCCAAACTGGGGTAAAGAAAGTAGACAGATTAAAAATTTACTTACAAGTAAGGAGCAACCACTTACGGCGGAACAAGTTCGCATTGTACTTAAGTACATGGCAAGAAGAGGTTACGATGATGTTAGATTCTTAAGTTCAAGTATAACAGAAGCGTTGTTAGAACACGAATACTTAGAACAAATAAATAAAGAAGGCACAGCTGCTCATTTGTTGAAACGCTTTTACAATGGTCACAACATGGAACTAAATCTACAAACTTTTACAAGAGAGGTTCGTAAAGTACAAGAAACAATTAATAGCGGGTTAAGTTACGAAGATACTAAATTTGTTATTGATTATATGATTGAAACTGGATGCACGACAATTAACTTTATTGGTTCTAAACGTAACGATGCTCTCTCTAGTAAGAGTTTAGGTAGCGCGGTTAAAACTAACTCAAAAGATAATAATAATTTTAAAAATAATCCTTCATTCTTTGACCAAGATTTTATCAACATTATCAGGGATGAATTAATTAGCGGAAGAGCTAATTTAAGGAAGGTAGAGGAAGCTCAGAAAGAATCAGCAAAAGTTTTAGCGAGACAATTATTTGTAGAACGTAAATTTACAAATAGATATACTAGTTTCGAATGGGCTTGGAGAACTGGTCTTGAATTAGATAACGAAACTTATGAGTTAGGTTGTAAGGAACTAGAAAGAGTTACTTATTTGGATTCAGTAATTAATTCTGGTAAACTTAATGAAGATCAACTTAACACATATAAAAAACTTAAGACAAAGTTTGAAGCTTGGCTACAACAACAACATGATGTTTTTAGAAATAGCAACTGGATTTCAAATAACTCTTAATCAGAAGGAAGAGTGACAAAATGATTTTTTCGAGAGAGGAACACCAGCAAGAAGTAAAGAGATGGCAAAACCGATTAGTGAATAATTGTCAGATTTGTAAAGGGTCAGGTTCTATTGATAAGCCTGGCTCCAACAAGGCAATTATGTGTACATGCCAAGAGCAATCTATGCTTAATGCTCATTTAGCGTCTCATGGCATTCCAAGAAAGTACTTGAACGAAACATGGAATTGGGAAGGTTTAAATAACAATAAAGAATCAACTGAAAAAGTAAAGCAATACGCAGCAGATTTTAAAAACTACTACTATGATGGAAAAGGACTTTACATCTATGGCCAACAAGGTAGAGGTAAATCTCTTTTGGAATCTCTAGTTGCTAGAGAAGTTGCAGCATTAATCAATGACGATCATGGCAAACACTTTAGAGTTATATTTATGATTTATGAGGAAATGGTTCAATTATCACATCAAGGTAGAAGCGATTTAAAAGCAAAGGAACTTTTATCTAAGATAATTGGTAAATCTGATTTGCTTATCGTTGACAATATTGGTTCTGAAACTGGAAGTAAAGAATACAATACAAAGCTACTAGAGTTCGTATTGAGAAAGAGAGATAATGATAATGTACCAACTATCATTTCTTCTAATTATACTCCAGAACAACTTAAACAAGCCTATAGCGATACAATTCACGATTTCGTAAAACAAAATAGTGAATATGTATTAGTACAAGGTGAAAACTTCAGAAAGAAAGATGGAGTAATATTGGACGATGGATTCGCAGATTTACTTGAGGAGGATTTGTAATAAATGGCTGACACATCAATCAATAGAGTAGACAAAATTCAAAAGAAGTTTTTAGCATATCTATTTTCAAATAGACGTTTTATTGCAGCATCTTTTGGAAGAATCAAACAACACCATCTTCCCGACTATCATGAAGTATATAAGTTGCTAACTGGATACTATCATCGTCATAAAGATGTTATCACTGACGATGTAATTGAAATTATGTTTGCTAAAAAGAATGCTGATGCAAACACAATCATAAGCTACAAAACAACAATTGCAGAACTCAGAGGCATGTTAAATAATGGCGGCGCTTTTGCTGGTAATGATGCTGAATTTAATGCACTAATTGAAGAATTAGAAGAAATTCAAAAGCGTAAGGACTATGTAAAAATTGCTGAAACTATCATTGAAACAAATCCGTTAGATTGTTCAACCGATAAGCTTAGTGAAATGGAAAAAACAGTCAAAGAAGACCTTACGCAAATAACTGCTCGAACTGGTGAGACTCGTAAGGAAGGTACAATTAAAGATTCAGCAGTTGAACGTCTAGAGGCATATCGCAAGGTAAAGGCTGATCCGGGAGTAATTAAAGCAATTCCAACTGGATTTAGTGCAATTGACGATATGAATGGTGGTTTTAGAGCAGGTGAATTGATTTACGTAATCGGTCGTAAGGGTGATGGTAAATCAGTAGCTCTATTGAATTTTGGTTTTAATGCATGGAGCCAAGGATTCAATGTAATTATCTTTACGTTGGAAATTAGTAAAGAAGACTATGAGAGACGTTTTGACTCAAGAGCAGCAGGAGTATCTTCTAATGGTTTGAAGATGGGTAAGATGGAACCTGAAGAAGAAACTATTTTTGAAGCTTATATTGAAAATTTGAAAAAGGGTAAAGTAGAAATCTTGGATAAAGATTCTGGAAATCCTAAGTTTAGCAATTGTGGTACAATGTATATTGTAGATTGTCCATCTGGTTGTACTCCGGCATTTGTTGAATCCAAGTTGGATACAGTTGAACAACTTCTTGGAATTAAGTTCCACATGATAGTTACAGACTATGCTGGTATTATGACACCAAATATTCAATTGGCTGAAAAACGTCACCAACAAGGTCAAATTGCTTTGGATCAAAAGCGAATTGCTCGTGAAAGAGATTGTGTGGTACTTTCAGCAGCTCAAATGACAAGAGCTGGAGCAAAAGAAAAAGAAGCTGATTCTGGTCAAGTAGCAGAATCTGACCAAGTAGCCGATCACTTGGACTGGGGTATTGCAGTTCGAAGTGTAAGTGAAACTACCGGTATGATGATGAGCTTTAAAACTCGTGATGCAGCACCGTTTAAGTTCCACTTTGCCAAGAAATATTCACAAATGAAAATGGTGGAATTGGAAGATACACTTTCAAGCTGGGATAGCTTAGGTGGAATCGAATAAGGGAGTCTAAAAACTCTCTTTTTTACATAAAAGAAAGGTAGTGTAACAATGGCGATTTTTTTAAAGAAAACAACTATTTTCGATATAGACGGTAGGATGTTAATAGGTACAATAACTAAAAAATCTTCAGATAAATCTTTTTTGTTTGCTCCAAAGGTAGAAACAATCATCAACAGAATGAATAGTAATGGAACATGGAGTGCATATGCTATTGATAAATTAATTGAAGAGCTTGAATTACTTAAAGACTTTATGTCTGCTCAAGAGATTGCTGAAGAATTATCTGGACAAAACGGAAATGGAGAGATAAAACTTGAACCATAAAAATAAAAAATGGGATAAGCACGAATCTGAATGGGCGACCAAGATGAATAAGTGGAAAATTAAAGATATGAGAGAATTGCTTAATAAATTAGACAATGATCCAGATACAGAAAAACGTAAGGAGCGTCAAATTTGTAAATATTGTCATTACAATATAAGAATGGCCTTACAAGCTTTTACAGATACTCAATGCGGTAAATGTGATACACCAATGACTTTCTCAAATTCAGATACTGGTATATTGTGTAAGAGATGCGCTACAATGTTTGAAAGTTGTACACACTGTGGAGGTGAAATGGACTAATGAATAATATTATTCCAAGTCAATATGCAAAAGGATATATACCACAACAAGGTGATATGTACCACGATTCAAATACTGGACTACAAATGATCTGGCACAATAATTCGTGGAAAACACTCGCAATTGCAGATAAAAAGAAACAAAGAATGTTTGAGCAATTAAAAGATGAAAAAATGGAAGATATTTTAGACACGATGTTAGCTTTACTAATTAGAGCAAATATCGTTAAAGATGTAGATGAGTTTAAAGAAATAATGGAAGCTAATAAATTAGCAAGTGAATTATCGAATAATTAATCATTTGAGGATATAGTTTCTATATCCTTTTCTTTTTGACTCAGTGTTTAAAATTGTTAACAAAAAGATTACTATATAACAAGAAGAAATGACGGAAGGATGTTGAAAATTGAAGAATAAAGTAATTCAATTTCCAGTAAGTACAAATCACCTAAATTTAATAAAAGGCCAATATGTGCAAATCGATATTAATGAAAAAGATGGGAGTTCGTTTCATCAAAGTTATGTAGTTGATGTATTTGACACGTTTGTATTAGTTAAATGGGACGATGGTACGCTTTTTAAATATGATTTTGACACTGATGATAAAAAATATGAATTGGTAGTACCAACTAGAGATGGAAAAAGAGTGATGGCAAAAAAAAATATTTTTGGAAGATATACAACCGAACCAGATATGAGGTAACTATATGAGCAATTACAGATATGAATACGTTAAAAATCAAATAGATACTCAAGAATACATTTCAAGATTTGTAAGTTTGAAAAAAGTGGGTCTAATTTATCGAGGTAATTGCCCTATTCACGGAGAAAAGACACCATCATTTACTGTTTATCCTGCTGGTTATAATGATCCAAAGACTGGCCCACAACAACATGCATCTTATTTTTGTTTTGGTTGTAAAAGTGGTGGAGATGTATTTTCATTCAAAAAAGCACATGATAATTTAGATACCAAGTTTGAAGCATTAAAGAAGCTTGAAGAAGAGCTTGGTATTGACATGAATGATGATGAAGTACAACAAAACTATTTAAAAGAACAATTGGAAAGAATTAAGACCATTAAAGAACAAACGTTGTCAACACCTGAAATTAACATGGCATGCTCCAGTATATGTAGAAACTACATTATGTGGGTAAGTGAGAATTTTCCCGAAAAATACGAGGAAGAAATTGGCGCAATAGATAAATTCTATCTATATTTTGATAAAGCGTTTGATGAAAAACCAGCAATAGAGTGCATGAAGATAATTGACGAGGTGCAACAAAAGATTTCTTCAAGAAGGGAGAAATTAATGAATGCTCAAAGAGAAGAATAAGTGGAAATATAATTGATGAAATAGATGCTTTTATTGTTATGTTAAATTTTGAGAAATCATAAAGTTTGCACAAGAAAACGAGATACTTCGTTTTCTTTTTTATTTTTAAAAATCTATTTACAAAAAATCAAGAATATGATATAATAAATATATAATATAAAAATAAGAATGGAGGAAAGAAATGAACTGGTTTAATATAATTACAGTATGTTTATGCATTATTTTGCCAATCTATCATATGGCTACAAGTTTAACTTTTTTGAAAAGAAAGAAAGAGAAAGAGATGGAAATATTATCAAATAAAGGGTTTTCATTGCTAATACCTTGTTATAACGAAGAATCTATTTTAGAGACAGCTATTAATGGTATTAAGAGACTCAACTACAAAGATATTGAAATTCTATACATTAATGATGGTTCAAAAGACAATACTCTTAAAATGCTGAATGATTTTTTAATACTTGAAAAATGTGAAAGAAAGCCAAATGGCTATTTAGAGTCTGAAAGAGTAAATGATTTTTATCAATCTTCAATATATCATAATGTGTATGTAATCGATAAAGTTAATGGTGGAAAAGCAGATTCACTTAACGCTGGTACTAACTATGCGTCAAAAGAATATATAATAACTTTAGATGCTGACAGCGTTTTGGATGATAGTGCTCTAGGTATTGTTAATGGACATTTACAGAAAAACAATGTTGTTGCTGCGGGTGGAACAGTTCAAATACTTCAAGGTAGAGATTTTCAAAATCTAATATCAAAACCATCATTATCGTTAAAACACATTATCAGATTTCAAATATTTGAGTATTTAAGAGGGTTTTATGTATATAAATTATCTCTTGCCAAATTAAACGCTTTAGCAATAATATCTGGAGCATTTGGAATATTCAATAAAGAAGTTTTAAATCAAGTTGGCGGTTATCGTAAAACAATTGGTGAAGATATTGACATCACTTTGAGATTTCAAGAATACGTGCTAAATAATCCAGACAAGAAAATTGTTTACATACCAGAAGCTATTTGTTACACAGAATGTCCCGAGAATTGGTTGGACCTTTTTAAGCAGAGAGTTAGATGGCAAAAAGCCTTTATGGATTGTGTTATTAAGTTTAGAGGTTTGTTTTTCAAAACTTTCCTTAGTAGATCTTTATCTTTCTTTGTTGTAGTTGATTCTCTCTTTGTAGGTATTTTTTCTACATATATGTCTTTCTTATCATTGATTGTTGTAGCATTAAAACCATCAATTCAGTCAAAGGAAATTCTTTTAACATATGCTATTATTACTTTAATTTGCAACTTAACATATACTATTGTAGCGTTAATTATAGCAAAAAGCTATGGTCTTTCATTCAAGAAAAGCGAAATGCTAAAGATAATAAATACTCTACTTATGGATTTATTTATTTTCCGTTTCATATCTGTTTTCTTTATTCTTTATGGAAGTATTGCTTATTTTTTCAATAAGCATGATTGGAATAAAGTTGCTAGAACCGGAAGAAACTATCAAATTAAACCCATTATAGAAAATATTGATGTGCTTAAAAACACCCATACCAACAATTTGTAAAAAATTTTTCTTATGTAAGCGAGACTACTAAGTCTCGTTTTTATTTTTGTCTAAAAAAGGTAATAAAAGCAAGATATAATTGTATATATAAACGTGAAACAAATACAATCAATTATGTTGATAACATAAATAGAGAGGGAAATGAATCCATGAAAAACAAAAAGCCAAATTGCGGTAAAGTCCAATACTTTGATTTTACGCCAAAACGCTCAAGAAGAACAATGACGAAAAAACATTCCTCTAATAGACCAGCAAAGATTTTTAGCATCATGACCTATTGCCAGGTTTGTAAGAAAGAAATTACTAAAAAATATGAAGTAAATGACTTTCACTTATGTGATAAATGCCATAACTTGACCCCACCTGAAATTTATTTAGAAGTTACAAAAAATGATAAAGAAATACAAAGATATGTGAATTGGGATGCTGACTTAGAACACTTATATTATCATTTTTGGCTAGATGATACAAAATAAAAAGACAACCTATTTAGGTTGTCTTTTTATTTAAAATATGTTTACATAATTCCTTTTGGATGATATAATATTAATATAAGGAAGAAACATGAAAGGACGAATAAAATGACTACTAGCACAAAAGAATTAAAAAGAAAATATACAAAACGCAAACCTTTAAAAGAAAGAAAGACTCATGTCAGATCTTATTCTGAAGATCAAATAGCATTTGTTTTAAATGTTTTTAAAATGAGAAATGAAAAAAAATCAATTGGCTACATAGCTGATAAGCTTGGCACTACTCGTCAAAACATAAGTCTTATACTAAATGGTAAGAGTAATAAGGCAATAATAGATAAATATAATTTGACGTTGAGTCCAGAAGTAAAGGGACAACATATTAGTATGGAAAAAACACCTGATGATATTATTTTAACTATATTTGAACTCTATAAGCAAGATGTAAAAATCGAGGAAATAAGCGAATTAATGAATATTAAATTATTTACATTGCAATCTATACTTACCGGTAAAGCAAAAACAAAACAACTCCAAAGACTTCATATTAAACCATATGAAACATTAGCAAATAAACAATTTTCAAAAGATGACATAGTTGAAATATTCGCTCTAAAAAAGCAAGGTATGTCACAAGTTAAAATAGCAGAGAAATATAGCACTTGGCAAACAACTATTTCTTCAATTTTAACTGGAAGAATGTATAATAAAGAAAGAGAAGAACTGGGGTTAGAACCAATAGCACTTAAAAATATGTTTAATGAAGATGATATAAAAAAGATCTTTAAGCTACAAAATAAAATGATGACACATGAAGAAATTGCTAAAAAATTTGATTGTAAAGCTGGAACGATATCAGCAGTTTTAAACAAAAAAATATATAAGGAAATTTCCGATACGTTTAATTTAAAAGCTATAAAACATTGGCGCGGTCAATACATCAAAAAAAATAAAAAAGCAAAAACAAAAGAAGTAAAACAAAGATTTAGTAAATTGTTAAGAACACTTTCAGAAGAACAAGTATTAGAGGTATTTAGATTAAGAAGAAAAGAGAAAGTATCTAGAGCTAACGTTGCTAAAATGTTTAATCTAGGACCAACAGCAATTGAAAAATTAGAAAATGGTAGAACATATAAAGACATAATAAAAAAGCATAATTTATTGTAATGTTTCTTTAAAAACCTCCATAATGGAGGTTTTTTTATTTTAAAATTTTCCATTAGTTTTATTAGATTAATAATAAAAGGAGTTGAATAAAATGGCTTTAGAGATTAGTTCTGATTGGCAAGAAATAGCAGATGCAATTATTCAAAAATATCCTATAGCAATGGGACATATAGAAATTGATAAGGTTTTGTTTTTGAACGAAACTGAAAAGACACCTAAGATGAAATATGCTGATACAAGAAATGTTGCATATCCATTCAATTTCATCACAGACTATAAATATATCATTATATTTTATGCAAACAATATTCAAGCAATGACAGAAGCACAAAAGCACATGCTTTGCTTTCATGAATTACTGCATATTGATGAAACATTTGAAAAACTTAGAAAACACAATATCGAAGACTTTAGAGAGTTAGTCAGTACTTATGGAATCAACTGGGATATTGATCCCAATCTAATAGATATATTGTCAGATGAAGCAGAAGAATAAAAAAGAAAGTAGTCTTAATTGACTACTTTCTTTTTTACTAATCTTTTTGCTGTTTGTTGTTGACCAGAATTATTTTGTTGCTCAGTATTGTATTGCATCTCTAAGTCGGAAAAAGGTATTTCATCAGCACTGTCAAATAAACATAAAATACTGCTATTAAAGACAGTTTTAATATTCTCAATAGTGTTTGGATATTGAGAAAAATAATCCATAAGTTTATTTACCGTAGTATCGTAAATGCTTAATTCATTACTTTCAGCATTATAATTAATGTCTATTCCTGAAGGACTTATAACATGCATGAACTTTACCACTATGCTAACATCTCCATTAGTGATTGAACCCCTATTTGAGTAAATTGGAGCACCGTACTCGCCACAAATATTAGCATAATTTGCAATGGACTGATTAATAATTAACCCAGTACTATCAAATATGTAACCCGCATATTTTAATTTATTGTAAAAATCTTCATGAGTAGATTTCTTTGGTTTTTCTTTGATGTAAGCGTCCTCTTCTTTTTCAAATAAGCTTTTCTTTTCTGCGTATACTTGTTCAGCTTTGTCAATAGTTGTTTCTGTAACTTCTTTCATAGTGTAAGGGTTATACAAATAAACTTTTTTAATATAATCTGTCGTTACAATACCTAAAAGTTTAACTTGATCGTTATGATTAGAGCTATCTTGCCAAGTTTTAGCAAAAGGAGCATCGTTGTCGTCTGGTTGTAATGCATCTTCTGATACGTCAACCTCTAAAACGACTTTTGGACCTTCTCCTTTAGCCCAATTTGCATAAGTTTTAGCTCTATCAATTGTTGTAGCTAGAAAAGTAAATCCATCAAATAATATTGGGTCCGCGCCTGCAGGTCCAGCACCATTATTTTTTTGCTCGTTCGGATAGATGCCTCCCATTTGTATGATTCCAAGTAAACCCTCATAACTTGTACCATGATACAAGGTTTTTCCAAATGCTTTCTTAATCAATCTTTTCAAAGTTTTTACCTCCATGATTTGACTTTATTAGAGAATAAATAAACATGGACAAAATAAAATACTTGTTAAATTTTTAAATTTCAGTTTACAAAATAAAGAAAGTATGATATAATTAATATGTACCTAAAAAAAATCCGTTCCTATTATATAAGGAGGTTTTAACAATGTGGCTTGGACTGCTCGGAGTGTCATTGGTGTTAATGACTATTGGTTTATTAATGATATTTCTTACTGTATTTAAAGCATATTTAAAGTTTGTATTTAGAGGATTAAAAAAATGGATAGAAGCAATATCATTCTATTTCTTTTATTTATTCGATAAAAAATTTGTTGTCGATAAAGGCAAATCTGTTCCTTACAAGGATGAAATTCAAATAAGAATTGAAGCAGAAGAAGTTAGAAAACAAACATTATATGCAGATAGAAGTGCCAAAGAATTTCTTGGCGCAGTTAATTTCGTTGAAAGTTTAAAGGTAAAATACCCTATGGCTGATGAGTACTTATTTCACAATATGACAGAAAATGTACTAAATGCTAAAAACATAAATATCTTTAAAGAACTTGAAGAAACAGTAAAACACAGTCATAACACAAACAAGGCAAATTAAAATTGCATACAGGAATACATAAGATAAGCTTATCAAAATAGGTAAGCTTTTTATTATGTAGATAAAAAACAGTTTACATTGTTAAGAAAATATGATATAATAATAATATAAGGTAATCAAGGAGGAAGAATAAAATGTCAAAGGCAATTAAATTAAAGATGGACAAATTGGTTGACACAATTCAACTACACAATCACAAATATTTCGTTGAAAACAATCCAGAACTTCCTGATTTAGTATTTGATCAATTAGTAAAGCAACTACAATATTTAGAAGAAAAATATCCTGAGTACGCAAATGGACAAAGTCCAACTAAGTTTGTTGGTGAACGTTCTGACATTAATACCTTTGAGCAAGTTAAACACAAACGCCCTATGCTTTCACTTTCCAAAGCGATGAATATGGATGAACTTAAAGAATTCTTATACAAACTTATTGCATCTGGTGTTCGCGACTTCACACTTGAACCTAAAATTGATGGATTGGCATTGTCCTTGTATTATGAAACAGGTACACTTGTAAGGGCAGTTACAAGGGGAGATGGAACAACAGGTGATGATGTTACTAAAACAGCGTTATGTATCAACGACATCCCTAAGAAATTATCATTTAGCTTCACTGGAGAAGTTCGTGGAGAGGCATATTTAAAGAAATCAGTCTTAGAGACTTTCAATAAGACTCGCGAATTACTTGGTCTTAAGAAATATAAAAATGTACGTAATACAGCATCTGGCTTAATGAAACGTAAAGAAGTAACTGAAGAAAACTACATCTTGAGCTTCTTTGCTTACAGTATTTTTGATGACAAGAGAGAGTTCTTCACATATGAAGAATCAATTATGTCATTGAAAGATATGGGTTTCCCAACAACGTTATTTACTAGAGATAACGTCAAGCATTTATTAATTTCTCATGCTATTACAATTAATGATTTTAGCAACATGCAACTCGAAAACATGTATGAAATTGATGCAGCGCTTGAAAAAATTGTCAATGACTGGACTGAAATTAGAGATGAATTAGATTATGATATTGATGGTCTAGTTTTGAAAGTAAACGATACTAATGAACAGCAAACTCTTGGTATGGACGACCATTCTCCAAATTGGGCTACAGCTTATAAGTTCCCAGCAACTGAAAAAGTAACAACTCTTCTTGGAGTAGAATGGACAATGGGCAATAAGGGTAACATTACTCCTTGTGCTATCATTGAGCCAGTAGAGATTGGTGGCACCGATGTTGTTGGTCCTACATTGCATAATGTCGATGAATTGAAAAAGCTAGGAGTTATGATTGGCGATCAAATCGTTGTATCTCGTCGCGGAGACGTTATTCCTAAAGTAGAAAGAGCATTACCAGAGTTGAGAACTGGAGATGAAACTCCAATTGAAATTCCAACTCATTGCCCAGCATGCGGAGCACCAACAGTTGTTAAAAGTGCTTTCATGGAATGTTCTGCTGGATTTAATTGTTCTTACATGGAATTTGCTAGAGTACAGAATTTTGTTCACTCGGTAGAAATCGACGAACTTGGTCAAGTTCTAATTGAAAAAATGCTTGAAGCAGAAATTATTGAAGATTTTGCAGACCTATACGATGTAAAATCTGAGCAAATCGAAACACTTGAAAGAATGGGCAAACGTTCTGCAGAGAAAGCAGTTAAGAACATTCAAGCTACTAGAAGTGTAGATTTGCACAAGGTAATTGCTGGCCTTACAATTGATGGCGTAGGTTCAAGTACAGCGAAAGACTTAGCAAATAAATTCCAAGGTTGGGAAGCATTCCTTTATGCCACAGAAGAACAACTTCGTTCCATTGATGGTATTGGGCCAATAGTAGCTAAAAATATCGTTGAATGGTGTCAAAACCCAGTCAATCAAAATCTGATTGGCAAACTCATTGATAGAGAAATTGGCAAATATGAAGTATTTGTACCATCTTCTGGTAAGTTGAATGGTAAAGTATTTGCAACTAGTGGTACTCTAACTATTGGTCGCAAGGAACTTGAAAAAACTATCCTTGATAATGGTGGAGAGTTCACAAGTATTAAAAAAGGTGTTACTCACTTTATTGCTGGTGAAGGTTGCGTTGAAGCTAAAAAGGACAAGGCAGCAAAGCTTGGAGCAAAAGTAATTTCTGGACAAGACTTCTTTGAAATGGTAAAGTAAATATTTATCAGGCTGCTTCGGCAGCCTTTCATACATACTAAAATTAGGAGATGATTTAGAATGAATATTCTTATTACTGCTGGTGGAACAAAAGAAGCTATTGACAAAGTACGTCATATCACGAATATGTCTAGCGGGTCTCTTGGACGTGAGATTGCTGCATACGCAACCACTAAAGAATCAATTAAAGAAATTCATTTCGTTGGTCCAAAAGAAGCATTCCCAAAAGTTAAGTTTGGTGATATGCAAGCTGTTGATAAATATGTTGGATATGTTGTTGATTCTGTCGAAGACCTTTCAAGTACGCTTGAAAAAATTCTTACTACAAAAAAGATCGATGTAGTCATTCACTCTATGGCAGTAAGCGACTACACTGTTGATTATGTATGCAATTTAGAAGACATGGTGAACGGCATATTTGAGTATATGAGTGTTGATACTGAGTGTTGTCCTGCAGATGTAATTGATTACATAAAAAAGGGAGAATTTAGAATTGATACAAATTCTAAAATGTCTTCAAAAAGTGAAGATCCTATTATTAAATTGACACCTACGCAAAAAGTAATTGGTAATATCAAGAAATGGGCTCCAGATACAGTGCTTGTAGGGTTTAAACTTTTGGAAAATGTATCTGATGATGAATTAATTAAGGTAGCTCGTCAACAAATGCATAAAAATAAATGTGACTTTGTTTGGGCAAATGATATTAAACGTATTAGAGAGACCGGTCACCAAGGGTTATTGATTGAAAATGACGGCGTGACTTGTTTCCATGGTAAAGAGTCAATTGCTAAAGGTATCATCGATGCAGTTATACATTATGTTAAGGAGTAACTTAATATGAGAGCACCTAATGGAGAAACAATTAACCAATTCATGAATAAAACATTTGTTGTTGGTATTACTGGTGGAATTGCATCGTATAAAGCTATTGGCTTATGTAGTTATCTTAAGCAACAAGGCGCTAGCGTATTTCCCGTTATGACACGTGGAGCAGCAAAAATGATCCAACCAGCTTCAGTTAGAGGTGTTGTAGGTAGAGACCCTCTAATTGAAGTTTGGGAAGAGCCAATTCCAAATGCAATTGCTCATATCTATTTAGCTGAACAAGCTCATGCGATTATTGTGGCTCCAGCAACAGCTCATACAATTGCTAAACACCATGCTGGGTTGGCAGATGATATGCTAACTAATATTCTTTTAGCGACAGAGAATAAAGAGAAAATACTTTTCTGCCCAGCAATGAACGTTCATATGTGGCAACACCCCGCAACACAAAGAAATGTAAATGAAATGAAGAGTTGGGGTATTCAATTTCTTGAGCCAACTTCCGGTAATCTTGCTTGTGGAGTAAATGATGTTGGTAGGCTCCCAGAAACTCCAGAAATTGTTGCAAAGATTAAGGAAATGACAGCATACAAAGCTTAAATAAGTTTAAAAATATCAGCTATTTTAAAATAGCTGATATTTTTTTGTGTTTAAATACGTATTCTGTAATAGAGTAAATAAAAAGGAGTGAATAAAATGGCACGTTTAAAGAAAGTCGCTGAACTTCAGGAGTTAAATGAGTTAAATATGTCATCTAACGTTTTGAATGTAATTATTCAAACTAAAGACGCGAGTGACACTGTAAGTAATGTTGTTTATCGTAGATTAATGAACAACAACACTAAGCTTGTTGTAGAGATTTGGGAATTAACAGGTGAAAAGTATGCAGTATTCTCTGGTCACTATCAAGGACAATGGACTGCGAATAATATTGAAATGAGCGAAATTTTTGATAGCTTGAATGAAGCTCAATTGTATGTTCAAACCGAACTTCAAGGTGAGGCAGAAGTAAACCAACTTATTGTTAGTTTTAAGAGACTTAATAATTACAAAAAGATTATGGCTAAAGGCGGAGAGCCTAACTATAATCAAATAGCTAAAGATTTTCAAAAAGAAGTAAATATTCCAGATGTTGAGATGCATCATAAGGAACATATCAATAAGTATTATGGGCAATTTCAAGATTATATGAAACAATACTATCCAGAGTGGGCTAAATATCCTGCCTATATTTGGGGAGGTTGGGGTCACTTTACAAACCTAGTTAATCCTGATAATAGTAAAGATGAGCCAAAAGAAGAAACTCCAAAAGAAGAAGCTACAGTTCCAGCTCAAACCTCTCCTGAGGTTGCACCGTCTGCACCAGTTGGCGGAGATATGGGCGGCGGTGGCGAAGGCGAATAATTTTCGTAAAAACTTTTAGTAATTTGTTAAAAATGTGTGAGACTCCGTATATTATATACTCATCAAAAGCAAATAGCTGCAAGGACATGATTCCTGCTATGTTGCTAGAAAATATTTATAAAATTGCTTTATTCCAGCAGTTATAAATCGTTCTAGCGTTTATATATAGTAAACGGAAGAGTCCAAAGGCAAATAGTACCTTACATTCCAAAAAACTTTTGAAAACAAAAAACGGAGGTTTCACACATGAGAAAAGCAGAATTAGTATCTAAATTAGTAGACAGAGTAGAAGGTTTGAATGCAGACAAGGCGTCAAAAGCGGTAAATGCAATATTTGACATTATTTCCGAGGCTCTTGAAAAAGGCGATTCCTATAGCCAAGATAAATTCGGTACATTTAAAGTTGTAACTCGCGCTCCTCGTAAAGGTCGCAATCCTAAGACTGGAGAAACTATTGACATTGATGCTAAAGCAGCAGTTAAATTGGTTGTTTCTTCCCATCTTAAAGATTCTGTAAACAACGCTAATAACTAAGATATAAAAGAAAGAAGATACTTACCGGTATCTTCTTTTTTAATTTTTAAAATTTATACATAGCATATATATAATAATAAAAAGAAGGGAGAGATACTAGTGTCAGTTTATATTGCAGTGGAATTTGATCCAAAGACAATGCAACGATTAAAACAAAAACAATTGATAGTTAAACATAATAGTAAAAAGGGAGACTTTGTACAACCTGAAACTTTTCATGTAACGGTATTGTTTTGTAAAGGTGGCAACGCGGGATACAAAAGAGAAGATTATGTAAAAGCTATTGATGAAATGGGTAAGAGATACAATCCTAAATCTTTCCAAGTTCAACTTGAAAATTTTGGTCAATTTGAAAATGGCGGAGACGAAGGTAATGTTGTATGGGTTGGTCTTAAAAATAGCTTACCATTATACGAGATCAAAAAGCAGCTTCAAGAAACAATGCAATCACTACAAGTATCCATTGAAAAGTCTCAGTTTCCTGGATATACTCCTCACGTTACTATGGGATATAACGTAATAATAAATGACAACTTTGATTGCAAATTCGAAGATGAGGAACCAGTAACTATAAAATCAATAGCATTATGGGATAGCTTTAAGGCTAATGATGCGTATGTTTACAATAAGGTTCATGAATTATTCTTCAATTAATTTAATTACATGTTAAAAGATATACACAATATGATTATTATATAATTATAAAAAAGAATAAAACAAAACCCACAAAAAGAAAGAGGTAATTTAAATGTCTAAAAAGAGCTGGTTAGAAAAAATTGGTTTGGTTGAGTCTACTAACAATACGGATCACGAACTCTCAAAATTGGAAGCAACATATGGATCATCATTAGCTGATGACAATTATGTCCCGACTGTAGAAGTAGATATGAGTGGCGAAGATTTCTTGGATGTACCAGCAATTTATGAACGCTCCGGCTTGGCAGATAAAAGTCGTTCCATTTTCAAGGTTGATGAATTTACTAAAGTACTTCCTGACAGCATGACTACTGATCAAAAACGTCAATCCGTCATTGGTATCCTTGCAGTCAATGGCCTAACCATTGAAGAACTTCAGGCTGATGCTGAACAACGTCTTGGAGCGCTTCAAACTGTAAGCGAAACAACTACAAATAATACTGCTGCGCTTATTATTGAAAAAGATGCAGAAATTACTAGATTGTTGAGCGAGGTAGATGCTCTCAAACAGCAAATCAATGAGCGTAAGCTTTCTCAAGAGCACGAAGACAAGCTTATTAAAGAAGAAGTAGATAAAGTTTCAGCTATTGTAAAATTCATTAGTGCTTAATTTACTAATTCTAAAAAACGGAGGAAATTCTAAATGGAAACTTTAATTGTAGTTCTAATTGTTGTAGCTTTGATTGCTGTTTTATTGTTTGGCGGTGGAAAGCTTCGAATTCTCATGAAAGGGTTTGTTGGACTTTTCGTTGAGGATCTTGCAAAAACTCCTGATGGTGCTGCAGCAGTCTATACTGCTGCTATTGATAAAGCTCAAAATCAATATAACATTGCAAACGACACATTACAGAGGGTAGCTGGTCAACTTGAGGCAGCAAAATCTGATTTGGAAAATACCAAAAAAGAACTTGCTGAATGTGAAAACAAAGCAGAAGCTTTTGCAAAAGCCCAACAATGGGATAAAGTTGAATTATTTGCAAATCAACGTAATGATTTGGTTGAAGAATGTGAAAACAAAGCATCTGATATAGCTCGTTTAGCACCTATCTTTGAAGAAGCAAAGCTTATTAATAACAACTTGGAAGCTAAACTTGTTAAGTTGAAGAAAGATAAGATTCGTGTTGTAAATGATCTTAAGATGAACAAACAACTTAAAGGTATGTATGATGATATGGACGAGTTGAAAAACAACAACGACATTGACAAGATGGTTGATGCTGTTAAAACTGGCGTTCGTGATAGTCGTGAAACAGCAGTCGGCGCACGGACTGTCCATGATAACAAAATTTCAACTAAGATCACAAATGCAAATGCTGAAGCAAAAAAACTTCAAGGTTCAGACTATGCTAATGAGCTTAAAAAGAAATTCAATCCCGGTCAAAAATAACGTTAATATATTCTATTCGACAAGGTTGAGGATTATTCCTCAATCTTGTTTTATTTTTGAAAAGTTTATAAAATCCGTTTACAAAATTCGAGAATGTGATATAATAAATATATAAGGAAATAAGAAAAGGAGATGAAATTCAAAATGTTTGAAAAAATCAATGTTGATAGTCAAGAGAAGTTTGACAAAAGATACGGTGATAAAATGTCACTAAGTGATTTTCTTGAATCATGTGAAGATGGTAGTTTTATTGATTACGATGGATTTGCCTCCGAAATTATTCTAAATGGCAACGTAATACATAAAGCGCACTTTTATCCTTCTGATGCGTTAGAAAATAAAAACAAACTACTAGCGCTTCAAAATGAACTTGGAGAATTGGAGATTGTTTGGTATAATCGATGATTTAAACTTCTTGAAATGTATGTTAAAAAAAGATAAACTCTTATTTAAGATTATTACATAATTATTATTTAAAATAATTCAAAATAAAAGGAGCAAACTAAAATGAACACTAAAAAAATCACCACAGCCGGTAAACTTGTAATCTTTCTCTTTGTTTTGATTATCGCAGGCGCAGGAACTTATTTTGCGGGTGGATTTAACTTTTTGAAAAAAGGAACAACCAATGCAAGTGATTCTACAACCAAAGTAACAACTCCAGTTCAAAATGGTACACCAGTAGTAAATGGAACATCCGGCAACAATGCAATTAATCTTTCCATTAGTGAAAAAATTAACTGGAAGCCTATTCTTGATGCTAATGGTGGATTAACAACACAATCCGGATCTATTTACGATAAGCTAGGAATTAAAGTTAATATTAAGTTAGATAATAACCCAGATAATTCAAGTCAAGAATTTATTGATAACAAAGCACACGCGCTTGGTTACACAGTCAATGGTTATTCTGCATTGTACAAAAAATTTCAAGACAATAAGGTTGAAACAGTAATGCCTTACATTGTTGATTCCTCCGTTGGCGGAGATGGTATCATTGTTCGTGGCGAAATTAACAGTATTAATGATTTTGTAGGTAAGAAAATTGGTGTTCCAAAATCTTCTTCTGATTATGCAATGGTAGTATGGTTGATGCAACAATCCGATTTAAATGCAGACCAAATCGAACAAATCAAAAAGAACATTGTGGTTTATCCTTCAGTTGGTAAAGTAGCAGATGCTTTCTTTAAAGGTGAAGTTGATATTGCTGGTGTACGTCAACCTTACTTAACACAAGCCAAAAATACTCAAGGTACGAAAGTAATGTTTACAACTAAGTCAGCTAAGAACATTATTGCAAATGGTATTGTATTCCGTAAAGACTTCGCTGATGCTAATACTGATACTGTAACAAAATTCATTGATGGTGCATTCCAAGCAATTGGTACAAAAGGTTTTGATAACGTAAAAGTTCAACCAGCCTTTAAAGATGCTAAAGATGCTGATCTTGAGCAAATGTTAACAGAATTGAAGTTCAATGGCTATACTGAAAACATGACATATCTCAATGGTATGACTCAAACACTCTTTGAAGATATGAATAAGGTTTGGGAAGCTACCGGAGAAAAAGTTGTACATGGTGCATCCACAACAGCACTTACAAAATCTTACATTGAAAAATTAAGTGGTAAGTATAAAATGGAAGCTGTAACAACCACTAAGATTGATGATGCAACAAAAGCAAAAGCTAAATCACAAGATGATAGTCAAACACTTTTGAAAAAATCAGCAACAATCAACTTTCAACCGAACAGTGCAAACTTTGTAAATGCTGACGAAGCAGCAACTGCATTAGAAGAATTCGTTAAGATTGCTAAGTTCTTGGATGGAGCGGTAATTCAAGTTGAGGGTAATGTTGCTAATGTTGGTACAAACGACCCAACGGCAGCAGAAAAACTCTCTTATGCTCGAGCAACTACAGTTGCTAAGTATCTTACAGATAAGGGTGTTGACCCTACGCGGTTTATCGTAGTAGGAAATGGTATCTCAAAACAAATTGGAGACAACAACACCAACGAAGGTCAAGCTAAAAATAGACGTACAGATATATCCTTCAAAGTTATTGAATAATTGAACAAAAATAAACCCTCCTATTTAAGGAAGGTTTATTTTTTTGATAATTTCTCTAGTTGAAAAGAAGTAATGTGATCTATCATTGTAGTTGGGTCAATTAAATAAATTTGATAAGAATTTTCGTTAATCCCAAATACACTATTTATCTTATATAAAGTTTCATCACTTAAAATTCTTTGTTCCCTTAAAATGCTGTGAAATAAACTTTCAGAAACATTAATTCTTTCAATGATGTTTTTTCTACTCAATTTTGTTTTAGTGATAATTAATTTTTCTACAAAGTTCATAAAATCAACTTGGTCAAAATCATTTCTCTTTTGTTTTTTAGTAATTGCTATTCCGTTATCGATTTGCTTATTACAAGAAACCCATTCAAGATAATTGTCTATGTCTTTATTTACGTGTTGTAATGTTTCATTAATAAATTTGTAAGAAAGAGGTGCTCGTTTATTGTATATGTCACCAATGTGACTAGATGAACGCGGTACCCTTAATGATAAATCAACAAAATTATCAGATCCAGTAATACTTAATAGATATTCTATAAAAAATTGTTGATCTATGTTAGGTCTGTCAGTAATTTGTCTATTCAAATTTGTTAGCCCCTTTAATAGTATTTGATATTAGTATACTATGCTATTACTAAAGAAATGATAAATTAAATCTGTTAATCTCTAGTTAATTTTAGTGATTTTAAGAAATATAATGATATATCTCAAAAAAATGTAAAAATGAGCTTAATATTAGCAATGAGACAAATTAAAAAAAACTGTTTACACTGTACCTTATATATGATATAATATACATATAAGGTATGGGTGGTAAAACACAGGGGTGGAACATATGAGCGAACAAGACAAAACTACATTTGAAGTCCAAACTGAATATGGTACTGGACAAATTGATTCCTTAGAGGGACTCGAAGCTGTACGAAAAAGACCGGGTATGTATATTGGTTCAACATCACAACGGGGAATAACTCATCTGGTTTGGGAAGTAGCGGATAACTCTATCGATGAATTTGTTGCTGGTGTTGGCGAAGACATTTGGATTACAGTTCAAAAGGATGGGACAGTTACTGTAATTGATAATGGTCGTGGTATTCCAGTTGGTCCCCATCATAAGTGGAAAAAACCGAACGGTCAACCATTAGATACACTAACTGGTATCTTGACAATCTTACATGCTGGCGGTAAATTTAATGGTAAAGATTCTGGCTACAAAGTATCTGCTGGTCTACACGGTGTAGGAGCTAAGGCAGCGAATGCGCTTTCTGATAGTTTTATTGCAACTGTAAAGCGTAGTGGTCAAATTTGGCAACAAGAATTTTCTAGAGGAGTACCTCAAACTGAAGATCCAATTATGATTGGTACTTACGATCAATCAGAAGAGTCCTCCGGTACCACAATTTCATATCATCCAGATAAGGATGTTTTCAAAGAGACTCTTTTGCCAGATTGTAAAGATCTTCAAGCTCGCATGGATGAATTAGCATCTCTAAACGCTGGTTTACACATTTATTATTCAAACGAAAGTACAAATTTCGATCATGAGTATTTCTATCATGATGGTATCGTTGGTTACACTCGTCGTATGGCTGGTGAAACTCCCTTACTTTACGATGATGTAGTGTTTATAAAGGATTCTTATGATTTTAAAACCACAGTAACTGAAAAAGATGAAAAAGGTCATGAAATCCAAGTACCAGTTAATAGAACCATTTTGGTTGAAATTTCATTTATACATCAAGATGACGAAGGCGAAACAACTCGTTCATTCGCCAATAACATTAATACAAAAGAACATGGATTCCACTATGATGGATTCAGAAATGCATACCGTCGTTTATTTAATAAATACGGAAATGACAAAAAGCTTCTCAAGGAAAGTTTGTCCATTAAGTATCTTGTTGAAGGTCTTAACGCGGTAATCTCAGTTAAAGTTCCTGAAGCAGAATTTCAAGGACAAACCAAAACAAAGCTTGGTAATTTTGAAGCTCAAGAGGCTGTAGATAGTGTTTTTGAAAAAGCATTTCTTCAAATGCTTAAAAACCCTAAGTATGATGGCATCTTTGAAACAATTATCGCTAATAGTCTTAGAGCAAAAGAAATTGACGAGGCTGTTAGAAAAGCAAAAATGATGGCAAAGCAAGGCAAGAAAATGAAGAAAATGAGTTTGCCTGGTAAGTTGGCAGATTGTGACCCTAAATCACCTTATTCTGAAATATATATTGTAGAAGGAGATTCTGCAGGTGGTTCTGCAAAACAAGGTCGTGAGCGTTATTTCCAAGCTATTCTTGCTCTTAGAGGTAAATTACTTAACGTAGAAAAAAGTACATTAGAAAGACTTCTTAAGTCTGAAACCATTACAAATATCATTGGTGCAATTGGCGCAGGTTTGAATATTGAAGACGAAGAGTTGAAGAAAAACTTCGGAGCTTTTAATATTGAAAATGTTCGTTATGACAAAATTATTATCATGACGGATGCCGATATTGACGGAGCACACATTAAAACTCTATTGTTGACCTTACTGTACAATTACATGAGACCTTTAATTGAACAAGGTTTTGTATATGTTGCTCAACCACCTCTTTACAGAGTTGTTAAAAAAGGTGAAGCGGAATATCTTGCAACTGAACATGATTTAAAAGAGTATCGTAAAAAATCTCCAAATGCTGAAGTTCAACGTTTTAAAGGACTAGGTGAAATGAATCCTGATCAACTATGGGAAACTACCATGGACCCAGCAAAAAGAATTTTGGTAAGAGTTTCTATGGACGATGCTCAAAAAACAGCAGAAGTATTTTCTACATTAATGGGTTCAGAAGTAAAACCTCGTAGAGATTTTATTGAAGCTAATGCTCACAAGGTTGATTTATCGTTTGAATAATAGAGGGCCCCTTGGCTCTCTTTTTATATTTACATAAATAATAATCTTATTATGTCATAAGTTCATTCTCATGTTAAAATTTGTTGGGTTTTATTAAATAATATATCTATGGTAAAACCATGAAATGAGGTGAACTTATGAACCTTGGTAGAATTGACAATGAGCATACAAATTTTGATTTCGAAGAAATTCCTTATGCAATTAATATAGCTGGTGTAACTTGGGAAAACAGACAAGATGTTGTTGCGCAGCTTATCCCTAGTTATGAAGTAGTTTTGCAAAGAGACTACAACAATCAACATGATAAAAATGCCATTGCTGTAAAGATGCAAAACGGTAATCAAGTTGGCTGGATACCTAAGCGACATGCTGAGACTCTAGCTTCAGAAATGGATGCTGGAATACCTTGGAGAGCAAGGGTAGATTCAATCTTGGGTGATGAACAACAGTTCAAAGGAGTTTTGATAAAGTTGTTTATTTCTCAACCAGATGTGATATAATAATATTATAAGGAATAATGTAAACGGCAAATTCAGGCAAATCGCAGAGGTGACGAGAAAACAATGGCAAAAAAACAAACAAGAGTAAATTTTGACGAACTACTCGCAAATGAGAAAATTATTGATAGAGATGTAAATGACGAAATGGAAGAAGCATCTCTGAACTATGCAATTAAAACCATTATTGACCGCGCATTACCAGATGTTAGAGATGGACTTAAACCAGTACAAAGACGTATTCTTTACGCCATGTATCACATGGGAGTATTTCCCCATAAGTCTTATGTAAAATCAGCTAAAGTAGCTGGCGAGGTTATGGGTTGGTTACATCCACATGGTGACTCATATGGAGCAATGGTAAATATGGCCAATGAACTTTCTATTCGATATAGAATGGTTGATGGTCAAGGTAATTTTGGTTTTCCACTTGATGGCGATGGACCAGCTGCTTCTCGTTATACCGAGTGTCGTTTGGATAAAAAAGGTGTAGCAATGCTTACTGATGTTGATAAGAGAGTAGTTGATTTTAAACCAAACTATTCTGAAGATGAAGAAGAACCTACAGTTCTTCCAGCAGGTCTTCCATTCTTGTTAATAAATGGAGCAAGTGGTATCGCAACTGGTTACACTACAGATATCCCTTCTCATAATATTGGTGAAATTATAGATGCGTTATTAGCTCTCATTAAAAATGGTGAATTGACAGTACATGAACTAATGAAATATGTTAAAGGTCCTGACCTTCCAACCGGTGGCTATCTGGTTAATACAGATCAAATTGCTAAGTTGTATGAAACAGGTACGGGTTCTCTTAAGTATAGAGCAAAAATGAAAGTTGAAACAAATGATGATGGAGTAAGTAGCGTTATCATTTATGAGCTTCCGCCAGATGTTCGTAAGGCTGACCTTGAAAAAAGTCCTGGCTTGGTTTCAAAACTTTACAACCTTTGTGTAACAGAGAAAAAGATTCCTCGCGTAGTTGACGTTCGAGATGAATCCTCTGCTAAGAAAGATGAAAAGAAAGATAAGAAGAAAAAGAGTAAAGATGATAGTGAAAGCGATGTTCGTATCGTTGTCGAACTTCATAAAACGGCAATTCCTGAAGTTGTAATGGCAGAACTTTATAAACAAACACAACTTGAAAGAACTACCGGTTATACTCTAAGAGCAATTGTAAATCAAGCTCCAGCACTTCTCAATTTAAAACAAATGTTGGTTTATTTCTTAGATCATCGTAGAGAAGTGGTACTTAGACGTAATCAGTTTGACTTGAAAAAAGCTCAAAATAGATTGCACATCTTAGAAGGATTTAAAAAAGTTTTTGCAAATATGGATGATGTAATTTCTATCATTCGTACGAGTGATGACCCAGAAGCTGATTTGATGACTAAGTATACTCTTTCAAAAGAACAAGTAACAGCTATTTTAAATATGCCACTTCGTCAATTGTCTAAAATGAATGAAGACAAAGTTGATAATGAGATTCAAGAACGCAAAGATGAAATTGAAATGTATGAGTTCATTATTGCTAATCCATCAGAAATTGATGCTATTATTATTCAAGAATTGAAAGATTCAAAATCACAATTTGGTGACTTCCGTAAAACCGACATTGTAGAGGATGGTTCAGCAATTGGTTCAAATGCACTAACAAATGAACCAATGGTATCTATCTTAACTGTTAAGAATTCTATCAAACAAATACCTGAATCTGCTTTGAATGATATGATGAATAATGGTACATTAAAGGAACGCACAGAAGTTTATACCCAAGCTGTTAGATGCAAGGTAACAGATGACTTTGTATTAATTCTTGAAACTGGTGAATATGTAAAAGCATCGTTCAACGATTTAATGCTACTTGATTTTATTGAAGGTAAAAAAATTGTTGGATTCTTTGTCATTGACGAAAAAGATGATGATAAAAATATAGTTGTAATGACTCGAAAAGGTTACATCAAGAAATCTAAAATGTCATCCTTTAGAGCAAGAGCAAAACGCATAGCAAACTTCATGGACTTCAAGGTTGCAGACGATTACGTAATTGGAGTAAAAATTTCTGATGGCGATGAAGTTAACAATACAATTGTTCTATCCACTAAAAAAGGTATCATTCACAGATTTAGTGAAAACGCATTCAAAGCAACAAATCCTGGTGGAGAAGGTCTAGGTTGTATCTCTTCAGATGTAATTGAAGAAGGAGATGAAATTGCAGACTTCGACATGGTGAAAAAAGATAATGATGACAAAAATATCGTAATCCTTTACATTAAGGAAGGTAACGATGCATTTTCAATGAAGAGTATGTCATTGGTAGAATTTATCACTAAAGGTCGAGTATCTAAAGGTATCCTTGGTGCAGCTAAAACTTTCGATGATGAGGTTTATAAAATCAAAGTTGCAAGTGATGACTTTATGATTATTGATAAAAAGGGTAATGTACACAAGCAAAAATTCGTATCTATCCCAGTTCAAAATCGCTACAACAAACCAAATCCTCTAAGTTTTGAACCTTTTATCACAAATTTTTATCTTGTATAATCAATAATCTTAATTTTAAGGACACGAGATTAACCTCTCGTGTCCTTTTTTTATGTGAATTAGGTTACATATAGGAACATAAAAATATCCCACAGAGATGAAATCCCCCGAATAATTATCCCTCATTACTCTATTTACCTTTTAAGTTCACATACTTTATCCAATTAGTCTTTAAAAAATATTCAATTTTTTCTTAATATATCTGTATACACTAAATGAACACGCATAGTAAATTAACGTTTGCAATGGAGAGTTGTTTAAAAACGAGGAGCTGAACAACATGGCAGATAATCAAATGTGGCTTTCGCACTCAAGAATGAGCGCTTATGTAGAATGTCCATTGTATTATAAATTAGCCTATATCGACAAAGTACAATTAAACATTAAAGGAAATTATCATACTGCACTAGGTAATGGCATTCACAAAGTTTTAGAGGAGATGTACCGTCAAGGCAAATACACTCTTCAATTTATGGAACAATGGTGGGATGTTGTTTGTCGCAATGGATACACTGAAAAAAACGGTATGGACGTTAAACCCATTCTTAAGGATGAACAATACGATTTTCCTAATGGAGACGAAGAAAAGAACATGTTTTTTTATCATGGTAGAAAACTCATCAGAGAATATTACCATAAGAACAAACATGACTTTGGAGTAAACCAGATAGTAGCTACAGAGTTAAATTTCAAAGTTCCAATAGCAGGTGGTAAAATAGTTCTTAATGGCTATATTGACCGCGTTGATAGGGCTCCAAATGGAATGCTTTACATCTACGATTACAAGACTGGTAAAGAAAAAAATCAAGAAGAAGTTGATGAAGACTTTCAAATGACACTCTATTCATTTGCAATCAGAAAAACTTTTGGCGAAGTCGAAGGTGGAGTAGGAATGCATTTTATAAAGAGTGGAAACATTGTTGTAAGCACAAGAGAAGCTGAAGATTTCATGAAACTAAGGGAACGCGTTAAATACGTTAAGGATGGAATCATGGCTGGCCGTTTTGAACCAAATCTTGGTGGACAATGTAGATATTGCTTATATGATTGCCCTATCAACGGTAACAAACTTAAAAAATCAATTGAAGACCCAGATTTAATTGACCCTGAAGAATAATTCAGGGTTTCTTAATAAATAATCAATATTTGTTAAAAATAGTCGGCTAGGTATTTATAATTCATTTATCAAGAAATAAAGAAACAAAAAAACACATAATATGGAAGGCAGGAACATTACAATGAGTTTTATTCCAATGGTTGTTTCACAAGAAGGACGTAGCGAAAGAACATATGATTTATTTTCCCGTCTCCTAAAAGATAGAATTATTTTTGTTCCAGAAGTAAATCAAGTAACTGCAAATCTAGTTATTGGACAATTACTTTTTCTCTTAAGTGATAATGATAAATTGCCAATTAAAATGTACATTAATTCTCCAGGTGGAAGCATTCTTGATGGAGATGGAATTCTTGACACTATGGATTTTGTAAAATCACAAGGTGTAGTTATTGAGACCATGGTCATAGGTAAGGCAGCTTCATTTGGGGCACTTATTCTTCTTAATGGTACTAAAGGTCACCGCACAGTACTTCCGCGTTCTAGAGTAATGATTCACCAACCTCGTGGTGGAGCTCAAGGTACAGCTACTGACATGGAAATCGAAATGAACTTGATGAGGAACATGAAAAATGAGATTAATCAATTTGTTACGGAAACAACAGGTCAATCTGCTGAGTGGGTTGCTCAACATATGGAACGTGATTCTTGGTTCCGTGGACAAGAAGCTGTAGACGTTGGTCTGGCTGACAATCTACTTCTGAAATAAAAACAAAAATAGCACAATAACCCACTAAAAAAGAAGGATGTGTCCATTAACCATGGCAAAAAAACCAGTATCCGATTTGAAATGTTCTTTCTGCAGTAAGAGTCAAGATTCTGTAAAAAAATTAGTAGCAGGTCCAAGCATTTATATTTGCGATGAATGCGTAGACCTTTGCAAGGAAATCATAGATGAAGAAATGCTTGATACTGATGTTGAAATTTCTTTGGAAGATATTCCTCTTCCAGCTGATATCGTTGGTTTGCTTAATAAACACGTTATCGGTCAAGAAAAAGCAAAACGCCAACTAGCAGTAGCAGTTTACAATCACTACAAACGTATTAATAGCATCAGTGACAAAAAGGACCCAGTAAAAATTAGAAAATCCAACGTTCTCTTGGTTGGTCCAACTGGTTCCGGTAAAACATTGTTTGCTCAAACTCTGGCTGAAATGTTGCAAGTTCCATTAGCAATTTCTGATGCAACTTCTTTGACAGAAGCTGGTTACGTTGGTGAAGATGTTGAGAATGTATTGCTTCGTCTTATCCAAGCAGCAGACTACGACATTGAATTGGCTGAACGCGGTATCGTTTACATTGACGAAATCGATAAGATCGCACGTAAATCGGAAAATTCTTCCATTACAAGAGACGTTTCCGGTGAAGGTGTACAACAAGCTTTGTTGAAAATCTTGGAAGGTACAGTTGCTAAAGTTCCACCCCAAGGTGGACGCAAACATCCTCATCAAGAAATGCTTGAAATTGATACTTCAAACATTCTATTTATTTGCGGAGGCGCCTTTGATGGATTGGAAAAAATCATTGAAAAACGTCTTGGTAAAACCTCCATTGGTTTTAGTGGTAAGAGTACAGAAAAGGTTGAGGTTACAGACCAAAACAAAATCTTCACTCACTTACAACCACAAGATATCGTTCGTTTTGGTTTAATTCCAGAATTTATTGGACGTATTCCAGTAATTGCAACTCTCAACAAACTTGACAAAGATACTCTTATTAGCATTCTTACTGAGCCTGAAAATGCTATCACAAAACAATATCAAAAATTGTTTAAGATGGATGATGTCGAGCTTGAGTTTAATCATGACGCTCTTGAAGCAATTGCTGATAAAGCTATTAAAAACGATACGGGTGCTCGTGGTCTTCAAGCAATCATTGAAAGCATTATGTTAGATGTAATGTTTGAAGTTCCTTCTAAGAAAGCTGAAGTTGCAAAAGTAATTATTACGAAGGAAAACGTGGAAGGTACTGTTAAGGATCCAATCATAGTAGCAAAAGATCCAACTAACGATATCGAAGCAGCTTCAACAGCTAAGAAAAAAACAACATCTCGTAAGAAAACAACACCAAAAGCTGAATAA